TCCTTTCTCCTGTATATCGAATCCGTATTACTCGGCGACTTCCTCTTCTTCTTCGACATCGACTTCGGCAGAAATCACTTCAGTCTGCGGAGCAGCTTCGGCAATGACTTCTTCATCAGAAGCTGCACTGAGACTGGTGATCAGTGCAGCGACATCGGTTTTCTCGACGTCGTTCTCGAAGATACAATGAACGGGAAGCTCCTTCGAAACATCGGTGATAACGACTTCGCCGATCAGCGCAGGATTATCCGCATTGACATTGGTAATAGACCCTCCAGCAACGGTGATCTGAATGTTGGTCTTATCCATCGTATCCTCTTTGTGTGATGGGTTACTAACTATACAATTAAGTAATATATTTTTGTATTAACAATGAAAAAATAAGAATATGATGAGATCAGCCATTACGGCTGATCTCATCGCTATGTTCATAATCAAGCTTCTCTTTTAGGATAACAAAACTTGTGAGCGCCTAGTGTTGCTACAACGACAACATGTCCTTTCCACGATTGTGGAATTGTATCGTTGTACATCGTTGCTTTTCCGATTGGATTTTTAAATATACCTGTAGGATTTTTTTCAACATGTATGATATCAGAGATAATCTGTTTCATCACTTCTGGTTCTTTGATCCCTCCTGTGTGTTTGTTGCCGAGATATGAAAATTGAAAAATACGTACACTTTTTCCATTATTTTTCTTGATAACCGCTGATTGATGAATAATATCATAATAGGATTTATTAAGTTGAGCAGCTCTATTTTTCACAACATATTGAATAGCAATTCTACCAGTTCGTTCTTCACCACGAGCTTCGTAATAAACGGTATTTGCTAAAGCTTTAATATCTTTTCTCTGACTAGCTGGTACATCGGCCAAAGTATATTCTCGATCATTAAGAATATTCTCATTTATACCACCAACTGTTAAGAAAGTCAAGTTACTTTTTGTCTTGAATTTATCATTATAACTAAATGGTTCGATTGGATGTGTTTCTTTTACAATTCTAAAAGAAGGATCAACAATTTGGGCATTAATAAGTTTAATAAATAAAATGTCGGAATAGAAAAAGACATTAATAACAATACCAATAATAATACCTATAACAAGACCAATAGGATTAGGATGCTTGATCCAAAAATTCTTCATCCGTACATTCCTTCCTTACTCTGTAAGCTCTCTGGCAAAGAGCTAATCACCTCGTTGAGTTTTGGTTTTGATAATAAAGATATGGATATAAGACACTAAAGTTCCTTATTAAGGAATTCTAATATCTTTCATAAGATAGTCCCATTATGGTAAAATAATACTAATAATAACCAACACACAAGGGGGAGGGTCTGATTAAACCTCCCCCTAAGCGAAGACACTGATACTTATGAGATCAGGTCATCTTCGTCGCCGGAAACTTTCCAGACCGAAGCTTTGTTCTGAGCGGCTTTGGCCTGCTTAAGCGAATTCAGATGATCTTCGGTCTCCTTGGCCAGCTCTTCGAACTTTGAAGAAAATTCGGAAATGGCCAGACGAATAGACGGGAAATCAGGAGATTCGAAGATGCCACTGAACGACCTGGTCGCCGACACCTGCTTGAACTCGGACTCTGCATCGGTAGAACCGATGATAGTCAGAATGGATTCATAGACATCAGAATCTTCCTGGATCGCAGAGCTGACGATCTCGTTTGAATTGGTGCATCGCACATTCAGGCACTTGATGCCGGGCGTCGTCGACTTGTGCGCGATGAAATTCAGGAAATCAGACGGATCGATCTCGTTGATTTGCGTCGTGAAAATCTGAAGAAACATCTTGAACAGATTGGTGACTTCCTTGTCGACGATATTCCGCCCATACTTGTTGTCGTAGATGATGAGCGGAATAGAAATGCCATTCTTTTCGCAGATGCTAATCAGCGACTTAGTGGCACCCTTCATGTTGTCGGAATGCTGCTGCGAGGATTCGTGGTCGGCGATGGCAATGCCGATAATACGAATGCTCTGATCGCGACGATGCAGTTCTTTGGCCCACAACGGACCGATCACAGAGCCAGAACCGCCAGACTTGCCGAAAACGACAAATGCAATGTCTTCATTCACGTGGTCGACTTCAGACAAGGCAGCGGCGATAGTACGGCTGTTTTCATTGCGATCGCCGCCAGAACCGACGGCGGCCGGCGTCAGAATCGTAACATCGATATTGGTGTCGATGCGATTCGATTTATCGGCAGTATCGAAGATCTGAATATGGGCAGATTCGGGAAGCAACATCGAAACACGATTGTAAGTATTGATGCCAGTACCACCACAGAAATAAAACGAAATCGTAGGAGCATTTTTGGCAGCAATGATCGTCTGGACTTCAGGTGCCCGCCGCTGGGTAGAAACAATAAAAGACGGAATACCGGGGGCAACTTTAGAATCGTTCAGAGACATGTGATGTCCTTTCAAAAGGAGAAACAAAATTAGTCAAGATTTGACCAATAAAGTAATATATACTTAAAATGATATTGAATTAAAAATGGTACTACCTGGAATTACCCAGGTAGTACCCATATTCATGGCAAAAGTTTTAAACGTTGTGTATAATTTGTTATTTCAAATCCTAACTTTTTATAGAATCTGTTTGCGATATAATTATCAATATCAGAATTAAGGATAATATTTGAACAACTATCTCTGAATTCATCAATTATTTCATCCATTAATAAGTGACCATAACGTCGTCCTCTATATTCATATCTAACAAAAATATCATTAATAAAAATAGCATCTTTGAATGCTTCAAGTTTAATAATAGAAGCATAACCGATAATATCATTATTGTCCTTGTTCTTTAGGATAACCAATGTATTCATTTTAATTATAGTTATAATTCTGTCTTCACTCAAAACAAACATTTCACCATATTCTCTTGATTTAATACTATTTATACTTTCTATAATAAGTGGTTTGACATCTTCTATGACTTTTTCAATATCTTCTTTATTTGATAAAATAATTACTTCAGTACTAAGCATGCTTTAGTAGAATATGGTGAAAGATCAATAATACGATTATTTCCACTATCATTTGATAAAATAATTACTTCAGCATTATTAAACTCAGTAAACATCTTTATCAATTCATTTCTAATAGTTCTAATGAGTTTATGTACACCTATATTGATAGAACTGAGTTGTATTTCAAATTCTGTCCCAGAAATACTCATATTAACTTTATCGTTATCCGCAGACATGTTCCAAATAATATCATCATCGCCATTTATAAATTCTTGTCTAAAATTAGGAGTTGTTGTAATACTACTAATAATATTTTCATCTAATACGATAGAGAAATTAAAGTGATAATTATCCAGTCCTTTGAGAAACGTAGGTCCTTCGCTATCGCTTTCTTTAATACCAGAATTACCCATATCGATAAATGTAGTACTACTACCACTACCGATATCACATCCAGTGAGGCCAGTTCCGCCAGTAACCACGTTATTAGTAGTAACTTGTAAATCTCCTGAACACTTATAGATAATATCCGTAATATCGTTACTATTATCAGCATGAGCAAATAATATATCAAGAGTAGATCTCACTTCATTACTATCTTCACAATCAATATCAATAGTACACGGATTATCATTAATAGGAATATGCTTATTATCTAATACGACCTGAATACGTATTTCATTACCATTTTTAAAAGTACTAAGCTGTTTAATAATACCAATACTTTCTAATATATAAACATTTCCAACTGTCGATTTTAAAGCTATCATTTCTTTTCTCCTGTTTGAATTGTCCCGGTTAAATAATCAACAATTTTATCTTCAACTTTAATAAACTTAACAGTCACATCACCTTGTTTGTATACATAAATAGTATTTTCATTCTGAGCATCAACATAATCAGCAGATGTCAAAACAATACTATTCCAAGGACTATTACCATCAGAATAACTAACCATTAAATTTTCAATATCAAGAGGATGTTTTGTATGAACATTAGGATTAACAGCTTGGAATGGTTTATTGTCTTTATCGAATATACCAATAGACCATTTCATTTTATTAGCATTTTCAGGATTAATATTCAGATACTTAACTGCTGTATATGCAGGTTCTTTAAACTCATTAATCTCTTCAACAAGCGCCTGCAACATGTCGTGATTAAATGCACTAAATGTTTTTGCAATAGAAACAATATCATTAATTTCTTCATTCTTATTAATTCTATCAGAGATATTATCATTAAGTCGTTCTTCGCAAAATTCACGAATGTAATCTTCACCAACACCACTAAACTGATAATAATATCGAATTCTTTCAGGCCTATTGAGCATATGTTGATCAATACGATTTTTATCATTAGCAGATAATAAGAAAATCTTTCGAGTAGCATACAAACCAGACATGAGTGTAAGAAGTCGTTTCTGATCATAAATGTTAAATATCTTTTCAAATTCGTCGATAATGATAACACATGGGGGTAACTTAGAAATATAATCAAGCAATAATTCACCAGCCTTATTATACGTTAAACTATCGTCTGCAATAACAACTGTATTGAGTTGGTATCTTTCCCACGCCAGAATACTAATCATCTGGAGGAGAAGTGACTTACCACTTCCTTTTTCACCAACCGCCAATACACCAAGAGTCGTCGTTGTAGACTTATATTTATTTAAAACACGATCTCTCTTTACAATAAGATCTCTACCATAGATACGTTTAGGAGTTGTAAAATCTTTAATGGGTCGTAATATAAGTTCTTTACTGTCTTTAGATGATGTTAATTCAAAAGTATGGGATTGACCAATGGAATTATTGTTATTTATAACAACACCTTTTGCTACATCCGAAGATAATTTAAAATCGAAATTAGAATCTTCTCCGAAATCCATACAATCTTTCCTTTTGTTTGTTCAGATTAGTAATATATGTTTGAATTAATAAAGACTTTTCTATCTGGAACAAAAAGATCTGGTTCATTATATTTTTTAATAACTCTGAGATCATCACAGTTTCTATTATACTTAACAACCTTCTCTTCTAAAAAGTAAGATAAAGACGAATAGAATTTGTTTTTATTAATAGATAAGAATGCTGTACAAATATTAAACATAATAGAATTTCTAATATAAAAACCATTCTTTTTAAATTGTTTAAAATCTGTTGGTACTTTAATAAGTTTTATATTAAGTTCATCAACAACGTCTTCGACTGTTCTATTAAAATCATTATTCGTATCTGTTATCACTATGGCTTTAAGTGCTGTAGGAAATACATTATTTATAAAAGTAGATAATTCAACTTTTAATAGTTTCTTATTATTAAATCGTATATGACCACAAAGACCAAGATATTGAGGAAATCTATTATAACTTTCTGGTTGTCTACATAATTGAATTATATTTGGTATATCATCTAAAATATCATAATACATTTTAACAACAGTATCTGTATCTAATTGATTATTATAACACCCGAGAATAGGAATACAACAAACATATTTTGATCTATCTATAAATGAATTATCTAACAAATAGTCTTTTAAGTTATTAAGACACACTCTAAGATCGTCATATGACATAACATCGCCATAATGATTTTTCGTAATGAGATGAAGAATAACATGATTTTTCTCTATAGTTTCAAGAACGGTTCCTACTCTAAAAGTACCTTCTACAAATCCACCTGTTTTATACATATCAAAAGAATTAGGATATTCTTTTTCAAAAGCATCTGCTATTCCGCCACTCTTAATACCAAGTGCATTGCCAGGATGTATCATAACTTGTGTATGTAATCTAAGTTCCATTAAATCTTTAGTTGGTACCTCTACAATAGCCATTCATTATAAAGTATTTAGAGGTGTAAGTTCTTCTGGAACAAATAATCCATCTTTTCTTATAAGAACACCATCGATATAAAGGGCACCGCCACCATATCTTAATTGTTGATTGTGAACAAGGTCCCAATGATTGGCCAATCTATTCCCATTATCCGACATAGTTTCATAAGCTTTACCTAAAGCAAGATGTATAGATCCAAATACTTTTTCATCAGTCAAAACAAATCCTGTCGACTTAGTGATTTTAGTATTTAACCCAAGTGCAAATTCACCAACTTTTCTTGCTCCAGGATCAACATCTAGAATCTTATTTAAAGCATTTGTACGCTCTTCACTTTCTGCAAGAGATTTATAACAAACACCATCTTTAAATTCACAATAAATATATTTAAAGAATTCTCCATTATAGTAACTAGGGCCAAACATAATTGTACCATTGACACTATTTAATTCAGGAGATGTAAATACTTCACCGTCTGGGATATTGATCTTACCAGCACAAAGTTCAGTGCCAGCTCCAGATAGCTTGAATGTAAGATCAGTAAATCGAGCATCGCTATATATACGAACAGTTTTACCTTTTTGATTTAAGATATCTATAAGTGGAGTTGCATACTTTTCAAGTTCTGCATAATTCAAATTAATACCATCAATAATCATCTTTGAAAATTCATCAAAATCACATTTATAAAAATTTGCTAATGGTATAGAGGGAATTACAGAGACTACCCACTTGAGATTATTAACTCTATATCGAGTAACTTCAGACATTAACATTCTTCTTTTACCAACAAGTTCTTTAATACCGAACTGTTCATATAAAGAACAAAAATGACTAATAGCACCATCGTCAACAAATCTTATATATTTATTACACAATTTCATCTTACGCATCATCTCATCGACAAATTCTCTTTCTTCAATATTACTTTTAGATATAGATAATCTAAGAATATCAGCTTGTACATCAACATAATTTACTTTAAAATTTGTGTTCTGTTTAAAATTTTTAATAGTATTAACCATAAGACTACCAACAGAAGGATTATCAAATTCTAACCATAAAGTATCATTCTCTTTTAATTTCAACACATTGAAAAATAGATTATGTATTGCTTCTTTGATCTGCATTTTTTGATCCTTCTGGTTTAATTCTTCAAAAAGTTGAGTGCTCAAAATCTCAACATTATGGTGAGCACCTACTCGATTGCCTGGTACGTTAGATGATGTGCTTGTTGTAGGCCAATTGCCACATCACTGCTGAGACGCGTGTTTTCCAGGCACGTGCAATCGAACACTTCTATCTTAGAATAATTTTATAATAGAGTCTATTATTCATATTTATATGATCTTATGTTTAAATAAAATGTAATAAGAGACTGGTGCGCACGCACCAGTCTCTTACACTTCGTGCGATAACTTCTGATTCTCTATGAGTTTATTCAGCAGCAGCGTCTTTTACCACATGTCCTACATCTTCATTACGAGAATCGAAGTATTTCTTTAGTTTTAAGTAGATATGGTCTTTATTGTTAACTATCTGAAGAAGCCCATTCTCATCATAACTAAGATCTTGTGATATATCAATGTCATTTAAGATGGAATCTCGTACACCATATCCACGGTCTTTTGTATGTCCGTGAAAATAATGCATTGCGACCAAGTCGACATATCCGTATGATAGATTAGCAGCACGTACAATATTGTTATATCTCATAAGTTCATCATATCCATTCAATGTTTCTGGCATTCGGTAATGTTCATTAACAAGAATATGGCAGAAATCCCTATCATTAGCACCAACAATATTTTTATCATAAATTCTCCCAATCTTGTCATAAGCTTCGCGTGTCATTGCCCATGCTAGACCAGGAGGACCCAATGGATTATCCAAAGATGGACGCAGACCAGACATATAATCTGACATAAAACTATTACGTGTTTTATATACATTATAATTTTCATCTAAGAAATCCAAAGACGACCAGCATTGTACAACATCACACTCTTTCAGTTTATCAACAATGTACATAGGCCAATTATCATCATAATACGCCATATCTGCATCAAAGTATGCGATATTTTTAGCTGAAGCAGGAATTAGTTTCTTAATACCTTCATTAATAAGATTTTCTTTATACCATAACACATTGTTAGTATGTAGTTGTAAATGACGCGGATTATAGTTATCTGTTACAACATGATGCTGATCACCAATAGTTAATTCAACTGTATAAAGAACAACATTCTTAAATTTAGCCATATATCGTTTAAACTGATTATATAGAAAATATCGACTATTATAACCAGATGGATTGAATACCGTAGTTACTACATGTAGTATATTTTCGACATCGTTATCTTCTTGGCGACTATGGAAGTATTCGCGCAATTCATTACGTAATTCCATTTTCTTTACACTAATATCCAATAGTCCATTATCTAAATAAAGTAAATCATTACTAGGGTCAAACTCATGTTTCATAAGAATATTATGTCGCCAATCATACCCACGGTCCTTCTTATGACCATGAAAATGATGATAACATATACCATGCACATATCCTACACCAATATCATTTTCCTGTAATTTAGCATGCCATGCATCAAGTAGTGGTTTGGTGTATTCATTATATTTATCATACTCCAATTCAGATAAACAATCTAGCATAGCTGCTGACATACACCAGTCGGCAGAACCAATAATACACCAATCGATAAGTCCACCAATTGCATTAATAAATTCATTATTTGCTGCCCATGCTAAGCCAGACGCGCCGCCGAAATTACTAGTGTTAATATACTTAGCAATACTACCAGTACTACTATTAAGTTCTTCTTCATCAGGACCGAGATTAATCTTCTTATCAAACATATGAACAATGCTATTTTCATTAAGTGCTGATAATGTATCATTAATGATATTGACATTACTAAAAGTAATATCAGCATCCATCCATGCAAACTTACAATCCTTAGGTAATTTTGATTTACGTAGAATTTCTAACAAGTTTTCTTTATACCAGAGAATAGTATTTGTACGTAATTGCATATGGTTAGGATTATCAATAGATGTTGTTACAAACTCCTGATCGCCAAATGCCAGTTCGATTTTATAATGAATAACATTAGGGAAATCTTTAAGATATTCAGTAAAGTCATGATCCAACTTATATCGAACTTTATAATTCTCTGGGTTAAAACAGCACGTTAGTACATGTAACTTTTCATCTTTCGTTGACATGGTAGTCCTTTTGGGAAAGTGATTATTCGTGTCGTTGTATCATCCTGAGTCTATTATTAACATACTTTCTTAGAAATCTACTTACTCTATATTTTTCATTAAACCTAGCTATTCTTTTTATACTAAGGCATTTAGATATACCAATAATAGAATCTACCCAATGTAAATCTTCTGTATTATACATTTTGTTTCTAACAAGTGCACACTGAACAGAATAAGAATAAAGAATTTTAGTACAAGTAAAACAGTATAATGTCATTTTAACTGCTTGTTTATCATGTCCTTCTATATTTCTATATTATTAATCGTAATATTTTTTATAAAATTTTGTAGGTATCATGAGTTATTCTCCTCTGCATGCCATTTATTATAGAACTTTTCTTGCTTTAAGAAGTTCATTTTGTAAAGCAGCTGCCGAAATAGGAGTTATCACATCAAGGTCATCCATATCAAAATCTTTCTTCATTCTATCTGCGGTATTTTGATCTAATAAATCAAACTTAATAGCTTCATCACAACGACCAGGTCTAATAAGTGCACTATCAAGAACTTCAGGATGATTAGATGTCATAATCACAATACAATTTTCTGGAGCAATGATACCATCTAAAACATTTAACACATCACTTAAAGACAGAAAAGAGACAAGTGTAACATTATTGTTATCTTTATGCTCAGGAGGAACATTGGATTTATCATCGCATATGCGTTTGTCAACATCGTCTGTACTATCGCGCTTATTGCCAATATTCAAAGTATCAACATCTTCTAAAACTACAATTTTCATTTTATTGTTATATGCAGAAACACTACGTATGTTACTAAAATTACAATAAAATATAGGTAAGTTAAAATGAGAAGCGATAGCTAATATAGAAGATGATTTTCCAGTTCCAGGAGGACCCCAAAACAAGTATCCTCTGTGATATGGAATACCTCTCTTTACATACCATTCTTTTTGTTCACTAGATATAAATAATTTTATATCACTCAAAAGATTATCTAATATATCACCATTAAGATAAATAGAATTTATACTTCTCTTATTCTTTTTAATGATTTCGAAATAATCATTACTTCTACTATAAACATCTATCATTTTACTATCTTCATTAGATAATTTTAACTGTTCTACAAACTTTGTTATTAGCTTTGTATTTCTTGTGAGATACCACTTTATGATAATCGTCTCTACCTTATTCTTACCACTACCCCAACTTATTTGATTATTTTCAGTAATTCTATTTATAGTAACAATTCTATTACTATCTACAGAATAAATTATTTCATTAAATTCATATTTATCATTAGAATAATGAAAATGTTTTACATTATTTCTTAGTTTTGTTACATAATTTGCTATATCACTAAATATAGGATCATCATTTCTTACAGTCAATGATACAGAAAAATATTTTAAAAAAGTATCAAATGTAGCTTTTGGAATACCTTTTATTATATATAGTAGAAAACCGGACACTGAACCTACAATAAGACCACTAGCAACTATATTTGATTTTAAGTAATCTACTATTAATTCAAGCATAATAATCTATTTTCTAAAAAGATTCTTAGGGTTTAACAGTTTTAAAAACTTAGAACAAGAAACACACCAAGAATATACCCATGTATAAAATCTGTATTTCTTATTAGTTTTCTTAAAATCTTCAATATATTTAGATAATGAAATATACTCTTCATTATTTTTATAATCTTCATTAATAAACAAAGGAATGACCTCTTCTCTACTATAAGGATGTGCTACTATTCCACATTCAAATCTTTTAAACTTTTTAAGTTTATTTATTTCATCTGCTATTTCTTTTTTAACCATCATAGTTTTATACGGATAAGTTTTCGTATTATATATACAATAAATATTCTCGACATCATCGGTAGTAATTTTATATTTTTGTAAAATAAATTTATTAATATCAGAAATATCAATTACATTAGGCATATTTTTAATATCAAAACGTATCACTCGCATTTTATCAATCTCGCCAGTTTTAATAAAATATTTTAATGAAGTTGATTCTACTACCATCTCAACTTTATAACAAGCAATGTTATTTATATCGGGTAGTATATATCCATATTTAGTAAAAATATCTTTTCGATTAAAAATTTCAGTTCTCCGGATAATAAATTCTTCTAATACTTTGTTATCACACCATGATAAAAATTCTGTATCAACATCAATGATGGTATTACCATTTTCACAAATAACATAATTATTTGTATAATTTTTAGTAACAGTAATATAAGTAATATCCTTACCAAGTATAGAAGACATGCGATACTCCTATTTATTTATCTATCTATATTCTATTCCTTATTAGTAATATATATTTTATAACTTTATGAAAAAAATAAAGAGTCTGGTGGACATTTGTCCACCAGACTTCTTTTATTATGCATATGCCGATGTTCTATTCGATATTTCTTCTTGTACGTGTTTGGTTACATATGGCAACGTTTGTTCACCAATAATCACGATGGCGAAGTTTGGCTTCGACAACTTGGCCGGTATTTTCGTACCAACGCTCACAGTGATGTGAGGATTGTATATATTCTCATCGAGAAGACCATAAGACTTCTTGATTGAGCGGATGCGATTCTTCAGCCACTCAGAATCTATGATAAATCCTACTCTGTGTCGGAATAGATTTCCTCTGACTGGCATAATGAACACACTTAATTCTTCTGGAGGGACAATGAGCCATGGATGATATTGCATTTGTGCAATGCGTTTGTTACATCCCGGCTTTGTCGATCCATATGATACGTGGAGAGACCTCCCTCCCTGAAGTCCGTCTTCATCTTCCATGATGTTCAACAAACCATTGAGCATTGCCCAACGTTTGAGGTTTGCTTTGGAACCATTATGGATAGTCCCAGTTATGAACTTCCGATCATATACGTCATGATCAATAGTGTCATAATGACGAAATATGACTTTGTCTGGTGTGTAGTCAAGCATAGCGATGTCCTTTTTTTATGCTAGATATGTCAAATAAATAATATATATTTGAATAAATTTCATTATCGTTTATTTTTAAATAAAATACTGATAGTAGATGAGAGTACTCTCATCTACTATCGTGTTTTGTCATTCTGGATATTTCATATCTAAACATACATTTAATAAATATATAATTTGATCACTACTATTTTAACGATACCATATGTCCACCTATCCATAAATTAAGTAACTTATCGTGTATAAGTTTAATATCATTATTATCGGAATGATTAGTTATTCTTACATAATACTTGTAGAATTCATATATAAGAAAAACACTATTACTATCTATTGAAATTGTATTAACCATGTTTAATTGTACGCGAATATTATCATTGTGTTGTGATAATACAATATATCGATGTGGACCTATATCTTTTAAATACGGTTCAAAGAAAATATCTAAAATAAAATTATGTTTTGGTGAATCGTCATTGGGAAGATTGATCAATACCGATATGGTATCGGTTACTTTTCTCTGAGATACTTCTAGCATGACCCATATCCTTTTAAGTTATAGTTATGACATTGAACTACATACAAATAATATATGCGTAAGATATTGTTAAAAAAATAATAAGCGATCCAAGGAGATGTGGTATATACCACATCTCCTTGCACATAGTTTATGACTATTGTTTAGTTTCTTTACTAGAGAAGTACTTTTCAAGATCATATTCACTAGGTGTTATAGTGCAGGAGTACCCCTGCCAATCAAAAGATGTTTTACCTCTGAAATGTCGACGTACGAAGACGATATCTTCTTCGTTCTGAGAATTCTTTAGTTCTCGTGTATGTGCACGAACCCAGTTACGAAGAGCCTTTTTTCTATTTTCTCCAACAGGAACATCACGATTCTGAAAGAGTTCTCTAATACCTGATGGGTTTGTTAGAAATAAGAGAGTTGGGCTATCTTTTATTTGAAAGGTAACTTCCCACATATACCGCCTAGTTAATGCAACAGACATAGCCATCGTCACATTTACATTGATATTAAAATTAGCATAGTTCTTACCAGCTGTGAGACCTCCATTCTGATTGTATGTAACCATGCGTATTATTGGTTTAAGCGCACTCCATTTCTTATTGAGATAACCAAAGTAGTTAACTTCTGTAGTATAAGTCCCATTCCTCAGGATGAATGCAGTGGAGACCTTTACGATGTGCTGTGCAAAATTAGAAACCTTTCCCCGCAGTTCTCTTGGGGATATAGTTTGTACATGCATCAGTTGGATAGTACCATCGTCTTGTGGAATAGCCAATGATATATCTATCGGCCAGAGTACACTCGGATTCATCTGTTCGCTGTCAGGACCAAATATCAGGATATCATCAGCAAGATCATTTGGAATCCACCCAAGCGGCCATATTGCACCGAACGACTTTAATGATAATAGCTCCCCACTATCACTATATGCATTATGATACGTGACATCCATGAGCCGACTGAGACCATAATCGATAGCCTCGTCCAATTTATCACTCAGAGATGAAACAGAACCATCAGCATTGCGGGTAATTTTTCTATCTAGTGACATCTCGATCTCCTAAGTTCATTTAACACCAATTATAGGTGTCATAGAGTTCATTGACTGTAGCTTTGTCATCTAGGGAGTAAAACTCTCCAGATTCCTTGTTGTAGATATAACCGAGTGCTTCACGGTTATTGAGGATTCTTCCCATAGTTTTCAGTTACTACATAATTCTGGAGTGAATACAAAACTCACTCCAGTGATCTATAGTAAGAGATCAAATAGTTTCAACAATATAACGTATTCTTTATCAATCACATATTTTTATTATTCTTTATAGTGATCGATGATTGTCTCTGTAAAAGCATTTGCATTCTGGTATCCGACATGTAAGCCAGAAATGATGTCATTCTGCAACATCGGATATTGACCCTGGACATGCTCAAAGTCAAACTTGTCCGTCCACTGAAAGTATGTATTCCAGTATATGGGGTATGTCTTAAGCATATGTTCGATTTGTTCTTCGTCGAACTCGACGTGTTCGATCCAAGGAAGCTTGCTGATAAACTTCAGCACACCACTGTCGTTATAAACGAACCAATGGTGATGACAATGGCCTCGGAAGTTAAATGAGCCGGCGCCGACACCCCGAGCAAGTTCTTGTGCGATAGATGGGGTTTCAATGTAACCGGCTTTGGCCACCCGCTGCATTTCACTGAGAACCAGGAAGGGATTCCACAGGTCTTCAATGACGTGCCGACAATAGACGAAGTCGAATGACTTGTCTTCAAAAGGAAGTCGTTCTTTGGTAACATCACAAACGACATTGTCGATCTTGGGATCATAGACATAATCGACATATGTCGTAGCTTTCGGAAATGGAATATGGCAGGCGCCAATTTCCAAAACCTTCGCCCCATCGGGAATAATGTCGGCGATGTAATGACGGGTCTGTTCGATAGGAAACCAGTGCTTGAAGTCAGATTGTGTAAACATGATTACCTCCAGGATGTTTGATATGATCGTATATTCTGTTTTATTGAAAAATTGGAGGGTGTAATTACACCCTCCCAGATCTCATTATTTATAAGCTCTTATCAGACTATCGCCAGAAAACACACAATCAGGGATCTCTTTCAAAAATACATCCTGATGGTGCTTACGCCCAGTAAGATCCGTGATATCAACGACCTTGAATACTTCATGAACGGCGTGTCTGGTTTCAGAAATCACGACCTTATCGCCAGCCTTGAAATGGTCGACCATCATGAACTGATCAGGAAGTTCCCGCATCAGCGATACAAGATCGCTAACATAGAACGTTTCTGATGCATTCTCATGTGCAATGGGCTGAAGTTGATACTTGTAGTTGTCGAGAACAGTCCGATTGAAACCCTCAACGATTTTGCAAACCGCAGCAGTCTCAGGCTGATCGCTTGTCGTAAATGCGATCATCAGAATCTGTTGAAGTCGCTTAACTGGAATGATAAATCGCACATTCTCCACTCCGTGGTGGTAGATATAGTGACGATAATCATTATCGAACTTAAGGTCTTTCAGTTCACGGCGGGGCCTCATCCACAATGACACATACGTATCATGCGGAGATTCATCGATTTTACCAACGTATTCTTCAGCGAATTCCCAATCTATACCAGATGGTTTAAAAATACGCCGATCTTTATCTTTCGGATTGGTTGTCACTACTTCGAATTCATAACGATCGTGATCGAAATTGATACGTCGAGCATTATCGAATCCAGAAATCGGCCAATTAACCAACGGAGTGATACCCCCAGAAATAATAGTCGTGTAAATGGTGGTATTTGTATCTGTTTCCATGATGTTACTCCAAGGATGTATGTTGTAATTCCAGTAAAGTTCACTTAAGAAGTAAACTTGTTTCACTTAAGTAATATATATCTGAAATATGCTTAATCACAAATAAAAAATAATGGAGTAGTCTATATAGACTACTCCACTGGCATTAACCTTTCTAGGATATAGGTCGAAACAGACGTCGAGCACATATCCATTCCGGATCGCCTGGGAGTCTAACGGATATTTTATCTATCGAACTCCCGATAGCAGAAGTTACCGATTTGTACCACAATGGTACAGATGAGTATTTAATTCCACCAATATCTGTCACAGGCATACCATCAATTATTGTTGCATAATACGATTTAGCTTTATATAGAAACGTAAGTTTAGTACCATTTTTGAGATAAACTGCCTCATTAGCTACTTTATTATACCAATTAAAGCCAGTCTTATCAATATCGAGATCATGCTCACACCGACTGATATCGATTGGCGTATCGGTTGGTGGGATATCCTGTTCTACCAGCACCTCTGTCAAAGTTATGTTAAACATGGTCGCTGTATTACGAATATGTGCGATTCGTTCTACAAGTTCCAATCGCTCACTATCGAGATTGGTTATTCGTAGTTGAGCATCGGAGATCTCTTTAAGTATGCTATCAAGCTCCTTATAAAGTTCAATATATTTGGCATTGAGTGGCGCGACAAGATCATTGTCAACGTTAGACATTTTAGTACACCTTACCTTCTGTTATAACATTACATAATAATAATATATATTTGAAATATAATTGACTACAAATAAAAAAATAGAGGATGTGCATCGGCACATCCTCTATGTAGTTTTACTTCATATGCTCTGCTTCGTAACGGTAGACGATTTTGTCCTCCTCAGGGAGTTCGTCCCATGTGGTATAGGAGAAATCCCAATCGTCTTTGTCGGCCACGAACCAGTCTACCACAAAGTTGACTTCTGGGTCGTCCGTCATTTTAGGCCAGCCAGAGCCATCGCCCAAAGCATCCCAAAACTTCAGTTCTTGTTCTTTAGTCACCTAGTCATACTCCAATGAACTGTGTTTGATTACACAATTCAAAGAGTGGACTTATCTTGTATATATTTGATCATGTTTTTTCTTTCAAGAGATCCTTAAGGATCTCGGCATCGGCCGCCAAGCGAGATTTGACGAGGATATTATCGTCAGGGATACCGTCATAGCACATTATGCCGTCTTTGGTAATATTAACCACCTTGAATAAGCTTAGTGTCAGCAGATAGATCGGGGGGTCCTTTAAACCACCGGCAATCAGAAACATCAAGATGTGGGTCTGCAAATAACACTTTCATCTGCTTATTGATTACACACCGCATTGACTTATCCAGCACATCCTTTAGTGCGAGTTCATGCTGTGCATCATCGAATGTCGTCGAGATAGTGAGTTGTTTCATGATGATGTTCCTTCTTCTTTAAAGATAGCAGAGAGACTCTCGGAGTCATCTAATTTTGGAAGCTGTGCCATCCGATCCAGAAATTCTTGTTTATTATAACAGGGTTGTACTTCATCAAACGATATAGATAGCGGTTGTAATAAAATCTTCTGTTGCTTAATTTCAAATAATCGTTTAACTATATACTGAGATCTTAAATGATATTCATTCACAATAGCAATGTAAATATTATCGAGCTGTTTACTTAGCTCAAGTTCTTCTTCGTCAAGAGTCATAAGCTTAAACTCCTTTATTCTAGTTCAATGTTGTGATATTTAGCAAACCTTGCTATATTGGGATAATCTGATTTCTTATTTTGATAGATAGCCTGTATCCACAGATCGTTCTTTATACATCTAACTACGGACTTGAGTTCATTCTCAAAGATTGGTGTTCTGATAACAATACAAGCATGCTCTACTTGGCGTAAATGTGTGCTCGGCAATCCTTGATAAAATCCCATATTAATGGCACTAATCGCTTTCAATTCTATTAGAATTCTATAGACAATAATAAAAATCAAAATAACAGAGACTAGACTTAGTGGATATATAGGCGAAATCATGATCATGCTCCTACCCCAGTATTGTGTTTTTTTGTAGCTGATGCGAGACGAGATCTCGTCTCGCATCAGTATCTTTCATGTTGGCCACAGATGTGGATCTGTAAGTTCATCATTTATCTCCTTGAGGCGATACATTACTTCTGGAAGAAAGTAAGGATCGACAACCGCAAGCTCTCTCGGAGTTGCATTACGAAGATGTTTCCATGCTTCGAGTAGCTCTTCTGTAGTACGGATCGGTTTTTTCTCAGACATCTATAACCTCCGCTTGATCAGGATATTTGTATCCGGTGTTGATGACAAGCTCTCGTTTACGTTTGAAAATAGCATCTCCGAGTTCAGCAAATGAGAAGTCGTCGGTATTGATATCAATGTTCTTGACTCTATCGGGATTGATGAGCGTTATAATGAGATGCCCGTCATTCATTTCTCCAGTCACATAATCATCAATGGGAAACGTGACAGATGTCACATCGGCCTCATTATTCGTGACGATCTTAAGAGTGAATAACTCAGGTTCTCCAGAAGAGTCGAAGACTTCTCCATTTAAAAACCAGAATTTGCCATCACTCAACTGCTTCTCACTGAGACGATATGTTCGGAAGAACTCACGATCTCCATAACCATTTTTAATGTATTCATCACGTGCCCGGCAGTCATATGTCGGAACGTTGTGATGCAATATGATATTGGAAACACCCGGGGTTACAGTAAAAATAGCTGGGCGATATGAATCTGCACCAGTTATACGATCGAATGGGGTATGGTAGAAAATCGTATACTCGGCTCCACCAGTACCGACCTTAATAACAGAGTTGATAAACCTGGTAATCGTCTCATATGACTCATTACTACAATCACTTGCTGAGAGAAGGTCCTGAATAAATCTCTCAACACTATTGTGAAACCATGCATACTCAAGCCCTTCGGGAATATGGTGGTTCAATTTAGAGATTAACCCCAAGACACCTGTTGTTTCGTTTTTATCTCTCCAGACCCAGAGTGGTCCATCGAAATTACCATTTGTAACGTTGGTGATATCTTCACCAATTTTCTGACGGATAGTTGCTTCTTCAAGCATGATAATTTCTCCTGATAAAATAAAAAGTTAACTATCGTACAGAGATATTACTCTCTGCCACTATACTTAACTCTTTTTTATTACCATTTAAAATTTTTTATTATATAGTTTAAATAACTTACAGTAATTGTTTCTTCCATTCATCTATAGCTACTTGTAGTGTATTTGGAAATTCTAAGTATTGTGCCAATTGGCGAGCATTGTGATATTCTGTTACTGTACCTATAACTAATGTATTCCATTTATCATAATCATAATTCGATGAACTAACAATATTCTTTAATTTAGTTTCTAATTCCGCTAATGCCGCCGATGGTGTTTCTCCCCATGCTGCGGGGTATACATCATTTGTAGAGAAGAATTCACTTACGGAACACCCTCGATCATCACCGCCAGTATAATCATCTTCAATTACTAACAACAAATCCATATGCCAACACATAGCAGCAATATAACCACCACCATATCTATTACCAAAAACTCCCAGCACATAAGTACCATTAAGCATCAAATTATCAATTGTATCATATGCCATGTAGTATTCTCCTTTTCTTTCTGTATATACTGAATTGAATTTAACCTATTAATTCATTTAATTTAATATTGTAATGTTTTCATAGAAATTTCTCTAGCCAGTCTGTATGATTACATCCATATCTGCCAAATCCTTCGATAACACCAGCTTTATGATCAATCTCGACAACAATGAGTCCTGGATTATTATTAACAGTTTTTATAGCATGAAAATATGTTATTTCATCTTTCTGATATTCCAAACAATAATTAATATTAACTCCATTTACTATAGCCAATTTTACAAAAGTATCTATTGGTATTGGTTGTTTCGGGTAATAGTCTGTAGACATAGTTTCCTTCTCCGTTCGTAGTTTTTTATGTTTTCATGCATGTGATATTACCAATCAATTATAATTATACCGATCTGATTAATTAGATCTATTTCTTCAGAACATTTATAATAACACTTCAAATACTGTAGTAGTTTATTAGCGCATTCTTTTTCTACATCGTTTTTAATATTATAAGTAATTCGTTTAACAATAGGAGAATTAGAACATATTCCAGTATAAACTAGTGAACGTATATAACCGTCTATTCCGATATAATTAAGAACATTACTATGTTCATATGTTGTTATAATTTCTTTAATTGTAACAGATGAATCATTATTATTAGTAATTATTTTTGTTTTACTCTTTTTACTAATATTTACAATATATAACGATGATTTTGATAGAATCATCGTTATATATCTGAACAAATTTTTAGCAAATACAAACAGAGACACGGTTACTACTCCTAATTTCGTAGTTGAATAGTGATGTTATCGCCACAATAGTCACGAACTATCTGACACCCTTTATCTCGAACAGTAGCACCGCTATATTTGGCAACAGCCTGCGTAAATGGAATATTGAGTTCGAGAAACCGATTGTTTCCGCAGTGATCGGGATCAGACCACAAAAACAATTTATTCTCGATCCTAACGAGGAAGTGTTCATCCCAGCACCAGGAGAACTCAGCCATAGAACCGAGAATCTCCAATTTCTCTTCTTTAGAAGCTTCACGCATGTTCATGTCATCACTCCTACATGATTAAATTGTTAAAGATAAATCTAGCATCTTCACCACCCCAACGCATTGTGTGAACAATACCTGGCTCAATTGTTCTGATGTTGGTACAGAGAAGAATGATTCTTTTCAATTCGTTGCCATCTGCCAAAATAGCGACATCGTCTTCTTCTGTGGCATATATGGTAACATTGTCAACAGTGCGGACAATAGGACCATCACCACAATAAATAGGTGCAAGTTTAAGCCCGTTAATATCGACATATACAGCCATGATAATCACTCCGTATTTGACATGCTTCCTATAAGTAATATATATTCAAAATTAATTTGGTTACAGATTTTATAAAAAATATTAGATATATAAGGAGGATTTATCCTCCTTATATATCAACTTAACTCATATGCGAGCGCGTGCTCCAATTTCTTCATCAACAGTTCTACGGCCATCACGAAGTCTTATATTAACTTCATCTTTAGTTTCAGGATGCATATGTAAATTAGTAACAATAGCATGATAAAGAGATAACCAGATAATACCAACCTCGTTGTCTGGATGAAAGAATCCCACAAGCATAGCAGCATGAGTAAAATGAATTAACCAATGTGTGGGATAATGATCAATATCACCTAAAAATTCATTAATGATTTCGATAGATATAGATCCCTTCATGAATGTATTATTGGGGTCATTCATAAAATCAGGATCGGCAGGATTAAGCATAACTTTACGAAGTGCTCTTGTCAACTTCTTTGCAGGATCGTGTTTTGATACACCATCACAACCACGAAGTGCTGATAACAAAGTAGCTTGTTGACGAAGAGTCATATTTTCTTTAACCCAATCTTGAACAACACTTCTTGATTTGGGATTAATATCTGATTTATAATAACTATTCGCCCTATATTGGTTAACCATCAATTCTAATATCTTTAACTGATGTGATTCTAATGCAGTTCTATTACTACAAATTCTAAGTTCATCAATACGAATAATATATTTATAATAGTCATCGTCTGTTTCTATGATTTTAATGCTTTCTAGAAAACTCTTTAACATAGACATTTTTATTTTCTCCACTAATTCGAGATGTACCTATATAAGTAATATATGTTTAAGATATTGTTAAAAAATAAAAGGAGTGTGGCGTAAAGCCCCACTCTCAATTCTTCTTAGTTGTATCCAAGACCATATGGCCAAAGATGTCCAAGATATATCAGCCAGGGCCTCTATCCACAACACCTGATACAATGTCAGAGAAATACATGTTGTTACTAATATACCCCCAGACAGTGCTAACAATTTAGAGCAGTTATTCATAACTGTCTTTTCAACGATATACTTCTCCATAACACTTTTAAATTTTCTAGCAACAATAACCTCCTGTACGCTTGTTGTAAACCCTAGGAAGAATACGGTTATAGTTGTATCTATCCATATTTTGTATATCATTGGTAATGTCGCGAGTATGACAATTATATTTCCCATACCAACCAAAATAGAGAGTATAGGAAATATATTTATTATTTTATTTTTATACTTCTTTAGTATTATTGTTGCCGATAATGCTAATACAGCTCCACAAAACTCAGTTATACTGAATAATTGCTTTCCTCCCTTAGCAAACACGTCGACAAACATTACTGGTGCTGCTATAGCATTGAAAATATAAAATAGACATAATCCATATGTCATCGATTCTTTTGTAGCATATTTCATGATCCGCTCCTTATTTAAGTCATCGCATTAATAATATATAATCAAAAAAATTTGAAATGCGTATATTAAAAAGTATACAATTATTAAGGAATATAAGGATGTGGCATTTTGCCACATCCTTATGATTTTAATTAACAATATCACACTATTTAACCAATAGTTTTAATATTCATATTTTCTTTATAAACAGAGATATATTTATTAACAATAATTTTATTTTTAGTAGGAATATTTTTATCCTTCAATGAGAGGTATTCTGTTTTAGCCGCAGATAAAGCAAGTCTACAGGAATTAGTCGCTTGCTCAAAGATAGATCCATACATCGTCGTTCTCCTCTAAATATTTAAATAAATATACTACGACTTTTTATAATGCAGCTAATTTCATAATAAAACTATTATATTGTTTTAATGCATTCTTATTATTTTTCCAATTAATTACTATATTTGTACCATCTTTAAAATTATCAACAGTGATGTCTTCAACGTCATTATCTTTCATATGAATAAATTCACCATCGCAGATAAATATTCTAATATTATTGATGATGCTACTATATTGTTCATCATCATTCACAATTATGTAACAAGGACCGATATCTTTAGCTCTGATGATATTAGTATGATATTGTTCAATATCATTTTTAGAAATAATAATTTTATCATCTCTTACTTTACAATTTAGATACATTTCTACACCCTTGTTCTAATTGAGAGCTTATATAAACCAAAATCAACAATTTCAAAATTATAATTAAAGCCAGTTATATTAACAATCTCATCATACAACATTTTTTCTAGTTTTTTATCATCGCTAACGATACTAAATATAACTGTTTGTTGACTAATATTGACTGTATAACCTGCAATCAACACAGTACTTGCTAAACTTAATCTAGTTCTGAAATAATTAATAAGTTCATTTAAATTTGTAGGACCGGTTAGTTCTTTAAGCTTACTTAATTTTCTATCCATTCTCTTTTTAAGATAATAATGTACCCGTTCGTGTCGTAACATGGTTTTTTTTAAAGTACTATATTCAGAGAAATCCACGATTGATTATCCTTCACGCCTATCAGTTAATTTATGATTTACCGCATCAATAATTTCTTTTATAGTTTTACCACAACTAACATGTTCTTTCTTATTAATATCGGGTTTGACAGGATCACCAATAATATAAATATTTAATAAGCATGGTTCGTCTTCTCTTACCTTTGTTTTAACATCCCCATTAATATCTGAAATTTCACATTTATAAATAGTATCGATATTAAGATTATAAGTACCATAAATGGTTTTAATTTTAATAGGTTCTCTATCAGAAAAAGCAATCTCATCAATAATATTTTCTATAACCATAGCATTCATCTTTACAGATTTAATTACAAATTTATAAACATCAAATTTTATATTAACTTTTAAGACGCTATAATCTTTACTTATGTCATAGACATCGAGTTTATGATTATACATACAAATTCTCCGAGGAATTATCCATAAGCTATTTTAATAATATATATCTTAACATTTTATGAATTAATTTTTTCATCTAAAAGGAGTACTGTTTATGATAAATGGTTTTGAACAAATACTTAGAAAAATATATTTACATATTCCTGAAGGAATTCTTGATGTGGCTTTTGAGCCAAATAAATGGAAAGTTACACTAGATCAAAGAATTATGGATACTGTTATTGAAGCATATGTTCTTCCTGATTGTAATATTTATGCTGGTGCTACAAAACGTATTTATCTAAGTCAATGTATTATGGAACCAACAAGTCCCGTTCCTGGAATTTCTGGTGTTATAACTTCTAATATGTCCGCTGTTTATAGAATCCCTCCTGCTGTTAGAGAACATAGGAATATTACGGCTGTTACTGACCTATCATATCCTTTTGCTTATAGTAGAATGTCAGATCCTACCGATTTTAATGATAGAGGAAATAATCTTTATAATCTTGCACAAGCCGCCATTGACAGCAGAACACTTGCCAATGAAGTTATTACACCAACTCCTGTCTTACAAACAGGTAATGTTATTAAACTGACACCTATGACTAACTTTAGTGTTGATTGGGTTATGACGTGTAGATTAGAATATGATAAAGAATTTACAAATTTACACCATGATGCAGTTGCTCCTTTAGCAGATCTTGGTTTATGCATGACGAAATGTTATATTTATACAAAACTTATTTTAAAAATAAATGAAGCTGAATTAAGCGGCGGTCAAGAATTAGGAAAGTTTAAAGATATCATTGAAGATTATAAACAAGAATTTGATAGATATAAAGATTTAATAGATGAATTTAGAGGCGGAGCTTTCTTAGACCCCGATACGATCGAACGTATTATGCTTATGAGTATCTAAATAGACACTTACAAGAGGATGGCCATCGGGCCATCCTCTTGTATATTATTTAATAAATCTAAAACTTCTAACAAGAATATACATGATAATAGCCAATCTGAGAGAAGATTTAGTAGCCTCTCTTTTAGTTTCACCCATAATTTCCACAAGATGAACAATGCTATCTTTAACTGCTGCAATATCGTCATCTGAGATTCTAGATGCCGAATAGATATTAAGACATTTAACAAATATTTCTTTTCTGTTAGAAATATCTATTTTATTTCTTTTACAATATGCATATGAATTCTTGATTAGATTTGTAATAAGAACTTTGATACCAATATACAAAGGTTTCCCGTCTTGTATTTTTATTAAATTCTGTTCTTTAGAATGACTCTGAGCATCTGCTATCATGGCTATTTTAACTAAAGCGTCTGTTAACATGCTTTCGGATACACTTGGAAAAGATCTAATGATATATTTTACTGTTTCTTTATGAACAAAGGTTCTTTCGTTAATAACTTCCATAGTTAAATTACTGATCATAGCATCTTGAATAGAAGATGTATGGACTAATACTTTTTCACCTTCATATTCTGTAGTAGAGGATCTATTTGAAATAGCAGTTCCTCTATCTCTATTCATATAAAACTCACCAATAACATTGTAAAGTCTAGCTCTAATTCTTGTATTGATATCAGTCAAAACATAAATAATTTTATTATCAGGTTTTCCATCTTTCAAATAATGAATATGAATACTCTGATCAGAAATAAGATCCTTACATCTTTCTTCGATCACTTTCTTCCATGTACCATAAACAACAATATCGTATTTCTTAGACAAGTTATTGACAGTAGCAACCATTGTTTTCTCATCAACACCTAGACCAAAATTATAATTAACAATAGATGTAAAGAATCTATAATGGAGATATTTTGAAATGTTAAGCATAAAAGCATGTCTAGCTTTTTGATCTGGAATAAAAATAAAAGATAGATGAAGTAACCAGATACAAAACATATTGAATGGATCTGATGTTACTTTACCAGATATTTCTCTAATAGCTGGAATAGATTGTAAATGATTTATAATCTGATCTGCCGTAACACCAAATATTTCAAATAGTGCATTACTGTCATTTTCTAGAAATGCGCATTTATGAATACCTAAATACTGAGAATTAAAAACGAGAGGATGTTGTCCTCTTACTTCGAAACAAACTAACATATCGTTCACTGCATCTATTTTCTTAGAATCTATAACGACGTTTAATTTATTGAATTCTTGATAAATATGATCCATAGTACCATATTCCTCCTATGCAGATAGGATCTTTTCAAGATCAGATTTATTTAAAATAGCATACAGTGGGAATAGTAGTGCAAGGATTGTAAATGTCACTCCGATACGAATGACACCTATTTTATCAATATCAATATTTGTATAATCGATTCCCATGAAACGGATAAAAGAAAGTCTGAAGCCTAATAACAGATATGCAAAATAACATGCAGTCATTATGGCCATATACGACCCCCAGTCGCCAATATGAAAAGCTATATGATGGCTTAGATAGGGGAGATATCTCCCCTATCTTTAAGATGAATTTATAATGGAAGTAATTTTACAAGATTTAACATTTGTGTTTCTGACATAACGGGAGAATTATCATTAGACTTGATTTCATTTGCTGAATAAAGCTTACCATAAGATTCAACGACACTATTAACAACAGCAACACTAATAGGTTCTAATACAAGATCCTCATCAATAATAGTTCTGAGATTTTCTATCTGTTTTCTATAATATTCTTTTAGTACGAGACTTGCTGTATTTGCCATTAAATCTTCTAATTTTAAAATCTCTTTTCTGAAAGCAATCTGTTTATCTCTATATCTTTTATCGATCTTATTACCATTAACATCGTAATTATCAGTCAGTGCAGAAATGTCAATTCCATAATAATCTAAATTCTTACCAAAGAATATAACAAAACAGCACAATAAATATGCAATAACCATATCGTCGTGTTTACCATTCTGGTGATCTATTCTACCATTAACAATAGCCAAACAACTTAGTTCACTTGCTAATGTTTTATCAATGATTTTATCTGCATTGAGTTCTGCTGCTTTATTAAGAACATTCTTATATAAGAATTCACGAGTCTTTTCTTGAGTTGTGAATCCTAAGAACCTTCTAATAGCAGGATATTTTAATAAAAGATCAATATCGTCTATTTTAACATCTTTATATTCATTAGCCTGTCTCTCCTGTACCACTTTATTATAAATACGTTTAAATGGATTGATCCTATATTTCTCAAAGATTTCAAGAACCTGATCAGTAATAGAACCACCAGTACTTTTTCTTTCAGGAATAAATAAGACGTTTTTATATTTGACTAAGAAGTCGCTAATAAAAATAGCAATTTTAGTTGTACTGGATTCATTACATTTAAATGTTGCTACAACTTCTAGTGTTGATATATCGACCATGACCAATGCTGTAAAATCTCTACCAATATTTTCTGAACTATCCATACCCAAAACAAATTGTTTATTCTTAAAGTGATCTGACGTTCTTTCTTCTTCACTTATATACCAACTAATGACATAACCATGAATAAATTCGACATGATCTGGTTCTCTAATACTTTCATTGATCTTTTTCAATATTTCTTGTTTCAAGATACTGAGTTCTGAACCAGTACTCCAGATGTTATAATAATCTTTATTAATTTCGTCTTGTGTTGAATTAGAGTTACGGATCTTTTCATTTAACCATTCATTACTAAATCCAAGCATAAGATGCGAGAATACACCAGAGATGATATTATTACCAGAATTATTTTTAACAATAGTTTCCAATTCTTTTCTATTCTTTAAGTCGTAGAATCTTTCACTGAATGATAATGATCCTGTTAATAATTCAAATGCATATTTACCACGATCAGTATCAGTACGACCGGCTGTTGTTGTCAATATATTTGAATGCGGCATACCATTTTTACGAGCAGATTCGACAGCAGCATTTGTAGAAGACATCATAACCGGATATGTAATATTGATATTATTGGTATAAGCTGGCTCATCGAAATGATATGCCGGTCCGGTCATACCGCGACCAAGGTTATCGGCGGCCTGTTTATCTTTAGATCCAATAAACGTAATATAGTTATTATTTAATACATTATAAGACAATCCTTCTTTATTATCAGCATCCCTAGTAGACTTATGAATAAGATATTTAGGAAGATTATCTTTAACCATTTTTAAACGCTGCACATTTGCATGAACAAGATCACTGTCTTTAGTATATAATCCAAAGTTAAAATTCTTACCTCTAATATAAATAACATATGAAGTTAACACAACAGCGCATGTTGTATTATGAGTAACGACAAAATCATCAGTTACATATAAGTGATCAGGATGATCAATTTCAATACATTGTGTTTCTTTATATCCTACAAATTCTATATTAGAAATACCTAAACTTAATTTATTCTGTTGGTTATTCAACTTGATATAAAGATCATAAGAATCATCTCTTTCAACACTTCTACATATTCCGCCTAAACTACGGACTAAATATTTTATATTATTTACAGCTTTTAAACTTTCTACAGAATATGAAATATCTCCTATTTTATTTGATATAAATAAATTCGTCATAATACCTCTAAGAAGTGATAACCTCTGAGAAGTTGATGCATTTAAATAATCTTCTGGAATATTTTCACCTCTACATAAATTACCAAACATATATGGATCTACTGGAAGATTAACATCGTCTTTTATTTCTGATGTAATAAGGGGTATACTTAATAAAGATTTTATATTAGGATAATCATTAATAAGATCTTTTATTCTATCTAATGAAACGACCTCTGTTGTAGGATTCTGTGATAATTCATATTTATTATAGATCTTCCAAAGATGTTCTTCACCGCATTCTGTAGATCTTCCATCTTCAAAAGTTATTTTGTAAACAGGTTTAATTCCTTGCGGATAAACACCTTTTACTTTTACAGTTGTTCCATCGTGGGCAATGACATCGTCGCTAACTTTAATATCACCCATTTTTATCCAACCATTTGGAGTCTTAACATTAGCTGTTAATGGTTGTTCTTTTCCAGTCTGTCTGGGCTGGATACTCATGTAATGGAAATTATTTTCAAATACCCAAATCATGGCTATATTACCACGATCTGCATTAAATGGAATAGGATCTGAACCTTGTGCACCAACTCTAACAACTTCTCTTACATAATACCAAACATTTCGTTTACACTCAATAGCTATTCTCATTCTTAATTCTACTGAATTATCATTTAATTTATGAGGATCTATATTCATTAAGTCTTTATCATAGATAGTTAATGGAAATAGACAATTCTTAATTCCCATACTTTCTAATAATAAACTTGCTCTAATAAATGACTTATTTTGTGTATTAGAATGAACAAATGCGTTTTTCCTTACCCAATCTTCTTTATAAAGAACCGTCATATAAATACTCCTAATAAAAATAGGTTTCTTATAAAATATTAAAAAATACTATTTTATTAAAAAAATAAAACAATAATTATAAATAGATCTTAAGGGGGTGATGATGTCACCCCCTACATATATTTCAAATCAGTTATTAACCTAATGGAAACTTATATTTTTCATATAGTTGGACTGCTGAAGCAAGCGTCGCTAACTCATCAGCTTCAAGAGTTCCCTCCTCAGCATTCATAAGAATATCAATGCGCGCCAATGCTGCAACATGTTCTTCTTCAGATGAAATAACGATATGGGCGTTTTTCTCAAAAAGTTCTTCACTGTTTTCAACGGTGGTTGTGTTAATAACAACCATATCAATATCATCCTGACTAGCAAGACGTTCAATCTTTTCATGTATGATAGGAAATGTTTCAGTCGATAATTTTTGAATAGTTTCATATTCCAAGTAATTACGACCAACTGAAATGTCCATCATAAACCTATTATGGAGAATTTCTTCTTCATCGGCTAATTCTTTAAGATTACTATATCTCAAATCATCACAAAGTGCTTGTTTTTTGAAAATGTATTTCTTAGGATCTTGTGAAAACAAAATAGCAATATAACGATATTTCTGACGAATCTGATCTGTAGTCAAGACTTCACTCAGTTTAAGAACAGCCATGGTGTTTCTCCGTATGAACAAAATCGTTCGTGTACAATAATGTAATATATACTTAAAATGAGATTTAAATACATAGTGAGGATGGCAGACGCCATCCTCACTATGTCAACTTTAACGTCTTGTCAATTTCATAGCTTCAGTAAAGATAGACCTAGCTTTATCTTCTGATCTATAACTGTCATTAACTTTAATAAGATTAACAGTAGTCTTACCAACAATAACCTTCTTAGATTTCATTAAATCATTAATTTCTGATTGTGTAAAACACTCAAGACCAAACTCAGTTGTTGTAATGGTATCTAATGATAACTTAATATCCATTCGTTCAAGTGACTCTGTGGCACCACTGAAACGCTTAGAAGCTTCAGCATAACCACCAACACCAACAGCATCGAATGTATAAAGAGATTTAATAGTTCTCATAGCCAAATTGTTTTTAATCTGTTGATCAACGATAGCTCTTAAACTAAATGAAGTATTCATGAATCGTTCAGCAAAGTTCTGCTCAACACAATGGCCATAAGGACCATAAGGTTTCACTAATCCTCTAACTAACTTACCACCATTCTCTAAAGTATCTCCAGTATAAACAGATTTAATATGATGAGAATATTTCTTTTCATCAATAATACGAAGTCTCTGTAAGAATGTATCGTCATCAGGATAATCCGTACGCATGGGATGTCCCCATTCGCCATACAAATTACCACCAGTCAACATGATGTTTATAGGAGAATCTTTATTTGTCATAGAGTCTAAGAAATTCTTAACATAGTAATAAGTATTGTTACGAGAGGGAATCCCCAAAGCTGCCAAAGGCGTATCATAATAACCATTTTCATCAGGACGAAGAACGCCTAAAGATTTATTATCCTGGGTATAAAGAGTTTCAACTGTAAATACCAGACGAGAGACATCTTCTAATGTAGCCATAATACCTTCGATCCTTTCTAAAAAATAAAGAAAGCTACAGTCTATAGTATTTTAAGGTTAAAAACAAAAAATAAGAAGGAGGGAATAGATTCCCTCCTTCTTAAAAGACGATTTGAATGTTCTGGTCCATGGTGCGGATGTTCTTGATCTTCAGCAAACGGATGGATTCGAACACTGTCGAAAACACAGATTTCATATCGGCATTGTAAACCGTGCTGAAATCAGCAACCAGCATACTGATCGGGAGTTCGATGTACGACTTATCGTTGGTCTTGCTTTTCACAGCAGCAACCAGATAGTCAAAGAAGAAGCGGACGAGCTGCTTGGAGGAGTCGGTCTTGGCCTTGGCGGCAATAACCGAATTGATGAAGGTAGCATTGTACTGCTTAGCGGCATGGGCGTCGGTCATGATGGTCATGATATTCACCATAAGAAAGGGTTATGAGATATTTTTATATCTCTTCTTCAATATAACAATATATATTTGTATAATCTTCAACTACACTTTTTGAAAAAATAAAAAATATGATAGATACAGATAGACAGGACCGTACGGTCCTGTCTATCTTGTAAGATCTGAATTATATATACACTCAGTGACAAGTCATATTCTCGGAGCCAATTTGACCATCAGACTTACTGAGGACACCATACATATCGATGACTCTGGTAAGCTCAGCGATCTTTTCATCTTCATTGTAGATATGGTTGTTTATGATAATATCGATAGTGATTTGCCACACACCGATTTCTTTAGCACGCGCGATGAGTTTTTCCATGATACAGTCTCCCAAGATTATAGGTAACAACGTACCTTTAAGTCAACAAAGCTCACTCAAGAAGTGAACTTATTCATTTAAGTAATATATATCTATTTAAAAAGGAAGTACACTTTTCAAAGCGCCAAAATTAAATCGTTACAAACGTGTAATATATATCTAAATAGTAGATGGAGTGCCAATGGCACTCCATCTACTGATAGAATCAAACAGCAACAGGGGCAGGAATAAAAGGACCGTGTTTATAATTTTGTTCAAACTTTTCAATATCAAAATGTTCAAACTTAAAATAATCTATATTTATAACAGATTGATCAATAGCAATATTAGGTAATTTAAATGTAGGAAGATCTAAATATTTTTCAACCTGTTCCATATGGTTATTATAAAGATGTACATCACCACCATCCCAAATAAATTCATATGGAGTATAACCAGTAACTTGAGCAATCATTTTTAATAAGAGAGTACCAGAAACCCAATTGTAAGGAGTCCCTAAGAATAAATCTTGAGAACGACAATATTGAATCATAGATAACTGTTTTGTATCCGGATATGCTTTAAACTGATACATCGTGTGACATGGACGAAGTGCCATTCCATTGAGATCGGCAACATTCCAGCCACTTAAAATAATACCACGATCAGTAGGATTATTATTAATTGCATCAATAATATTTTTAATTTGATCGTGATATTCATATTCAATATCAATTATACCATGTAAATTGTCTTTTGATCTGTTGGTAAAAATAGGAGTAGCACTATTTATTTTACCTTTCCAGTTACGCCACTGTTTTCCATAACAAGGGCCAATATCACCCCATTTTTCAGAAAATCCAGCAACTGTCATAATAGCATCTTCAAACTCTTTTCTATTTAAAATAGCACAGCCGGAATCATTATTATATTTCTTTAACGGCCAGTCTGTCCAAATATGAACATTATTTTCAACAAGATATTTAATATTGGTATCACCAGATAAGAACCATAATAGTTCATGGATAATATTTTTTATATTAACATACTTCGCAGTCAAAATAGGAATAGAATCTTCGACATTAAATTGGACCATACTACCAAAGACACCAAGGCATCCGGTACCAGTACGATCCATAAAAGGTCTACCATTCACTTTAATATGATGTAAAAGTTGTTTATATTGTCTCACGTCGTTTCTCCTGTTTCAAGTTTACAGTTCGTTTTGTAATCTAATATTTTTCTTAATTTAGAAACTGCATGTTCCATATCTTTAACTTCGTCTAATACATCTTTTATATTGTCATATGTAATATTTGTTTTTGGATCTGTAGCAACATTTCCAAATGTTTGTAGTTTTGTAAGTGCTAAAATAACTTCACTACATTCTTGTATAGTTTTTATTATAATACCTTGTGGATCACTTCGTAGTAGATCTTCTCTCATTGACATACTCCATAAAGATCATTAACATATCTTTGGCCATATAACAACATCAGCTTCGCCTCTAAGAACCATTAAAATAGCTTTTAATTTATATCTAAAACCAAAACAACCGAGTGGTCTGCAAGGAATCCATCCTTTATCAACATTAACGAAATTTTCTTTAGAATGTTCAATTAAATTATTTAATCTCCATATAGTTATACCTTGCATATTCTTTTTCATCTTTTATCCTTTTTGTTTTGTCTGTTTAGATCATAATTAAGTAATGACACCAAACAACTCCATATATTTAGATAAAACTTCTCCACGTTTCATATAAACTATACTGATGCATTCGGTATCTGACTGACAGCTAGCCCAAAAAGAATCCCAATTATCATCCATCAGCTTTACAAATGATTCTGGGCTACCTCTCTTTATATATCGCTCAATATATTCATCTTTCAATCCATACTCTGGCATAAAAATAAAATACCGTATTTTATTTATGGCTAAAGCATCTCTAACAGTTTTATGTGTAGATGCTAAAATATATTTATTATTTTCGATTGTTTCTTTGATATGAGAAATATAATTATCTGGAAAATATTGTTTATCAAATTTGCTACTATCAGAATCTAATACTTTTTGAGATATTAAATGATTATTGTTAACTAGTGTAGATTTTCCAACGCCGGGAAAACCACAGAACACTCTAGTGCTTTCCATGTAGATTTTCCTTGTTTGTGTTTAATTTATTTAAAATGAAAAATATTATCTTTATAATAACAAAAATAAGAAAACAAAATACACAAAAACACATATAGCTGTAAACTTCATTTTTGAACCTCTTTTATAAAAGTTAGTACATCATGATGCTGCTCTAATTGTTTACATTTTGATAATTCTTCAAAAGTTTTATAATTACTAAAAGTATTTTTTAGTTGAGTCTTTGTAAACCCTAATCCTAAAATGAATGCATTTATTGTGATTTTATGATCTTTTAAATAGTTTTGTATGATAGAGGTTTCGCAAGATAATAATTCATAATAAGTTTTCACTTTGTATCTTTTCATAATTAATTTAATATTTTCTAATCCTAATCCTTTTATATTAAGTCCTGCTTTAGATACAAAATGATAAAGTTTAAATAGAATTTTATCTTCACAATCTTCATTGTTACAGATAAGAGAAGTTTTTACTTTAATAAGAGTTGATTGACAACATGGACATTTTGAAGGTATTTCTTATTTTGATAAAACAAAAAGAGATAATAATTCTAAAGAGTATGAAATACCTGGAATAACATCTCCGTTTCTAACAACATGAATAATATCATGTATTCTAATATCTTTTTCTTTTATCTTTAATAAAATCTTTATAATCAAAAATACTCAACATGTAGTCATCGAATTATTTTGACATACATATTTCCTCATTGAAGAACTTATAAAATAAAACAAAAATCTAAATAGTAATTTAAGATGTCAGGAACCCGTAAGGGTTCCTGACATCTAGCTTAACTTCGTAAAATAGTCTCTAATGGATATTTTTCCTGGGATGGATTAATGATAGCATTATTTAAAGCATCTCCTAAATAAGATCCAGTAATCTTAGAGGCGGTATTTGTAGTAGCATCGGCAACACTTCTTAATGGAATTAACTGAAAATCGTTTGTCATATCAGTATGTCTATATTGAACATTGATATCATTGATATCTCTACTCAGATGACTGTAAATGATTTCTATAATACTGTGATTGATCTTAAGATCGGCTGCACAATTAGGACCACTCAAATCTAATAAATGAGTTAATGCAAAATAATCCATATTGTAAATTAACTTACCTCTTGTAATAGATTCTACCCAAACTGCGAATGCTATATTTTTGTTCTTAACAAGCTTTGTATTACACATGAATCTATCACCGTGAGATAATTCTAAAACAAGATACTGGGTATTACCCACCATGATCTTAGATTGATCTGTAAATTCACTTTCTATTTCGGCTAGAATATTAAATCCAGTTTGATACTTATCATTAACGATTATATCAACTAATCCTAAATACTTACAAGTATCTGAAACTTCTAAAAATCCATATGCTTCATATCTCATAGGAATAAAGATAGTCATGCTATCACCAATAAATCTACATTCTTTTAAATCAACATCATACTCTAAAAATTGATCTAAATCTTTTGTTTTTTCATAAGACTTAAGATAAGGTGTTTTCTTCATATCAATTCCTTTTTTGGTAAAAACAAATCTATAAGATCATGACTTTAATAAAAAATATAAACCATCCACCCTCTTCCGAGGATGAATGATATAATTTTAATGGTTTTATAAAATACTCTTACTTTAAAGGGTTTTTAATGATTATAATTTTTTACATTCTCTGACCATCTTGTAGTGTGTTGATGCCTCCTCCTCCTCTCTTCCATAAGTCTTTCTTTCTCCTAGTCTATTTTCTCCCGAAAATATCCTAGTATCCAGAAATCCTTAAGGAATAGTAGTCGTCGTCGGCTTCAACCTATATAATGTCAAAACTTTTATTTTTTCACATTTTAATAATTTTATATAAAAAGATTTAATGAAAATAAAAGTAAATAAACGACGACTACTATGAATAAATAAAATATTTTTTATATAAATAAATTAATCTTCGGTCGAAGAGTTTTTCTTAAAAACTCTTCGTTTAATCCTCAGATCTATCTTGTGTGTTTCATTTGAACTTGAAAAAACTAAAGTCATAAGAACAAGTCAATAAAGTTAATCAATATAAGAAAATGATGATAGAGTGGGCTATCGCCCACTCTATCATTTAACAAAATACATATTTTAGTTTCACAAGATATAAGTGCGCAGATTTCTTTTAAAACGTTGTATGTACTACTATGCGCATATAATTAAATTAGATAGCTTTAGAATAGAACTCTACAATCTCTACAGGGTAATTTGTGGCATTATTCTGATCATAGAAAGGATTAGGGAAATAATCTGTAAATGGATTTTTATCATATAACAGATTTGTGTGGTCGTAGAAATCTATATTTAAAATATGATGATTGAGAGTACCATCTGTACAGATGTTATATGGTAATACAAATGACTTATTATAAACCAATAATCCACGAGGTGTATCTTTAGATTTACAAGTATACATATATCCTTTATTATTTAATGAATAACATTTATAATTTTTAATGAATATATCTGGATTATTAATAGTTATAATAAATGAATTAAACATGGTTAATAATTGTAAGATAAAATCTTTAGATTGTAAATGTGATTTTTTAATAATATTAAATAGATTTTTTAATTGGTTGTAATATTGTGAATTTTCAAATTCAATAAGATTAACGTCTCTATCTTCAGAAACCATCTTAGGATAAAAATCAGAAAAGAATACATCTAGAGAATTTACCATTTCTGGAGTATCTTCTCTTTTACCAAAATCAACAATACCAGTATGAGGCTCATTATAAGTCATAAATTTAGTATATTCAACTGTCATGAGATCCACAATAGAATCAATAATATCTGGTTCTGGTGTATCGATGTAGAATTCTCTATGCCTATCGATTAAATAAGAATTGTATTTTGAAAATAAAGTATTGGGTGATTTTAAGAATTGGTAAATATAATCGATCCTATTAATATATATTTTAATTCTTGTATTGTCTAAGACTTTAAAAAAGTCTTTATTTAAAAGTGGATATCCATAGATAACGGGAATAATAGTTTTATTTAAGAAATTAGCATTTTTAAAATTCAAAGTTATGCTAGAAGGAATTGAAGAACCAGAAGGAATTTCTATATCTTCTAATGTAATAGGAATTGTAGAATGACCACCCAAATTAGTTGTGTCTATTAAACAGACATTCTTTTGTTTTGTATTTTTAATATTAGAAAAACCATTTTTAACAAAGAAGTTATTATTGTAATATTCAGTACTATGAAATACACCATTAACTGTAATAAGACAATTTGTAAAATCTCTATTAGAATCAGATGTCAATACTAAATCATTAGATTGAAAGAAACTATATTTGTTATTTTTATTTGAAGGATCACTAATAGAAGTATAAGAAATGTCTACATCTTTTAAACTATTAGCATCATATATATTAAGTCTGTTATCAAATGCTCCAGTTGTAATATTCTTTAATGGGATATCATTTGATGTATATTTTAAAACCAATAGATCATTAAGATTATCGCAGAATTCAGCTATAGATAGATTTAGATTAATATTAGATTCTTTTGATATATAATCCTTTATGTTTAACATGATTAACGTATTGACATTATACTTAGAAACTATGATGTAAACTCTTTTCTGTAAGAAAGAAGAAAGTAATGGTGTTTCGTCGTTTGTATCTGTTATTTGTCCGTCTTCAACAACATATGTGTGATAATACTGATATACCGACATAGAAGTTTTTTCCTTTCGATTTGTCTATCTGTATAAGGTGCCACGTGGCACCTTATACAGTTAATGACATAACTTAAGATAATGTTGGAATATATGTGTTTGAATAAACATCAATGGGGGCACCATAAAGAGTATTATTTGTTGTTGTATTGATCTGCTGAATAAATTCAATCAACACATTATTATTTAAATATGAAGTATTATTAACAAAGTTGAATGCTTGTTGATAGTTTGCAATCGGGATAATGTCATTTGTTAGCATATTACCAGTAACAATATCTCTTATGCAGAAGTGTGTAGGAACAGGAGGTGAAGATGTATTTGAACTATCATAAACAGGTAATGTATTATAATAAAATGCTTGTAAGAAATTATCAACTGTTGAGAATAAACTAGACGGAATAAAATAAACATTCTTTATGATATCGTTATATAGAACAGGTCTATGAACAAGAGTATTATCGATACCATAAATTGTTCCAGTAATACTATCTCCAAATATGTATCTGTTATATGCATTGAACGGTTGTAACTTAATAACGATTGTCTGTAAATAAATAGAACCAACTCCAAATGTTGTATTATCAAAATTATTTAAATCGATAGATGCTTGTAATGTTTGATACCCTGTATAATAATTTCCACTAAAATTAGTAAGTCCTGTGGATGTATCAAGACTTGTCGTTGTAACATACTGAGTGACATCGACAGATGAATTTCGTTCTGTTGAGTATAAGAAGAACTTTAATGTATATTGATTTAAATTTGCCGACCATTGAGGAACAACCAGTAATTTAATACCATAAGACACATTATTTGGAATAACAATAAGATTAGTTTCTCCAGTAATAAATATATCATTTGTTAACATAAGTTCTCTTGAAATAGGTTCATCACTATCAAGCATATATTTTAACAATAATGGTTGTTTATAACCAGGATAAGAAGATACGAAATTAGTAAATCCATATAAAACACATTTAGATGTATCTGGGAGAACTTCTTGTGTTCTTCCATCTTCAAATGTTAATATACCTCTAATATTCAAACTGTCTATATTCTGATTCTGATAAATATAAATTTCATTATCGTTTCTCATTTGATTTCCAACAATACTTAAGTTGTTTATAACAGGAAGAGAATTAAAACCATTATTTAAAATGTATGATTTCTTAGAAATAACATTCTTAACTTCACCAATTAATTTACCAGCAGAATTAAATACATTAATCTGATAAGAAGTTCCATCAACAATAGGCTGTGTCGTATAACAACTCTTTAAATAATGAACACCTTTAGTTCCGTCTTCAAAACAAGGAACCATAGGAACAACATTACCAACATAATTTCCATCAATATCGTAATACTGACTTATAACTTTTTCTGTAGCAGTTCCAACATTTTCTATAATCTGGTATTTCATTCCGACAGGACCGACAATATGTAATTTACTATCGATATCAATATCTGTTGGGGTGTTCAAAGGATCATAATAAAGATAAAATAAATCATTTCCATAAGAAATAACCGAGATCTGATCTAATTCGGTTTCTATTGAATCAGTAATGATTTTAGCAGGAACCAATGTAGAAACATTTGTGATTTCATTAACACTTTCTACATAGTACAACAATCCACCATTGTCAACATCGATAACCAATGAGTCTACCTGCGGAACAATATAAGATCCAGATGTTTGATTTAAATTAGGATTATATATTTTACTTAATGGATAAACTCTAACATAACCACTTGCTACGTTAGATGCATCCTCTTTTAGGACTGTGATGACTGTCATGCCTTTCTATCCTCTTATTAGCGTAACAAGTTTCTTAAATAGTGCATATTGTGTTGAATCATTAATGACAGTATCTGAATATGTAATATTCCAATAAACAAAATTGAAATTGATAATTGTAGAATCACTTAAAGTCTGATCCATATTTTTTATATAGTCATATTGACTAACCTGATTTATAAATTTGGTATTATCAGGATCGTTTGTTAAAACTAGCGATCCATTATTAATCTGTTGAATAAGATATGTAAAATAAGGACTAAAAACGATATGCATTTTATTTACAAATATAGGATCTTGTGCAACTGTAAATTCTTTTGTGAAGTATTTTTGAATAGCCTGTTTATTTGGGTTATCTGAATTCTGATTATATGTACTTAAATAAACATCTGTCTGTTTAGGAATAATATTTCTGATAATATATGGCGAACCATTAGGGACATCTAATGTCATACTAAATATATCAGAATTGTAATTCTGTAACAATCCATTGATATATACTTTTGAACTATTAACCAATTCAAAATCTATTTCACCATTCTGATTTAATTGGCCGTTTAAAACATAATCAATAGTCTGATAATCTATTCTTGCTGTATGGTTCATAATTTCTAAAATATTAGATGATTCTTGTAAGAATATATTGTTTGTTAAAATAAATTGTCTACCACAAAAATATCCATTTGTATCTATATAAGTAATAACATTGTAATCAATATCGGGTATTAAATAATATCCATTTAGATGTGCTTCTATGTTACTAGAATTCAATAAGGGTAAAGTCGTTACATCGTCTGAATACAGGATATCCAGATCGTGATATAATACATTCCCTTCACTCATATCAGTATCTAAATTTATAGATGTACTATAAGTGTAAGTATTATTAACAATTATAAATGTTTTATTATAATAAAGATATCCAAATGCTAGAATAGAACTATCTGTTCCTATTGTTGTTACTAATGAATGATTATCTGGAGTAACTTCTGTAAAAGATTTTGTATATGTTCTATTAAATCCTTGTATGGGATCAATATCATTCATTAAGTATATTTTAAAATCTGTCATATTAACAGTAACTTGGGTAACCCCAATTTTAGGAGAAAAGAGCTCATGTGTACTATCGTTGTGTTGAAATAATTGATTTCTACAATTAGACTTAGGGGGAATATATAAATCTTTACTGAGTGTTGTATAACCGATACTTAGTCCATTATCAGAATATTTATATAAAGTATCCATAACCTTCTTACCATTCATATAAAAAATATTTTTTGTAGAAGAATCACTAAGGATAATAGGCTTTTTAACAGGGATGGTTACTGTACTACTCTGATTTAAAATAGTTGTATCGTCATAACCACTTAAAACGTTTGCGATACAGTCATATCCTAAACCATTTGTATATTTAGCTAATGTCGACAATGATGTATCATTTGTAACATTAAAGAATAAACTTGTTTGTAAAGATTGTTGTAAATTTAACAACGACCAGAATGACAATGAGGTATCACTATTTTTAGCTAATAAGAATTGTACTATTTCATCATCTGGAAGCTCGTATAAATAATTTATATAATTAATATCTTGAATAATATATTTATTTTGGTGACTTCTTAATTTAAGAATAACACTTATATTGGTAGTATTGAGCGTATCTTGTGCAGCAGATAATTCTAGATTATTAATCGAGATATCATTGTGAGTTATTTGATTTATAGCACCTGTAGTAGATCTATTAAAATATATAGACTTAGAAGATACATTATTCTTTATATATATCGACATATCATTAAATGTATAAATAGCATTATTTGGATTATTTTCTTTAGGAATATGTAATAGTGTATAATTACCTTTATTGATGGTATCTATATAGTTTGTGGCATTTGAAGAAATATCTATAGTCACCGTTTTATCAATAGAGAAGTCAGTGATGATTTCAATATAATCACCAATTGAAATAGAATAATTAGACTTAGAGTCGATTATTTCACCATTAATAATGAATGTAGTTTGATCATAATAATTATTGTTTAAATTTGTTAATAAAGTTGTTATGGTCGCTAACTGATTTGTGAAAGTAGATTTTATTATAATGTCAGAATAATAATTTAGTAATACCTTATTAGATTTTGTCATGCTAGGAGCAAACCGCAATACATCAAGGTAACAAGATTTATAATTTACTCCATCAACTTTATATAATGCCAACTTATCGATAGCAATATAAAGCTTCTCAGTCGTTGATGAATATCTTAAATAAATAGAACTCTTAGGTACCATAAACCCATTTTCAGTATAGACAGTAATTAGTTCTGAATATTCATCTATTAAAGAACTAGCCTGATACCAAGCATCAGTATCCAATAATAATAACGTCTGAATACTAAAGTAATCTGTTGTAAAAACGCTATACTGGATTTCGTTATTCGGTAATGCAATAGTTTCATATGTATCAGAAATTAAGTTCATTAGTATATTAGAGGTGCCGACAACAAACGGATTTAATCTTATATTTTCAAAACAATAAAATCTAGGACTATTCCATACTTTTTCTAAAAAATTAAGATTAAGATAGGAGACTAATGTAGAACTAGAAACTGTCATACAAATACTCCATTCTTAGATTGTAGAAATAAATGAAGGGGATTTAATAATGTTGTCAATAAATTCATTAACTTCTCTTTTGAGATCGGTCTTCATTAATATATTAAACATACCGATCTTTTTACCAGCCTCGGCCAATAACAATAAATAGCAGAAGTAGGGAGGGTATTCCAAAGCAATACTTGTTGTAAACATATCAGGACCAAGACTTTTCAATCTCTGAACCATCCATTTTCTATTAACGCCAGACAATCTACCAATACCACAATTTTGAATACAATAACACATGTCATCAAATGATATATTTTCGTATTTATCGCCGAGTAATTCTTTTATTTTATTAACAACATCCTGGATCTCATTTGTAGGACCTAAATCGAGTTTTGAGGTCTTAATTAGAACCTCTGCTTCATGAACAGAAGCAACACATTTTAAGAAATAAAATGACAAAATTGTCTTGATAATTTGCATTTCGGCATAGGTAAGTCCATAGGAACTGCTTATGGCAGTACCAATGGACATATTATAGCTTCGGCATAAAAACCTAATGATTGTAGGTGTTAACCAAGGTAAAACACCACTATTATAGTAACTTCTTGATAACATAGATAACACACATTTTGCTTGAAATTGATTGATGTCACTAGGTTCATTATTTGTCTTAATAACAGATGAAACATTATAAAAAACAGTATCTTTAAATCCAGGAATGAAGGTAGTGTCTTTGTATAAATTGGCATGCTTACCAGCAAGCTGAGCAAAGTCAAAACTGACATAGTCATAAGTGACAATCTCTGGAGCATTTGTATTCATAGGAATATTACAGAAAGAAAAAATATTGTCTTTACCACTCATAACAGCTCTACGGAAAATATGACTGATTCCTGGTTTAATCAAGGGATCACGAGATGTAATCTGTTTAGTAATATCGTGGTCAAGTCTAACATCTCTATTATCCATTAAGAAATTAATAAGTTCGGTTAACTGTGGATTATTAACTGTTTGTTTAACACTAAATACGTCAAAGATAGATTCACGGTTTTTCATTTTTTTGTTCCTTTTAAAAGAATTATCCTTATACGATGGTTTTATTCTAAAAAACCTTTCTAATGGGAGTTTTCAATGTCGACATATACATATCCTAATGCTCTGAATATCCAGGTTCAGGATAATTCTGCGGCATCTGGACAGACCTTCACGGTCCTGCCTCGACATCTGCCTATTATGTTCTCGTTCACTGAAAAGGGCGTTCCTAACTTTCCCCTGATCGGCGATACGACAGATATTCAGACTAGTTATGGTTCGAGCTTCTTGAATACCACCTCGAAGTTCTTCAATCACCAGACGCTGTTTGTTAATCAGGCTATCAAGTACCAGCAGATTTGTTTTGTTCGACTGGTTGATCCGGCCGCTACAAAATCCACTCTTGGTATCTTCTGCACGGTGACTCCGGCGCAAATCGTCCAGTATCAGCGTACAGCAACTGGTGCTTTAGTTTATGATGAAAATAGTAACCCTATTCCCCAGACACTCAATGGTGCTTCGGTTACTGCTGATGGTTATGAATTAGATTGGACTGCTCGTGCACTTACAGATTCTGAAGAGTTTGATGAATTAACTCCGAACACAATATCGAATGGTGGTGTTACATATACTACATATCCGATCATGGCCGTCGAAGCGGCCGATGTTGGATCTCTGATGAACAATTATGGTTTTAGCTTATATTACGATTCTTCTTATGATAAGACTCAGGCGAATTCTATTCTGTCTGGTAACATTGCTTCGTTGTCAACTGTTAATGGCGCAATGACCTATGTCTTTGCTCCTTCTTATGTTTCTCCGACTACTGCTATTTCTGCTCCTGTTTATGACATGTATGGTAGTCCTAGTCAGACTTTTGCTTTTATTGATAATGCTTATAATCCCAATACAACACAATATCTTGATATCAGTGATGAACTTACAACGAACTTTGCGAATCCTTTCCCTTACAATGTTTGTACTTATAATGACAATATTAAAAAGATCACATCTGATATTCTCAACGTTTCTCCTGAAATCACATCTTCTGCTGATTTGATTAATATCATGACTGGTATGGATTCTAACAATAATTCTTATTATCACTTTACCATTACTTCTGATTCGGCCGAAGTCATTAATGAAGATGTTACACTTTATTTATTGGGTGGATCTGATGGCGATACATCCGTTAACATGTTTGAAGAATTAGTTGTTGCTTATCTCGAAGGTACTACATATCCGGCTATTCAGGATGTTTATCGTTATCCGATTACTCATTTCTATGATTCTGGTTTTGCTTTAGCTAATAAATTATCTATTATCGATGGTGTTATGAATGTTCGCGATGATGTGCAGTTGACAATGGCTACTCAGGACGTGAGTCTTAAGCCAAATACAGCTGCTGCGGATGTTGCACTGATGGCATCTCTGCGTCAGCGCATTCTGCTTCATCCTGAATCTTCGATCATGGGAACTCCGGCGTGCCGTGGTTCTATCTATGGTCAGTGCGCTAAGTTGAACAACGACGGAACAACGGCCTCGTGGTCTAACTATGTTCCGGCCACGTTTGACCGATTGATTAAAAGGTGCATTTACGATGGAACGACGTCCATTAAGGCTGAGCCTAAACCTCGCCCCGCAAGCGAAGTCACCGTCTTCAAACGGCCTACATTCAATTACATCCCGGAAAGCCCTGATGTTCTTCAGGAGATTTGGGATTGTGGCGCTAATATTATTTGCTATGCTACCCCCTCTGTCATTTTTTACTCTGATCTCCGTACTGTTTATACAACAGATTCTTCACTCCTCTCTGACGAATGTATTGTTGACTACGTTGTTTATGTTAAACATATTGTTCGTGACAAATGGACTAGTTTTACGGGAAGTAATGCTAGGCCAAAAACGTTATTTAAACAGATACAAAAGTCCATTGATAATGAAATCAGCTCTGCTCTTAATAACATTATCACGAGTGCTACAACGGTTACTCAGACTACAGTTGACTTGGCGAACGGAAACTCTTCTAGCGTCACAGTTGCCCTCTCTGGGTATCGTAGCAATCGTGTTTGGAATACTACTCTCTCAGTGAATGTTGCCTCTTAAGAAAGGGATAATCTATAATGTCACTGGCCTCGCTCTCCAGCTCTTTACTGAGCAATCTTGGTGGCGTTGCTGCTGTGACGGATGCTGATCAGGTTGTGAACATTGCTGCTGGTGCGCAGAATGGTCTTGGCGTTAATCTCGTCAATATCGATTCTGCGACACCGCAGGTGTTCCTCCCGACATATGGCATTGTCACACGGGCACCTACTATGTTTTATCAATTTGATGGTATGGTTGATATTCTTAAGGCGCTTATCGAACAACATCCTAAAGAAGTTTCTGGTATTGATTTTAATGTTACATTAGAAACAACTGATGTTACTGCTGGCCACGATGGTCAGACACTCCATGTTCCTACCGTGTCTAAGCGCTCAGCGATTACGCCACAGTTTACATGGAATGAAATTGTTGGTAATGTTGTTTGGAATTTCCACTATAATTGGATTAAGATGATTAGAGATCCTGATACTCAGTTCTCTCTGTTGTCTGCTATTAATGGTGGCGATACTGCTATCGATCCTATGTTGTTGTCTACATTTACTATGGATGTGTTATGGATTCAGTTTGATCCTACAATGCAGCCTCAGAACATTATTGATGCCTATTATTCCACTTGTATGTTCCCGACCGAAACAAGTAATTTTGGTTGGAAACGTACTATTTCTCATGGTGAAGTTCCTGAAAGATCTATTGCTTATACTGGTCTTATTCAACATAATTATAATACAAAAGTTGCTGGTCAGATCATCGCCGATCGTCTTGGTTTGCATCGTGTTAATTACAATCTTGCTACTCCGGTTGCTAGCGATATTCCTGATGAACTTGCTGATATGGGTATTCAGGCTCAGCAGGAAGATGCTGAAGCTAATTATTACGCTATGGGTTAAGACAATTGTCGGATATGATAGGAATGGGCACTTGCCCATTCCTATCAGTTTTATACTTAGTATTTATCACTATCTTCGAAACCAGAATTATCATCATCTTGATTATTATTATTAGCTTTCTGTTTATATAAACGCTTTGATGTTTTAATTGCATTAATAAGATTAATACATTCATGAATAGTTTCGTCAAGTGCAACTTTATCGATCTCACCGATTGTTGGGAATTCATCAGAGTCCATGACATTTTGTTCTGATAGATATTTTCTAAGTATCTTTTCTTTAACAACAAACTTAACAAATGTAAGAGGATCGTCTTCAAGTTCTTTAGGAACACTATAAAGTTTATCAAGTACTTTATCAAGAGACTCAGAGAATGTATCAAGATCGTCAAATTGTGTTTTGTTAGGACCAACATTCGGAACCTGTAGATGAACACTAATACTATTAATAATCTCTTCAAGTCTTTCTTTGGTACTTTCAGTTTTATTTTCATCTTCTACGCCAGAACCATCTGATAGTTTATCTTCGCCATCTACTTTGATATTAATAATTTTATTAATTTCTTCAATAAGAGGTTGTGAAAAACTAATATATGTTCTGATAAAATTATTTAAATGTTTTATTGTAAGTTGTTGTAAAGCTTGAATAATTCTACTAAAATAAATATTCGACATAACAATCGATCTAGAGAATTCGTTTTCGTTCATTGAATTATAAGCAGATGGGGGAACATCAAAGTGATATTGAATAATATTATCAAAATACTCTAAAATATCTCTAAATTCAGAACTACTATTATCGGGTGTAGCTTCACTTGTAACTTCATAATCACCCAGACCAGGAATACCTTTAGCCTTAAAAGATAATGATTTTTCCGATATAGTTCTAACAGCCTGAGACGGATCTGTTGAAAATTTAACCATGTTTTTCTGAACAAACGCTTTTTCTAACTTCTTAAGATGTCCTTCAACATTCGTAATCTTATTATTTAATGTAACCTCAACTGTTCGTTTGTCAATAGCAGAGCGAATAGCAGAATGTGCAGAGGCAATCATAATAGTCATTTTTAAAGACAATATAAATTTAATATCTTCTAATTTAGATCTACCAGTACCATCTGCATTTAGATCATAATGATGATAAATCATAAATTCTTTCGGTACAAATAATATGTTTGATCTTCTTGATGCTAAGAATCTAGTAAACATGTGTTTGTAAATATTTTCTATATTTCCAAATTCTACATCTTTATATCCAACCTTTTCTAACTTTCCAGAAACATGAGCATTAATAAGTTGTCCATATAGAGTCTGCATCATTAAATACTGTTGGGTAGGATCTTTAATTCCATTATAACCGAATGTTTTATAGAGTGTATCATAATTAACTCGTTTAGATGTTGAATAAGTAACATCTTTAACAGATTCAGTTAGGTTAATAGGAGAACCATAATCTCCCAAAAGAACAAGATATCCAATGTGGTTTTTAGGTGAACCTGGAACATAAATAGGAACAACACTTTCTGGAGGAAGTTCTATATAAACAGGATGACCTTTATTCTTTTTACCCTTTTCACCATTCCCCAAGAATGTAGTAGCTGTTGTTTTATATCGCAATGCAACATGTTGTTTAACTTTATTATTACCAGCTTTCGTTGTGGCTTCTGGCATTTTTAGAATATCAATATTATCAGTTAATCCGAATGCATTTTCTCCTAATGCTTCCATAGCAAATGTGGCAAATTCTTTGTTTTTATTCTGAGAAAATTGTATTTTTTTATTTATATTTTCATCATAACCATATTCTAAAGATGAAATTCCAGTATAAAGATTTTCCATAGCTAATGTTTCTGTAGCTACAGATTCTTCAGTCCTGTTTTCATAAAACATATTGGCATCTTTAAAAATACTATTATTTAATTTTTTAAAGTGTTCATTATATGATTCTGTACCAGGAACGATATTGTTACTATCGTTTATGAGAGTATCAATTTCATTCAGTGGTATGATACAAATGGGAGAAGACCCAGCAATATAAAGACTTTGTTTTGTCCAATGTTTTGCTTTAGTTGGTAATTCTAATGTTTCATTAAAATACTTTTCTAATGTCTTTCCAATAGCTTTCTTCTGTGGTTCGGAAAGACTAGCATGATTAACGACGATAGGGATTGTATTATCTTGTAAATCATTGGGTGCATAAATATGAGGAATAATAACATTTATTGCTCTACCAATTTCTGGAACAAGTCTAATAATCTCTAAGTTGTCAACTGATAAGTTTGCTGTCTCAGAAGCAATAGGTTTTAGATAATTACTTAAGAATGATGTAGGATCTATTCCTCTATTGTCCAGAGAGGATCTTTGAATCTTATTTAATAATTCTTTTCTCTGATCATTAGAAATACTTGTAGAAGGGTTAAAATTAATATCTAGAGATGGTTCAGTATATTGTTTATCTTTTATAAAAATACTAAGAGTACTCATAAGTCTGTCTTTAAGTGTCATCAGAATATTTCCTTTTGTAAAAATGACTACTTATGATATGATCTCTCTATGTAAAAAGGAGAAGAACCATAAATGATAACGCTTCAGGAATATGATGAACAAGTTATAAATTTCTTAAAGAGTCTAGTCATTAAATTTACTCCAATTGCAACTTTACAGAATTCAGAAATAGAGTTATCTTCTACCATAAGTGCAGATGAATCTACCTGGAAATATTATTTAAATTTATCCGGTCAATATCATTCTACTGATACTATTATGGAAATAATTTCTCTAGACACACAAGAAACTATAGATTTTACAGTAAACAACCTTAAAAATCATCCAGTAACAAAAGAAAGATATATACCAGGAACAACATATTTTATAAATTTATGCGAAACATATCCAGAACAATTAGATGTTATTCAAGGTATCGTTTATCCTGTAGATATCTCTACTGCAATAACTGCTCCAGATTTTACTATTTTAAATTATGATGCATTAAACTTTTTAGAAACAACAGAATTAGATAGTATTATAATTAGTTTGAAATCTCTGATAGATTATGCAGTTAATAAATGGTATTTTAAATTCTTTAGATATGAACCGTATTATGACATTTCTTTTTGGGGTTTATTGTGGCAGAATTTGTTTACAAGAATACACGCAGTGCGATATCAGAATTTAAATACTGAAAGAGCTCATAGTTATCATATTTGGTCAGAATTATTATCGAATAATATTCCTGATTATAGTAATTTGTTATCGAGAAAACAGGAACTATTCTTATATTTAAATATGGATTATTTAAATAGAAATGCAGGAAAACAATCTAATCTTATTCTACTTATTGATAACTTATTGGCTGCTTTGAATATAGGTTGTGTTGGTTTTAATATCAATCAACAAGTATCCGATAGCTTATTGTGGACACCTATGGTTACATCTACTATTATTCCAACTAATTTTTCTGCAAATATAACACAAATTGAACCAAAGACTATTACTGAGATGACAGATATTTTGTATACTGCAAAAACTGAAATAGATGATAGTTCAGATAATAACACCAAGATAACAAAAGAATTAGCATTGACTACAGTAAATGAATATCCTACAAAACTTCTTATTTTAGAAAAAGTTAATCAGGATACTAAGTATCAATATTTGGTTGCTAGATTTACAATGGATACTTTAATATATGCTATCTCAAACGGTATATATAAATTTGCTAGCGTTGCTATTACAGAAACAACGACTGGAATAACAATAGAATGTAATCAAAACGATATCATTCTTCTTATACATTACTGTATGTCTAGATTAATAGGATTAACACCAATAGATATTCCAAAATATTATTCATGCGATACAGCATATACATCAGATATTGGTACATTACCAACTACGTATGATTTAAATGGAATAACATATATCATTAAAAACTTTTATGATGTTTCTAATTGTGAAAATATAAAGTATACAACAACACAAGATCCGGCAACATTTGCAAATTCAATGAATACTATATTTTCTACAATGTTAGATGATATTAGAACTTCTAGAAATAATAGTGATTATGTTACAGATAAAATACAGAAATATATATATTCTAATGTTTTGGTTAATGAGATTTTGTCACTCGATCTTACGACATATGAGAATTATAGTTCATATCTAGCATCTATCGCTAATTTAGATGATATCATTAATTCGATAGAATTAAACACAACTACACTACAAGATTCGTATGCCAGATTTATAAATTCCTTACTATCAGCAGCATTACCAATATCCGAATCTTCACTCTTAGGATCTAACGCAAATCCTTTGATTTATGATACAGATTTATATGCTGCATTAAAAAATATATTTATCAAATTCTGTAGCTATAATGTTCAGTTCTTAGATAATAATGATGAAGAAATAGATTGGCTATTTATGTCTATTGTAAATACAGACGAATCTACAAAATCTACAGCATCCTATGAATTAAATAACAATATTTATGATATTATACAAACTGAAGAAATTCATAAAGATAGTGATTCTTTAAGTGAATGTAACGTTAATATCATAGAGTTTCCATCTTATGAGGATTCTATAACATTAAAAAACATATCAACAATGAAACTAACCGAAGAACATTCTACAAACTCTTCTTTAAATACTATTTGTACAGTAAATGTTTTGGAAAGTACTCAAACAACAGAAACAACACAATATGTATCAATGGGGATGCGTATTGTTTTCATTGACAAAGAAGGAACATTTTAGAAAATGACATCAACGACTCCCAATGCTGTTCGTTATAGTGTTACAACTGTTCTTGGTGCTAAACGAGAATTGGCCTGTACTACGGGATCAGGACTCGATTATGATACTGGTACAACATTAAATAACCTTTATAATATTTTCCCTGCTGCTATTCCTGCTACTATTCCTGGTCTTCAGTATTTTGGTGTTGGTATTAATGGATGTTATAATGCAGATTCTACAAATATTCGTAGACCGTATCAGCCTCTTCCATCAGATATGGGTCTTTCTATTCCAATTCCTTTTAGATTTGTTCCTACTGAGTCTGATCTTACCGCTGCGGAAATGTCTAATTATAGAATTAGATCTTTAGTTCAAGTTGGTTCTTCTAATTACTATGCATACTGGTTAAAGACAGCAACTATGTCTGGGGGTATTTCTCTTGTTGAAACAGATGCTACCACTGGTCTTCAGAATCCTTATGTTATTGATTATAGTAATCTTACACCTACGAGAACTGTTCCTACTTCATCTGGTAATGCTTCTACAACAACAGAAGTTAATGCACAGACGACTATGACATTGACGATTAATGATAATGAGTTATTGGAATATATTACTGCTATTTATGGTGATTTGGCTTATGCTGCGTCTGTTTCAGAGCTTGGTTTATTCTCCGGTGTTGACCAGAGTGTTAGTGTAACTACATACGGTAATGCTTCTCTTACTTATACAGAGTCAATGTATACTCAGTTAAATAATACAATTACTTGGTGTGGTGATGATATGTCATCTTCAACAAAAAATATTATTAAATCATTTAATCTTGTTTCAGGTAGAGTCTTATTGGTTTAAAAAAATATAAAGTCCATAACAGGATGGCCTTGGCCATCCTGTTATGTGACATATCGCAAATTAATAAAGAACGATATAGATATTGTCTTCGCTACTAGTTTTATAAGTAGTCCCGATATTGGCTTTACCAACCTTGTCACTATCCTGAGGGCTGACAAAATAAATAACATTATCAAGACCACCATCATTGATGGTGAGGTCGCAAGTATATCTAACAAAATTCATCTTAGGATTATTCCACTCTTGAACATAAACACGAACATCATTTCCAATTTCAGTAAGAGCATCTTCGGTAATGATATTGGTATAAATAATAGTTTTCGGTAAACGAAGAACAGTATCGTTTTCAACCATAGAATTCATAATCGATTTGATACGATCAGGATCGTTGATATACGTACCATAATCATATTCGGTGCGACCATGTTCATCAACAAACTTAACAGCCTGAGATTTGATAACATCACCGAAATTATTATCATCGATATCAACAACACAGCTTTCGATAAATACATATTGAATAGCACGGTTAACAATATTCTTAAATGCTGTGGGGAAGCTTCTAATGTTATCAGCAAGAACCTTAGGAGGATTTTCCAAATATTCTTTAATATCATCAATAGTCTTCAGGACAATAGAAGTATTCTTACGATAAGAAATAAGATTATTCTTCAGTAAGAAGTTAACATGATCAATGATCAATCGTTCAAAAATACGATGTTCTTTGTGAATAAGATTTTCAATAACACTAAGGACCTCAATAACAGAATTATCTTTATTGTCAATAGTATCACGAATAACACCACGAACAGTCTTGAACCTATTCGTACCGATACCAAGATGCATCAACTGATTATAACGAACAATAACGGCATAATGCTCATCAACAACTTCAGGATTGATATGTTTGCGAATATCATTGTAGATCTGAAGATCGCTCATCTCAGAACGAACATAATCAACAACAAAAGTATGTACGGTCTTACCATCATTAAACATATCATTGTTTTTGGAATATTGTTCTACTTTGAAGAAATTACAACCAGAGAATATATCGATCTTCGGTTCCGTTTGAGTCATAACAACCCTCTGCGAGTAAAAGTCGCCCTTATTAACATTCTCGATAATAATCTGTTTCTTAATAGCTTTGTCATCGTCATTGAATATGCTATTAAAAGAATTATTAGTATCTTTTGAGCCACTAGAATGAACACCGTCGATGAGATCGTTCATCGAAGCGCGTTCGCCGAAATTGGAAGAAGAGCTGTTATTGCTTCCTCCGCCCCAACTACTACCGCCGCTATTACCAAAGGAATTACCACCACCACCAAAACTATTATTACTATTGGATTTTTCCATAACAGCACGGCCGATTGCAGTCCAGTTATCAGTGATGAATTTCTTACACCAATTGATAACATCATCCTTGGTTACACCGCTAGTATTATTATTAGCACAATTGATAATAAAATTCTTAAATACATTACCGATCTTAGTACGCTCAATAGTATTGGCAGAAATGCTATTATAGATAGTTTTAGCAACAATACGTTCTTCGTTATTTTCATAATTCATTTTATTTTCTAATATATCTTGACAAAGATTAATAGAAGCATTGATCACATTATTCATATTGTTATTATTATTATTATTATTATTTTGACCAAAGCCACCGCCATTACCGAAACTAACCATCAGAATGTCCCCTTGTTTTGACTGATTGTTATTTTAGTTATTAGGAATAAATTTCTTCATACTGTCAAGTTCAGCAGAATATGCAGGTTTAATGATAGTACCATTATTATCTATTTCTAAGTATGGATTTATGATACCACCAGCACCAGGATTACTTTTATTAAATACATAAATTGTTTCAACAGCGGCAGCAGATGGGTTAAATCTATGATCAGCAGATTTCAAAACTTTACCAGATTGTGAAATACTCGATTGTCTCGTCTTTTGACATAAACAGGGAATAAGCTGGTTGTCGCCATAAATCTGAGGACTCTTTTGAACAATACGATTCGAACTAAGATTACGAATAAGCATAGGATCGAACTTTAAAATACGTTTAACTTCTTGTTCATTCAACCGACTAGGATTTGTTTCTTCATAATACCAACGACCAAAAACACTCTTACAAATAGTATCTACTAATATTGTTTCAACGATATTGATTCTCATCTTGAAAAGATCAGTATAACTAGATTCTAAAATAATTGTATCTATATTTGAAAATACTGCTTGTAGAAAATCATAGATATCTTTAACATTATAGCCATATGCATTCAATCGATACATAGTAATAAGATCTAATGCATTATCAACACTACGAATATGATTATCAATCCTATTTTTACTAGACGCTTCGGTAATAGTATCACCATGAATAATCTTACCTAACATGATTCTAAATGCAGTTTTTTCAGGATCATAAATATCTTCAACTTTGTATTTAGTAAATGGGGTTAAAATATATAAAAGATTAGCAACGATCTTTAGATTTGTTTTATTAGATAAGAGAACATGTTGTTTAACCTTTAAATATAAATTCATAGGAATTTTCTTAATATGCTGCTTTGCTTCAAAATAGTAATATATATCTTCATCATTATTGACTCTTTCGACAATACTAATATCTTCAGAAGTAAGACCAAATCTATTCAATGTTTCAACGATACCATATTTACATAAAAGATAGTGTAAACAAGTCGCATAAGTTTTTTTCTTTTCTTTACTTCTTGTAGGATTTTGATGTATCTTCAGTGTTGTGATATAGTCGACTGAAGCATAACGACCACATATTGATCGTACATCAAAGGTGCTGTTTCGATGAAATGGAATAGGTTGACGAATAGTCTTTACAGTAACACCAGTAGCGGTTTTACTAAACACTTGTTCTGTAATAGGTTTTTGAACAACATGCATAGTATCCATAATCGTGATAACATTATTTCTAAGATAAGGAAGATAGAAGTGGGACTGAAATTTCTTACCATCATATTCGAAAATATATTCAGTTAAAATGAGTTCTGATGTATGAACAGAACATCCTTTATAAACAGCTAATTCAAAATTAGCTCTATCTTCAGGGGGAAGAACTCTATGACCGACATATGTAATAACACCATTAAACATTTTAACGCCTTCATTTAAAATAGCACCAACAAACTCAGGAGCGCGATCTAATTCATTTTTCATATAATCAATAAGAGTATGTCTATTATACTTAGGGGTATTTTCGTGAATACTTCTTAGTACATTCGTATCAACCATAACTCACGTCCCCTATTGTGATCGTTTGGTTATTAATATTATGTTTTAAAGAATTTATAAATACCATAAACCGCAGGAATGATTACTGCGATTGCTTTGAATAAAGATCCTATAAACCCGACAATATCTTTACCAAAACTTAATCTATCAGTATGTAGTTGACTACCGTGTTTAGCAATAGATTCTGTTACTTTCATTTTCTCTATTTCAATTTGAGATAATACAACCTCTGATTTCTTTTCTATATAAGAACCATCAGTTAATTTCTTATAATTTATTTTTGCATCTTCTAGTTCTTTCCTTAGAATATTTATTTCTGTATCTTTTTCATCAATAATTTTATTAACATATCTATCGATGTATTTTGTCTGAATAAAATCTCCATCATTGATGACTTTTTCATCTATGTTAGGAGTCATTCTTTTACGTTTAAATTCTAAGTGATGAGATAATATACTCTTACAAACACTGAATGTCAATCCATTAATTGAAATAAGAGAATCTGCTTTTTCAAATGCTTTTTCTAATGAACATGTATGTGTGTCATATGTTTTATTTTCTTGTAGATATTGAATAACAACATATGCATCGGTTCCACTTTGCGTATGCAAAACTGGAACAGTTACAATATTAGATCCCATTTCAATATATAAATTCTTTATACGACACTTTGGATCATATGCAAATATCCTGATAGAACTTTCATCTACAATATTTGATAATATCATTGCATGGTGTCTTTTTATTGTATCTTGATATGCATCTTTTGAAAAAGGATGTTTGACATGTTCTACAAAATCACCAGTTGTAAATAATAGATTTAATCTATTGCAGTAGTATGGTTTAATTCGTAGTTTCTCAATAGCTATCTGTTCAAAATCGAACTTATTATTAGTCTCTCTATTTGATTCATCAGAATCTTTTTGACAAAAGAATATAGATAATCTACCATCTAGTGATCCACGATAATCTACACCAGAAGATTTCGATGGAAGGATCTCATACTTGTTATTATTATGATCAATAACATATAGTGGTTCATTAGTATTATTTGTAATATATTGCTCCTTACAAATTCCTCTTGTATGACCGTTCGTATAACTGTCAAGAGAAAAATATCCATTTCTAGTTTCGCGTATTACTTCAGGACTATTCTCATCAAAATATCCATGTGCAGATAATAGTTCAATAACATTCATATCTTCAATAATAGAATCTCTATCAGACCCCATTATAGACAGCCCCTATCCGAAAAGAAAAACTTCCCTTGTCATTTTAATAATATATATTTATACAATCGATGGATAAAACAAAAAATAAAAGTAGGTGGGGAGATTGCTCCCCCCACTTACGTGCGATTTTTGAACATCTGTTCGACGACATCTTCGTCGAGGCTTTTGAGTCGATTCTCTTTTTCGACAAGTTCGGAATACCGAGACCAGATGGTATGGGCTCCAATGCAAATGAGCGTAATGGTCGCAACCCAACCGACCGTTCTGGAGATAGTCAAGTCAGACATGATAGCCTCCGAATTACATACAAGACAACAATAAATATATTGTCTTCTCAAAATAGTAATATATATCTAAACCATATCGAAATACACTTTATGTATAATGTATACTACTAGAGTGATGGCATATGCCATCACTCTAGTAAGATATACTGTCTCATGCTGTTATTGCATTAGAAGACGAGTTTGTTGAACTTGCAGCAGATACCAATTTAACAACCTCTGATGTCAATAAAGAATTCGTTACTGTCGAAGATGATGATGCTTCAACCGTTTTATAGTTATATAAACTAGAATTTGATTTTGAATTATATAATTGTGATTGTGATACGTTTGTTAATGTCATTATTTCATTTATATATGTAGTATATTCATCTGCTGTATATGTATTAATATTACTATCTGTAGAAGTTGAGCTTGATGTAGGATCTTCAGATGATGTAATATGTTCATTTTTAAGAATATAATTTATCATGGCAACCGGATTAGTGACATTTTTACCACCTATTGCATTTATAAGAATATATGCCATATAGACATCGCCTCTTTTACATACCGACATCAATAATGATTTTACGACGTTAATAGATGTACTATTAAACGAACTATCAGTTAACATAGGTTCTACCAATGTTGTAAATCCATTTTCTATATTTAATGTTAATGTAGTATTAAAGGTATTTTGTGTCGTACTATAATCGGTTGTTGTTGGTATAGTTGCCGTACTAGCAGAGACTGATACTTTTTGAGTTATAGTTGTTAACGAAGAGTATGTTGATGAAGATGCTGTTCTTGGTACACCGCTTATGCATTTACCAGAACTATCTGTACAAGATGATGTTAATGTTTGATAGCATTTTTCTATAGCAACAGTTGCATTAGCAACGGAAGAAAATACTGCCGTTGCCTGTTTTAAAAATGAAGTAAAACTACTAGACGATATAGATGCTGTAGATAAAGATAATGAACTCGCAATATATCCAGTCCCTAATACGGCAGCGGTAGCACCAAGAGCTACTAATCCAGATTGTTTAAACATCTTTAATTGTGATGCAACTCCACTAGCTATGTTAGCTAAAGAAGTAGCAAGTTTAGCATCTGTAGTAATAGTTGAGGCCAATGAACTCAAATATCCAGATTGAGTAGAAAGCATACTTGACATAGAAGATGATATACTAGAAACACTACCTATTTGAGAACTTGTCAATCTCGATGTTATTTGGGCTACAGCAGCAGCCCCAATAGCAAAATCAACTAGTCCAGTATTTGATGAAGTTTTCTTAGTAACAAATGAACCAGAATAAGCTTTTGATTGTGTATAACCGCCAGATAAAGGATCGCTCGTTGTCGTCTTCAGGGTAGCCAATACTGTATTCGTCGTATTTGCAATAGCTTTTGTTGTTTTAGCAATAGACATTAAATCGGATGCAGAAGCACTTAATGCTGTAGATCCTGTTAGTTGAGCAACAGCACTTTCTGCTTTTGCAGTAGCAGCCAAAGCATTACTTATAACACTCAGATCAGCTGATGTACTAGCCATTATAGATTGGTCCCAAGGTGCATACCAGTAAAGTATGCTTTTAGAATTTCATTACTTCTAGCTCTAGAATCATCAGGAATAGAATCCAATGTAGCACTACCAGTTTCTTCTAATTGACTTTTAAGATTAGCATAAGCATAGATATCACCACCACGAACTCTCATCAATTCGTATGCAGAACTCTTTAAACCTTTTGACAATATAGTTTGTAATTCAACGATTGCGATAGAAGATCCTTTATCAGGCTTCATAACCTGTCCAGATGTTGTTGATATTTTAGTATCACCTTCCGGTAATGAGATCTTATCATCGAGATATTGTTTCTGTGGTCTAACTGGTAAATCAACAACAAGATATTCTTGAGGAGTAAGGATATATCTTTTAGTGACATGATCCCACAATAACAATCTTTCAAATAATTTGAGACCTATTTTTTCGGCGGCAGCAATAACTTTGGCAGTATTTATATTAACGACTTTAGGTGGGGTATAGAAATATAGTTTTGTTTTTCCGTCTTGTAAATCTTTCATATATTTATCAAACATTTTATCATCCATGTTACCAAACTTCTTTTCATAAAATTTAACATTCACATCAGTATCATCGACACTTTTCAATAAATTAAAAAACCAGTCTTGTGCTGCTTTTCTATTTGTCATTATGCCCTCTTAATTATGCGTAAATCATAAAATAGTTTTTTGATAAAAAATATAACTGCGGTGAGTGGAATTATCCACTCACCGAGTCGTGTCAGAATGTAATATAATCAATATTAGAAGAGGTTGCTTTATCATATATAGCTACTTTTACAAAAGCTTTAGTAAAATATTCTTTACTTCCTTTTTTAACCGTGTCATACTCATCGAGAAAGTCTGATGCCATTTTTAATAATGTACAACCTGAACCAAATGTTGCAATATAGTTATTTTGAAATAACGAACTCGATGGTTCTATAACAAATGCTTTTTTATCTTTATTTTTACATATTAAAAGTACAGAATCCCTAGATACTAATAATACCAATCCATTATCTGAATAAGTTATACTATCTATATCATTTATTATTTTATTTATTGATTTCAAAATATCATTTAGAATATTTAACTTTAAAATATTTATATCTTCAATAAGTATTTCATTATTATTTATGATTTCTTTTATTTCATTAATAATTATTTCAGATACAACCATAGTACCAATACAGATAAGAACTAACTTGTTCATCTTTTGATCATATATTTCAGTATATTTAGATAGTTCAAATGTAGTATAGCTTCCTACTGATATTTTTTTATCAACTGCAATAGTATTACCATCTCTAGAAACGAATACTCCGATCGTTGTCAATTGTTTTTCCCTTTCGTGTTCGTGAAGGAGACAGTCACATATATGTGACTGTCTCCTTCACATGTCATCTAGATAACTTCGATAAGTTTATTATATTTCTTCATAGTGTTTATATCTATCCTAAAAACATCTTTATCTTCCATGAGTTTGTTGAGATCTTTGAACACAATGATTCGTGCAGAGGTTCTATTGATACACTGAGAGAACAAATTAAAGAAAACATCTTTACTTATGTTAGAATGAGTAATATAATTTTTACCTTTCATTCTCATCTGTATTTTAGTAGTTGTAGGTCTGATCCTTTGAATAGTAACAGTATTTGTTAATTCTAGATCATCATTCATCGAAATAATAAAATGATCATTCTTATTTTCTGGATAAACATATATGATATCAGTATTTGCACCTCTACAAATAGTCTTCTTTAAAGAAATATGATCATCGATCTTTCCAGTTAAGATAGTACCATCTTTACAGATCATCTTTGCAGTATGAGAAGTGTAAAAATATCCACTACTTCTGAATCCTGGCTGAAATCCCTTAACACAACATGCTGCACCATCTGCAATATTTATAGTGTAAATAGAATTTGTCGGTAATGAATAATGATCACCATCAGTATATTTAATTGTTATATTTTCATTTATCTTTTCTTGAGCATTGACATGAAACATATGAGATCCGTTATACGTATAAATTTCAATACGAGATTTAGGAAAGTCATTTAGAATATCATAAATTTCTTTTGTATTCTCAAACTGAATATTTCCACCATCAACTTTCACATATCCAATAAATTTATGACTAATACATTTTCTTTTTACAGTATATTTATCTTTCATATATTGCGCTTCTTCAGCTATTTCATTATCAATATTTTTAAATGATGTTAGTATCTTTTCGATATTGTTTTCTGTGATTCTTAATGCATTAAGAAGTTCTTCTTTTGAATCTTTTCCTAATGTATTAAGAGGAGCTTTATGGATATAATAAGCCTGATACGTCGTTAACTGAAATTTACTTCTAAAGAGTTTAATAGCTTCTATGGTATTGTTATTTTTAATGATTTTGATAACTTCATCGGTATGGTCACAAATAAGTAATAATGCATTAAGCTGTCGCAATTCTGTCGTTAATTTAGAGATTTTATATTTCTTAGAAGAAATAAGAATGTTACACCGTGCTTCATACCAATATCGTAATAATGCAATGGGGCTTATTTTCAAAATAGAACCATATTCAGAGAAATGATTATTTGGATTTAATGATCCTGTAAATGATATTTTCTTAGAGATCATTGACCATGCTTCAAATACATTTCTATTTGGCTTTAACTCAATGACAAGATTACCAATATTTCTTTCTGATGAATTATCTGTGATTCTTTCAATATTACGATCATACCAACCATTTTTAACTTTCATTAATGCTAACATAGTTTCCATAATAGAACCATAAGGAGTTCCATATGGAAGGGTATAAATAATGATTTTATTACTGCACAGTTTTACAGTACCACTAATAATAGATTGTGCATTAAACATACCATGTTTGTATTTTTCAATAAGTTCTTCTCTATTAATAAGTATATTGTCAATAGGAGTATCCGGTAAGAACAATTCTACAATCTTAGTATAATCAAATGGTGATATAGGACTATTCTTTCTATGGTTTGCATATGCAATAACGATATCACAAATATCACCTAAGTTCCTAGACATGATTTCGCTATTATAACCAAATCCAATAGAGTCACTTCCAAAATACAAAGCCAAAGGAATAGTAGGAATATAATACTCAACTTCATAACCACTATGGGTATCGGATAATCTTTTCGGTAAAGTATTAATATCAATTGATTTGTAAAAAAGATCTTTTGTATAATCGGGTATTCTTGATTTTGTATATCGACCTTTGGCAGGTATAGGATTTGAATAAGTACCCACGGAAGATTCAAATGCAATAAGTGGAGGATTACAATTAAAATTCTGTGCTAGTCTAACAGCAGTTTCATAAATAGTAGCATCACCGTGTGGATGATATTTAATAGTACTTGCAATTAATTGACTACTCGGAATAATATCATTCATATCATTTCTCAACGACCAAAAGATACGACGCTGGCCGTCTTTGAGTCCATCAAATTTATTAGGAAATGTTTTATCAATTAATCCAGTTCCAAACTTTTTAGTAAAATCGAGAATAGTATCAGATGCGGAAATGTCTTCCATTCGATCTACTTTTCCCTAATGTATGTTGGATTATATAATACTCAAAAGTAGTAAAAACATAATGGAAGAGCACCTATAGGTGCTCTTCCATATATGTCATTATGTCTTATAAAAGTCGATTATTGCCATAGGTTGGATTTTGTTCTTCTGCGGGATCTTCAGGAGCCGGAGGCGCATTGAGTCTCTTTTCCAGATCCTCTATTTTGTCATTATAAGAAACAACAAATTCAGTACCATCCGATTTCTCAAGAGTAAATGTAATGTCCTTGATACGAAGATTTAAAATGCTAACAATAGTGAAAATAGCCTTCGGAAAGGTAATTTGACCATTCGGGTTTTTTAGACATTTTCCATGATTGTTCTTCTGTTGAATAATAGCATCATTCTGCCAACCAAGAGATTCACCATAATTAAAATAAGACTTGACATAATCTTCATTAGAAACACGGAGGCAGTAGAAGAGTAGTCGCACTATGCGACCGAGATAATGGCTAGTACCAACCACTTCTCTTTTCAGGATAAAAAGGCGCATCCGGTGTGGTCCTTCGGAATCTGCTGTCAGTTTAAGTTTGTTTACTTAAGAAGTAAACTTGTTTCACTTAAGTAATATATATCTAGTACTATAATCAACTAGTGACTGATCTAACAAACACCAATCTTTTCTAAATGTTTCTTCATCCGTATGTAAATAAAACTGTCCAAATATGAAAACTAAGAATGTTTTATATATAATATTTGTAGATATTAAAATAGTATTAAATATATATTTTTCAAAATCTTCATAACTCATTTTATCTTGTTCTACATTATCTTTATATTCAACATTAATGAGATTTAACAATCTTACGATATATCGATGTGCATGTATATTGACATTATTATAATTGTTTGCTCTTATAACAGAAATGTATTCTAGTATAAGTGCTCGTATTTTCACATTTAAACTAAAATCTTCAATAGTAAATCTAGAAGATGTATAGAACAATAAAATCAAACAATTTAATATTTCTTTAATAGTTGATTGCCTATCAGATCTTTTAATATGAATGATTTCATTAATCTTTCCAGTTGGTCTACTTTTTCTAAAATTATTCCGTATTAAAATATTCTCATTATCTAATCTAGTGATTTCGCTTATCTTAGGAATATTAACAATATCGGGATATTGATGAAGTACAGTACTAGCTTCTCGTAGAACATAGATCATATTAATTAATGATGTACGAGTACTATTATTTTTCTCTAGAGCTCTAACAATATGGCTTAAAGAAGTTCGTTGCGTTTCTCCAACATATAATTCAGTTATAAGTTTCTCTAATCGTAAATTGTATCTTAAACTCTTATTAAATTCATAATTTTCTAAATGTGATTCTTCATATTTAAGATCATATTTTTTAAAGAACTTATCATCTTTAAAGAGATGTTGAATACAATCCAACATCTCTTTATCATTGGCTTCCATGTTTAAATAATTTCCATTATTCAGTTTATTAAGAATACCAGTAATGTCATTATCTATTATTTCTGTACATTCCTGTTCATTAATATTACAATTATTATCAGTACTGAGCTTCAGGCTTGTTAAAAATGTCCTTACGTGTATCACTCTGACCTCCTAACATATTGTAAATATCATTTATACTTCCAACAGATGTTATTTGGAAAATACGACGACTGTTCGGATTACTATAGATACGACCAAGGTCAGAAGGATTCATACTACCAAGACCTTTATATCTCTCTAATTCAACATATTTATCAAATGATTTAAGAATAGTATAAAGTTGCATAATAGAAACAGGATAATCGATATAATTAGGATTGTGATTTGTCGTCACATAAAACTGTAAACCTTCTTTCCAACCAATTTCATTCAAAACAGGAAGAATAGATTCATATAAACGTTCTCTGACATTATAAAGAGGAATAGAGATATCTTCTCTACCAATTTCAAAAATAAGATTATGTGTCTTTTCATGATAATGAATATTGATAGATTCCATCGTATTATCGATTGATAATATTTCTTTAATTTTATTCACATCGACACAACCATATTCTAAATATTTTGTAACATGCGTTAACATTTCAAGGATCTGTAGATCAATATTGAGTTCATTAGAAATATTCTGCATCATGTTTCCAATATCCATAATCTTCTTAATAGATCCAATATAATCAACATCAGTAAATGTATATCGTTTTCCCTTGAAATCATATGAAATTGAAAGAGCTTCTCTATAAATAACATTAGCCATCCATTCTGTAACAGCATCACTGTCTCGCAAATAAATAATTTTATCTTTAGTAGACTTATCACCTTTATATTTCAAACCATAAAGAGGAGGCATAGCCACATGAACCATACCAGTCTCAATGAGTTTAGGACACATTGCATATAGGTTACCAATTAACAAAGAAGCGATATGGTAGCCATGTTCATCAGCATCTGTTGCAATAATAATTTTACGAAAATTAAGTTTTGTAACATCGAAGTTATGAAGATCAATATTTAAAATAGTCATAATGTCATAAAAGATATCATTTGCTTTTAGTTTCTTAAGAATCTCAGGACTTCTAAAAGCACTAGGATCGCCAGGTTGATTTCGCATTAATTTTAAAGCATTCATAGGAACGCCACGTAATGCATAAATAGCTTGGTATTTACTATTACGACCTTCGACATTTTTAGCAGAATCGCCCTCAACCAAAATTAATTCAGAATCAGGATGACCTGGTTCCATACAGTTCACAAACTTATTAGGAAAATTTAGATTCTCATAAAATCGAGCAGATGTTCTAGGACGTTCTGTTTTACCAAGAATACTAATATTGTACAGGCGTTCAACATCGTCTTTAATAAGTGAGAATAATGTATTAACCTTTTCTATATTTTGTTGAAATAGTTCATGAAGTACTTTGGTATATACTTTTTCAAAGTTATCATCATAGTAACCATGCTTAGTACTACCGGCAAGTTTAGCATACTTAACAAACATATTGATAGCATAATAAAGTGGTATGGTATACATATTAGACATAAAGAATTTCTTAATAGCTTCATCCAGTATCATCGGTCCCATAATTTTCTTTAATACTTTTTCTATAGTAGAATTGTGTGTGCTTTCATTATCATCGATTTGAATATTATTTACAAATGATAAGAACTTACTTTTATCATTCATTTTAGTATAATACATTTCAATATTAAACATATAAGAATCGCCATCCTTAGCATCTAACTTTAGTTCCCAAACAAAAGGACGATTAATATTTAAATATGATCTTAAATAACTAATGGTATCTGTGTCATCGAGTGATGAATATTCAGTAGTGGCTTTATTAATAATAGAATCAATATATGCCATAGATTCGACAGGACCTTTTTTCCAGAAATTATTAGGGACGGAATTAATAATACTCTTAAAGATAATGTTATTTGTTTTAAAGTATCCCAGTGCTCTCAACTTAAATAACAGTTCTAAATAACCAGTAGAACTAAAAGTATTAATTTCACTTAAAATTAATTTATCAAATTCAAAGATAGTACAATAACCACTTTCTTTTGGCTTTACAGATTTATCTATAATGATTTGATCAGGATTACCTTGATGTGCATAGACAGAAGCATATCCATCTTCTGTCATGGTAATACCTTTAAAATCTTTACTAGCGCCAGTAGCAGCTTTAGCACCAATACCGAACTGACCACCAGTAGAAGCATATGTTGTAGCATTACCTTCGATATCGAATTTGCCAGACGTATGAAGAACACAAATACTATCAAACAAAGATTCGATAGGAATACCACGACCATTGTCTTTAATAATCATCTGATATGTTTCATTCTTAATATCTTTAATAAGAACAATAGTAAGAGGCGGGCGTTCGCCATGATCGATAAACTTCAAGAAATGCTCATCGAATGCATTAGATGTTAGTTCACCAATAAGATGCAATTGTCCTTTTGTATTAAGATGTGTAATAAACTGAGTCGGTGTTAACCTAACAGGGAGAAGTCCGCCAGCTGTAATAATATTTTTAGCAGTATATGAACGTACCGGTTTGTTGTCGCTCATGCTCTTAATCTTCCTTGTGCTTCTCTTTAATAATATATAGATAAAATCCATATAAAAATATTATATAGTTCCACCCTTGATAGTTTATACTATTAAGTATAATTTTAACTTTAAACAATTTACACTGGGGATAGTACATGACCGAAGAAATTAAGTCTAGATCAGTAGATGAAGACCTTATTAAGTTAGATATAATTTATGATAGTGGTGAAAAAAAGAAAAGTAAAGCATTAGAAATTTTAGACAAAGCTATGGATAAAATAGAAATTAATCCTAATGGAAATTCGGAGTTATTAACTGCTCAAATTTCTCTCGTTAATACATATGTCGGTGTTGTTGAATCTCAAGAAAAAGCTATTAAAGATAAAGTTGGTACCAAAATTAAACAGAAGGATTCAGAATCAACTTCTAGTGCCAGTGCAGCTGTTGTGGAGGTCCTCAATAAAATGCAACTTGGAAACTTTACATTACACGATGGTGTCGGTGTTGATAATGCTAGTAAAGACTCTGAGTTAACAGCATCTATGGATCAATTAAAAAATAACAATGCAGAAATGGCAAGTACTATTAAAGATTTTGAAAAAAGAACTGATTCAAAAGATATGTCATAATTTTAATATCTACACGGTAGGGCTTATGCCCTACCGTGTAGACCTTATGATTACTTATTAATTTTCTTCTTAGCCCACCGAATAAAATAATCCGTCTTAAGAATGTTTTTAATATTCTGTTCGTTAAACTTAGGAGTATTCTTACCATCAGTAGCAATGCGATGTATTAAACCATAGAAAATAGTAATACGATCGATATCAGTTCGTCCAAGACCCTGAACACCACGCATTGAACTACCATGTGCCATAATACCATCTTTGTGTTCATTGACGAAATTGAAAATAGCATTATAAACAATATCATTATTGACACGAAGAGCTTCGTTCATAGCATACAATAAATTAGTAACAGCATTTCTCATTTTGGAGCCAGTAGGATCAAAAGCGTCTTTAGCAATAGGAACATAGAGTTCAAGATAATGATTGATAATAGCAACTGATGTATCATTGGGATCAGTAACAATAGTATTAATAGTACTGGTATTGTCAAGAACTTCATCAATGATAGCAGTAACCTGATTATCAACAATGGCAGCAATTTGAGAAGTCTGTAACTGCTGAATGTTGGTTGTTATTAATTCACCAACCTGTGTTGTAGTCAATGTATTGATCTGCGTAGTATCAAGAGTATCAATCTGAGTTGTTGTTAAAGTGCTTATATCAGTAGAAGTTAATAACTGAATATCTGTTGAAATAAGCTCAGAAATCTGTGTAGATTCCAAAGCAACAACTTGTGTGGTAGTCAGATTATTTATCTGCGATGTCGATAAAGAATCGAGTTGAGTCGTTGTCAGTGTGCTGACCTGTGTTGTAGTCAAACCAGCAGCAGCAGATGACGAGTTGGAGTTTTTGTCATATGTAGCAAATTTAGACATATTTCTGATCTTTCTCTTTGTTGGTTTCGTGTTACTATAAGATTATTTTTCTAATATAGGTATTTATTAACAGATGTTACTTCAAATAATCCAAGCGATGCTTGATGCATAGCCTTCATTGATAGATTAAGGAATTCAGTACCGACAGTAATAGCATTCATAGTCATAATTTCTTGATTCATCTGTCTAAAGTCTTCACCACAGCAAGAATAACAATAACCATTTTTAGTAGAGCATGTCTGGGGAGATCTCATCTTAATAGTTCTATTAACAAACTTTGATACATTTTCAGGATATATGGTTTCGTATGTTTTATTATCTTGAGATAATACATTTCTATAATAATAATCTTTAATATTATCCTTAGTTAATTCAAGAGTCAAGTGTCTAGTAGAATCACAGGTATCTTCAATAATTCTTGTATTCTGAAAAATACGAATAAGAAATTTAGATTCTTCACCACCCTTAGCTGTTTCTTTTGCTCGGCCAAAAGAACCGCGTCTAATTTCATTACAGATAGTAGCAAAATTCTTAAAGTCCCAACCTTCATCGATATTATTATCAATAAAGTTATAGTTAGATTCATCACCAAACTTATTAACAGCACCAACAGTAATAAACATATTTTTTCTGTGATTTTCGTATGACTTACTATCATGATCATAAAAGACAGCACTTACGTCAGTACTAATATCTTCTTTGTCCATTCTAACAAGTTCTTCTTCTATTTTATTCATAACAATAGCATTACCATTTTTAATCTCTTCGGCATATTCTATTAAGAGTTCGTCTCGTCTCTTGATAATAGCAGGATTAATACAAATAGATTTTTTAGTAAAAGCAGGAACTGCTAATTCGGTTCTTTGTAAATAATAAAGATTTCTTGAGTAAGCATACGCCTGATCAACTTTAATTTTACCTTCAATCAGTAATGTAACAATAAGGGGATCGATATCTTTTTTAGGGCGAATAGTGTTATTCATGTAAGGAATAATATCACCAAATGGATCTGCTAACCATACATAATTAAGAAGCAATCTACCAATAGATGTTTCTATTTGTTCTCCATCTGGTACATTTACAATATCATTTTTTGTAATAAGAATATGATCACCATAACCAAAAAATAAACCGGACGCTGTCATGTTTAATGGATAGCAAATAATATTATTAATGTTCTTATTCTTATAAATACCCATATTGTAATAAGGATCGTATGTTATATCAGTTTCATTATTGTCGATTAATGATTCAAAATCATTATTTTCTGTAAATGAAAATATATAATAAAGTTGACCTAATACATTTAATAATTTTCCTTTATACAGATATGTATCGTCTCCCTCTACTTGTACTTTAACACTACCATCAGAACCAACATTTTCTATAACTATTGCTTTAGTCTTTTGACTTTCCGTAAACACATCAATAAGAAAATCTAATATAAGAAAGTTTCTGACATAGTTTAAAATAAAATTATGTTTGGCTGTATTAATCATTTAATGTTTTCCTGTGCACTAAAGAATGTACTAAAGTCAAATAATCTAACAATATCCATGATCTGATTTACATATTTCATATCCAACATTTCTAATACATTTGTAAATATGTTATTTTCAGTAGCTTCTGTAATTCTTTCTTTATAGTTGTCTAAAATATTTTTAATATATACATCTTTAGAAGTTTCTTTATTTATATGTGAAAATTCATAGATTGTATTTACAATAGAAGATAATAGAATAATGAGACATATAGTTTGTTTATTAAATGTAGGTTTATCCTTATAATACCCAATACATAAAGGAGATAGTGTATTCAACGTATATTGATATTTGGTAATAAGGGCGTTGATAAGAATAGTATTACCACCGACTTTATCTATAGTAACCGCATCAAGCCAAGCAAACTGATTAACATTATCTTTTGATGTTATAAAATTAATATGCATCTCGACCAGTACATAGAGAATATCAATGTCGAATTTATTTCTAAATTGAATATTAAAAGCAGAAATCAAACTATTATAAAGTCTAGAGACAGAATATGTCCTTCTCATAAATCTAGTAACATATTCATTATCGATTTCAAATTCAATCGAACTATCATCTATCTTTAACAAACCATCTAAATACATATCAAAGATCTGAGATGATGATACTTTATCAATAAGGTATTCATAACAACTATATAAAGTCTCTCTTGTCTTTTCATTTACGACACCAACAAAATGTAATAGATCGCCAACTGTTGATGTTTCGGGGCCACCATCTGTAAGAATGGATCGTATAATTGTTTTAAAATCCATATCTTTCATAGATAAATATAAAGTGGTAGCATTTGTAATTTCAGCTAATGTAATAAATAATTCAATATGTAAAGCGTTAGAAAACATATCATTTCTATTACAATTGAATTCAATACCTAATTGATTAAAATCATCTAGAATAATATCTAATGCATAATACAAAATATCATCATCGGTAACACTATCTGGATCGTGGGATAATAAATAAGACTGACTTTCAATAGCATCTCTTACATTTTTTGAAACTGTACATAATCTAGATATAAAGTTTTCATATGTCTCAGTCTGAATCATAGAAGGTATACCTCTTATGTTTGAGGATGTCATAGTATATTTTTTTCTATTATTGAAATAAGAGAGTAGGGCTAAAAGCCCTACTCTTCGTCATCATCTTCAGTACCACCACTCTCTGTATCATTAACATTATCTTCTGCTTCAACATCTTCTAATAATTTGGTAATATCTTCATCTTCTAACATGCTATCATCTTCAGTCTTTTTTCCAGATACCGTACCGGCAATAAGATCCTGTCCATAAATATCACTAATGATGGTACCAACTTTACTATCGCCAAAAGGAATACCTAAACTTCTAATAATTAAATAATGAGGAGTAGAATTATCAAATACAATTCGTCTATAATTAATTAATGGTATAAATATTTCTGGAATCTTTTTAATAGATGATGGAAAAATAATAAAACTAATATTTTTGTTTGGATATTTATCAAAGAAGTTGACAAGCTTGATGTATAACTTCTCATTCTTTTCTTTAAGATAATTTAAATAAGCTTCCGATTTAATAGACTTTCCTTTATTTAATAAATGAACAACGTGTCCTTTAGAAGGTAATAAGAACTCACCATATTCTTCTGCAAATACTTCAGACCAAAATAAATAATAAAAGTATTTTGAAACTAATGGATCTGTATATTGTTCTTTTTCATTAATAGGAGTAACTGTTAGGAATGTCTTATCACCATTTAATAATGATTTATAAACAGTCTGTTCGTGTTCATAAACAAACATAAATGTTTCTTCGGCACTCAAACTACCAGTTTTAGTTGCACCATCTAATACATAATCAATAAATTTATTTGTAGAGGTTCTTGTTTCTAAACAATGTGCACTAGATCTTAAAGTAAGACCTTTAATATCAAGTTTAATTTTAGCAAGAATCTTACCTTCCTGAATTGTAATCAATCCGATATAATGTTTTGGTAACGGGGTATTGAGCATAATAGGATATAGAAATTCATTCTTCATAATAATTCTTTCAGCATCTTTTCCGACGATACCAAAACTTGTACTCAACCTTGCAAATAAATGTTCAATAGACATACTTAACATAAAGACCACAAATGCATTAATATTAAATGCTTTCTTACTAAATTGTAAATAATGTCCGGTATACCACTTTACCCAATCTTGTACTGTAAAGATAACACTATCAGTATCTGATGCAATGACACATCGCCTGATCATATTTGGATGACCCATAGCATCAGCAACATCCATATCAATTGTTATAAATGTAGAAATAATATCTTGAATTTCATCTGTATGGTTAAGCATTCTATCACCAATAGTAATAAGATTTCTTACATTAGGGTGATTATCCTTGATAGCATCTTCTAATGGTAAATTGTCAATAAGATCAGAATTTAATGAAGTAATAACATTTTTAAGATCTCCTTTGAAGTCATTAATCTTTTTAATATTAACATCATTATCTATAATCAAATTATCCCTATCGAAGAACTTGTCTAAATAAGGTAAAAAGAATTCTGTATTAAACATAACTATATTCTTTAAACACGATGCATAGAAGATAAAACATCTTTCCATATTATCGAACTTAGAGATAAGATCATAAATATCACTTTCAATAAATTCTTTTCTGATATAGAATTGGGTACTTTGTAAGAAATGATCAACTATATCTTTAACAGTAGGAATATATAAATTAAATTTATTGACAACATTTTCTACTTGTTCTCTGTTAAATATTCTTTTAAGACAGATGCAATAATTAATAATGTGTTCTATATCAGGAAAATAGAAATTACCACTAATAAATTTCTCAGTATGTGCATAACCACACATGACACCATGTCTGGCAGTAGAGGTCACACCATTATAGTTAGCAACATCAGATAGACAATTAAATTCAGAACCATGAGCTCCTGGGATAGCATTTGTATTAATCTTTACTTGTGATTGTCCATAATTAGCTTTCGATGCTGTAATCTCATCACCAATTTCACCTGCTCTTAACATTTCGTTTTTTAGTTTTTTACGTTTGGCTAGATTCTTATTGATCTTTACTTTTAGAAAACTTTCTTTAATGTCTGGAGTCTGATAAATAGTACCACAAGGAGTAATAAGCTTATATTGATGTTTTCTAACATGGTCGTATAGATCAACTGTTTTTAATTCTGCATTTCCGTATGAAGGATGATCAATAATTTCTATAGTAGGTCTTTGCATATTTTCTTTAATATAATTTGTTACAAATGTTTTAATAAGGTCTTCTGACATATTAGGGTTCATGGTTTTAATATACGAAACAATATTTTGAACATATGAAATTGCTAGTGTAGTACGCTTTTTTTTGTATTCGTGTTGTTTAAAATATTCTAGCATGAACACAAACTCCTATGCATATATTCTAGAATTCTTATAAGATAAATTCGTTAATTATTAGTATATTAATAAATTTTCATATTACATTATAAGACTGAAATCTCCAAGGTAATGATTCCGTAAGAACCCAATGAGGAATAACATCTTGAAAATTAGAGGACACTATGGTCGATACTTGCCCAAATATCACAAAAGAGCTCAATCATCAGTCCGATCGTCTGAAGACTATCGATAACACTATCGATGGTATTTCAAAGCTCGGTGTTACTGATTCCACCTCTGACACATTAACTATTTTATCTCTTGCTTCTGATGGTATGAAAAATCTGATTACCGAACCTAGTCATACATCTGCCGATAGTCTTATTAAACTTAATGATGGTATTAATGCAGTAGATGCTAAATTAAGAGAAACAATTTCTGAACTCAATCTTACAAAAAATGACGAAAAAACCTAAAGAACGAAAAAAATATAAACTTCAAGATATTTTTCAAGAGTATCTACAAAGACCTTTTAATAGAAAATTACAATATATGTATATTAATCTTGTTAAGGATGATCATATTCTTTTATCTAATGCAAAACCGTCTAGGTTTGAATTTGGTGATATTCGATTTTCTATAGGTGTTGTTAATTTATTAAATGAAGAAGAAAAAGCAATTTTCACAGAATTCCTTAAATTATTCGATTTTAAAAAGAATAAATGTTATGTCTTTTATATTAATGAATTTACAGCTTTTATGAATAAATTAAAGTGGAATTTTGATGGCGTTGTTATTGAACATATTGATAATAACATTTATATTAACAAAGATGATGTTAAGAAACGTATCTGTGGTATATGTGACGAATTCTTTATTATATCAAGCATTATAACTGAATATGAAAAAAGTATTAATGAATTCTTCGATAACACATTAAATCCTAAAGTAAAAATAACAATACCAAAAAATACTAATAGTTTTGTTCATAAACAAGAGCCAGAAGAGCTTAGTATTCTCAATCTTAATAATGAATATAATCAGCTATCATTTCTTTTTGTAGCTGGTAATAATATCTTAAAACCACTAAATGACACTACTGAAATATATATAGTTTATTATAAAGTTAAAGACGAATCTGGTATTCGATATGGTGCATATGTAAGAGAAGAAAATTATGTAGAAATGTATGATGTAAGGTGTCTATCATTCGTCATCCCAAAAAAGAAAGGGACTGTGTAAAATGTCCGACGATCCTAACAAAACTGATAATCTGTTAGATAAAGATATTTTAAAAATAACTCCAACATTTACCATGGATGGTGGAAGTGGTGGTGTGGTTAATAGCGTTAGTGGTAATGAAGAATCTTTAACTACTGAACTCGAATCAAATAATGAAACTAATAATTCTTCTGATAAAACTCCTTTAGAAAATAAAGTTATTGTTGTTTCTGATGATATCGACGATGTTGAAGCTGAGCCTTTCTACGACGAAATCGCCGAAGATGGTTCAGTGGAAACTGAAAACGATATTGTCGATAAAGCTAATTTTGAATTAATGGCTGAGAATACAGGGTATTTTATTGGTCAGAAAAGTGAAGATGTTATTAAGGCAATGAATGCTTATTTCAGTGATATTCCCGAAGATAAGATCGATACCGATCCTGTCGCTCAGGCATTTATTAATACAGTACGTGGTACTCAGAATAATACTCCTTTTGAAACAGAAGCTATTCGCCGACAATTAGCTATTAAAGATATTGAAAATAAGAGTATGTTTGCTCCTACATATATCGATGATAAGGGTAAAGGTATTCTTGGTAATCGCTATACTGTTAAACCTACTGATCATAATGATATTCGTATTATTGATTCTATTGACGGTCTTAATGAAGTCAGGTTCGAAGTTAGTGACTGTATGCGTATTCCTCTTATGAATAGTGGTTTTAATATTGAATTGGCACATCCTGATATGGATAAATTAAATGCATATTTTAATAATGCCTATGAATCTATTAATGTTTATGGTCGTGAACTTGGTGTTGTTTTCTATTTGTTTAATGATTTCTTTATTAAAGAAGAAGGTACTCGTCTGTTCTTAGATTCTACAGTTGGGACTAATCTGAGTAATTGGCGTCTCGAAGACACTCTTATTTCAAATATTAAGATTACTGATTATCCTGTTATTATGTTGACACTTGCGGCGCTTATGCATCCCGAAGGTTATAATTATACTTATGTTTGTACGTCATGCAATAATTCTGTCACTGAACTGATTAATATCATTAAACTTCGTCGTAATGATTTTAGTAAAATGAAGGTTGATAATATCTTTAATCTTAAGAGCATGAAAACTGTTACTCCTGATATGTATACCAAGTATCAAGAACTCTTAGGGTTCAAAGACACTGGTCGTTATACTGTTTCTGATAATGTTCAGTTTGAATTTGAATTCAGTATTCCGTCTATTAAACAATATCTTGAATATGGCCGTCGTTTTGTTTCTGAAATCATTGCACAAGAACATGGTAATAATGATAAAGAGCGTAGAGATTCAATTGATATTGCTTTGAAGTATTCCTTATTTAAATCATACGTTCCCTATATTAGTAAAATCCGTATTGTTAAGAATGGTAAGGTGAATAAAGAAAGTACTGAAGAATCTGTTATTAATGAAGGTTTATCTATTCTGTTTAAGCGTAATCCTGGATGTAATCTTCCTCAAGATGTTGAAAAGTTTATTGGTAAGTCTGAGATTTCTCATATTTGCTATCCGGTTAAATCTTGCCCTCATTGTGGTCATACTCCTGAAACCTATTCTGAAGGGTTTTATACGGTGGACCCCGAAACCACTTTTTTTATTCAGTCGCAGACTCGATTGATGATGTTACACAAGAAGAAGTAGAAGCAAGTATTAATAAAAAAGAGAATCTTATTCGAGAATTAAATTTAAGAGGTATTTACGGTATTGTAAGAACTTCGCTATTACAAGCTATTAATGAAGAAACTCTTCATATTGATTCACTATTACCATATATGTCAGATGTTGGTTTTCATAATAGATCTAAGCATTGGGAGTTTAATAAACTTTATAAGAAGGTAGCTAATATTTTATTCAATACAGAATGGCATACTAAGTTTGGATTAAACTTAAAAGAAACTATGAAATTAACGTATCATAGATTTACTGTATTAGAAAAAATAATCATAGAAGATAATGAACGTCGTATTAAAGAATATGAAGAAGAACAAAGAAAACAAAAATTAGACAAGGAAGGTATTAAGTATGTCAGAAAAAACAAATCTGAATAGAGATAAGAATAGTTTAAATATTATCAGTGGTAAGAAGTTTGTTGATTTTGTTATTGATACATGTGTTAAAATGAAAGATCTTTTGTCAGAACATTGTGGCCCCGATGCATCTGATGCTATGATTGTTTTATTTAATGGAAATAACTATCGAGAAAAATATAATAATTTATTTACGAATGATGGTATTACGATTATTAGTTCTATTGAATATGCTAATGGAGTTCAGCATCACATCTCTGATCTGTTGAAGTATATTGGAAATAGAATTGATGATAAAGCTAAAGATGGTACTACATCGACTATGTATATTTTCCTAAGTATCATTGAACATTTCTTTAGAATTAAACGTGAGAATTTTAAATTTCTAAATATTATTTCTAATGATATTAAATCATCCAAAGAAATCATTAATGAATTAAATGCCTTTATTGATTTTATCGAATCGTGTATTGAAGATGGTGCCATTACCATAGACAATTCTGAATTTTCACTTGTTAAACATTTTAATATTACTAAAGAAGAAGCTATTCGTTTTGTTGCATATAACCAAGCTATGATTTCTTCTAAGTTCGATCATCAGATTGCTAGAGCTATCTGTGATGTTGTCGAATCCCTACCTGAAGAATTTAATGGTATGTTCACAGTTAATCAGATTCCATTTGAAACCTCTGAGAGATTTACAGTTGAAGAACAAAATTATGATTTTATGTTTAACGGTACACTTAACCAAGACTATATGAACTATAAACTAGATACTCAGTGCATATATAAGAAATGCGATATTCTTGTTATTGAAGACGCTCTTATTCCAGGTTCTATGGATTATACACTGGTTATGGAATATTTGACAAGAATTACAAATGAAGAAGAACTTAAAAATACATTACTTCTTATGTGCCCCAACTTTGATTCTCAAGTTTATGATATTACTCGTAATTATAATCGTAAACATAAGAACAAAATCATTCCTATTACAGCTATGGGTAATGTTATGGCCGGAAAGGGTGCTTTATTATTCAAAGCTATTCTTGCTTGTTCTGGTAAATATTCTGTTGCTGAAAACTATATGAATGATAAACCTTTAGAGAATTCAATTATTCGGAATGCTTCGTTTCATTATAAAGACAAGTTTATTACAATCAATAATATTTATAAAAAGACAAACAATAGATTCCATCCATTTTATCTCAACAGAAATAAGTTTAGACCCTATACAGAACTTGTCGATGAACTCAAAGCTCGTATTGAAGAACTCACTTCTGGTAATAAACAAGTTAATTCTGGCAATGATGATATCTTAGCAAGGGAATATATTAATTTCTATAGAAAGCTAGTTTGTGTTAAACCAAAAATTATTACGATATCTGGTGCTCGTTATGAGTGCTTAACAGATTTTCAGATCATTAAAGATTCATTTGGTGCTGTTCTCTCTAGTATTGAATCTGGATTTATTCTTGATGGTGTTTCTAATATGTATTTAAACTGTGTATACAGTACTAAATTTACTCAATACGCACACATCTTTAGAGAACTTCTCGAAATTATCCATACAGATATTGATAGAAAAGATCTCATAGATGTTAATTTTGATGAAGAAATTTTCAGCTATAGACTTCATAATAACAAAGAAACTTATTATCTTTCCGAATCTACTATTTTAAAAACACTTATATTTTCTTATAGTGATACTCCTCCTACTGTTGAAGACCTTGAGTATATTGTATTGGTACAGCCAATTGAAACGTATTCTGAGATGATCAAACGATTTAAGGAAGTTCTTCCCAAGATCATTAATTCCTCCAAGATCATCATACCAGATACGGTTAATACGGAGATTAAATAAATGACATCTACAATGACTCAATATGTTACAGATAGTATTCGTGGAGATAAAGTAGTTTTTACATCAGTTAATAACAAAGATAGTGTCAGCTATTCTGGTACTATCCGTGGTATTGTTGAGTATGACATTGCTCAACAGTATCGTGATATTGTTCAGTATAATACAGATGCACAAAAAAATAATAGTGCTATCCCAGCTTATCAGACATTAACATATTTCTTAATTAGACTCGATGATGGTACATTGGTTGTATTTGCCAATGAATGGATTCAGAATGGTAGTTTTAGTATTATTCAAGATACGACCATTTACACTATAGATGTTTATGATATTCCTAATAATGGACAAGATAGTATCATTACTATTTTAAGCAATGCTGGATATAAATGTACTGTGACAAACACATCTTCTTAAAAAATATCAATGAAGGACGAGGCATAGCCTCGTCCTTCATCAATTTACAGCGTTTCGCCAGTACCCATGATCATTCTCCAGTTTCCAAATAATTCTACTTTTTAAAGTCTTGTCAATAGCATCAATAGCATGTACTCGCTTCTCGATAAAATCAACTAATGAAATTGTATTTCTGGTATCCCAAATTATTTTAATATCTGTTCGTTCTTCAATAGCAACAAAATATATGATACTATCTACTTTTTCAAATAAGTACCCATTCTTTATTGGCATTTCTAAATTAGAAATTTTAGTTTCTAATCTATTAATGGGTTTACCAATTCCATAAACTTTCTTTACTGGCTTGTAGCTATTTCCTTTAAAGTAATTATCAACCTGAATAACACAAACTCCATCATGTTTTGAAGTATAATAAAATTGAATGCTATCGATTATCAAATAACATTCAATGAGGTCATCCATAGTTTTTCTCCACATAAAGAAAAATAAAATTGTATGGACGGAGGGGGAGATGTTACTCTCCCCCATCCATGCCGATCAGACTTCAGCCAGAGCCATGGCCACATCGCCGACAGCTTCGGAATTGCCGCTGATTTGTTTGTAGCCGTAATAGAGGGCGCCGCCGACGATGGCGAGGCCGACCACGCCGAGCGCGATCTTCTTCCAGGAATAACCTTCTTCTTCTTCCTTTTCCGCCGGAACGGAAATGATCTGGGGATTGCCGGTGGTCTGGTTGATGCCGCCACGCTGATTGAGCGGAATGATCTGGCCGTTCGACAGACGCAGGACCTGCACAAGTTCGCCTGATTCGAGTCGAATGATCTCGGGCTTCACTTCGATGGTTTCGAGGTTGACGGCCTGGGAATTGGCGATGTCGACGAGGGTTTCGTTGTTCTTGGGCATTTCGAGATTCTCCAAAGGATCGATAATTGTGATGCAGGCGTTCGGATTGAGCGTCTGTAATGCTAAAGCTTGGTAGTACTGAGCTTTATGTCGGATCTTGATTTGTTCCGGCGTAAAGCCTGCGAGCTCATCCTGCCGAACAAGTTCGTTGAGGATATTGGCAACAACCGTTCCTCGACGATTAAGCTCCGCAACTCGTTCGGGTGTCGCCTCCAACGGGACAGCTTTAAGCTCTCTCGGAGGAAGGGCGAACTTAGGAGTTCCTTGCTCGCCATCATCGCCGAACTGTTCATCTTCGGGATTAAGTGACATGATGGCTCTCCTCAAGTTACTTATAGATACCTTGCCGTATCTAGCACAAACGAGACTTCTATATCTATCTATGCAAAATAGTAATATATATCTGAAATAAAACGAATTACAATTTATATAGATATCCTAGTCTGAGAAGGCCGAGAGGCCTTCTCAGACTACTGTATTAAAAATGTTTTAGTCGTTCTGATTGATAGTAAAAAGGATTACGAATAAGATTGTTTGTCATCTTCTGTAAAATCTCATAATCTCTAATCATATTTGCAGATGCTAACATATCTGATAATGATCCAGAATTTGATATACGTAGGATAGTACTGAATATCAAATTTCTAAACTTATGAATATCTCTTTCCTTAATCTCATTGATAGTATTCTTCAATGATTTAATAGAATTAATAAAATCTAGTGAAACATCCTTTGGTAAATTACTATCTTTAAATCGAACTAATGTATTAAAATAAACTTCTTCGCATCTTAAGATATCATCATCGTATCCACTTATGAATCCGTTTGTAATAGGACCAAAGAAATATTTCATTAATAATGTTAAAGTAGAGACAGTTCTTACATACGGTACATACTTAGTATCGAAATCTCCTAACTGATATTTTCTAGATTTTTCAAGCCCAGAGATGAGATGATGACCATATCCATGCCTAACACAAAATTCGTCAGCTATTCTTTCTATATAAGCAAAGTTTAATTTAGTTAATACGATATCACTTACTTTAGCATTCTGAAAGTTTTTATCTGAAATAAGTTTCTTATCGGATATAGCAGTAATGATGGTTGCTATTCCTAAATTATATGCTTTATTCTTATTATCGTCAGTTATCAATTTAATTAAGTTTTCTTTTTCTATAGTTGTTAGGTCTTTATTATTCTTAATGATTTCAATAAGATCAGTTCCGTATTTATTTAAAATTTCATCATCTTTTTCTAATTGTAATAGTTTTACAGAATTTGAAATAATATCACATCTATGATACATAGCTGTACATAATTCAATATATGTCATAGTGTGACCAATTTCATGTAAGATCATTGCAGTCACTTCTTCTGGTGTAATATGAACAGGATATAAGCACTTACTCATTAATACTGATAAATATAAAAATAACTTTGATCTTATCTTTGAAACATTAGACTTTAATCTTGAAGTATTTAGATCTAAATTATTTGAAATTATTTCTAATGTTTGTTTATATGAATTATAATTAGATTTATTATGTTCTATATCGTTATGTGTTCCTTGCATAGCATCAGTAATATAAATATGAGAATTTAAATCATCTTTTTCAATGATAGGATCAAATAGTGTTAACATAGCCCCATTAAAATAAGTTAAAGAAGGATCTACAAAAACTTGATTGTTTACTCCGGTTTCTTCAAAAACAATAGTCTCTAACTCTTTCTTAAACTTATCAGTTATTTCAGTATATGGATGTACAGTTCCTATCGTAAATGTTTTAACTTCATTATATTTATCCTCTAACTTAATCATTGTATCATTAACACAAGTAAAAATACGTTTAGCTAATTTACTATTATTTTGAAAAGAAATGCGTTCAAAGCCATATGTTAACATTTTTGTCCTTTCGTATAAAAAAGAAATGATCTATAAAGTGGTCTAAAATAATAAGAAAATCTATACCAGGTGGAGCAATGCTCCACCTGGTATATGATCAGCCTGAAAAATTACAGGTTTTCAGGATCGACTTCGGCGCCGGCCGAGTCTTCTTCATGGCGTTCGCCATTGCCGGCATTTTCGGGATCGTCGTTGTTGATCTCATGATGCTGGCCGTCGTTCTCGGGGTCCTCGAACCCTTCACCTTCCAGCTTGTCCTCGGTCTTTTCCGGCAGATCGATAGGATCTTCGAAGGTGTTCTCGGCGCCATTGCCTTCGCCAGCCAGCTCAGCATCTTCGACAGCACCGAATTCGAGGTCGGCGGGAACTTCGACTTCCTCGTCTTCGACCACCAGATTGGCAGGATCGGCATCCAGAATGTCTTCGGCGTCGGTGACGATGTCCAAGTTTTCATCTATATCAGGCATGATGTCCTCTTTCTTTGTAAACGGATCTGCAACATGCAGAACACAAGAAATGCACGATAACGCAGCATCAATAGTTTCGATAAACAGCGATACGTGATGAGCTATATTATCATGAATGATGTCGATTTGTGACACGTTTGACGGTGTCTCGATATCATCCTCATTACCAATAGCATTTTCAACCTGAGGCGGAACATCATTGTCGACACCATGAGCATAGTTGACCATGTCAGAGACATTGGTCAAAATGCCTTCAGCGCGACCGATGAGCACTTCAAGTTCATCACAGAGTTCATCAGCAGCGGTAATGATTTCCAGAACATTCTGGTAACTGTAACCGAGATTATTGACAGTACCCTTCGATTCAATATAATTTTCTTTGATATTATCTTTTAAATGAATAATTGTATTTGAAGACTGATCATATTGAGCACCAGTAATAGGATTGAGAGCTTCAACAAAAGATTTCAGATGTTCAGCAACAGCATTAATACTATCATTATCCAGAGGATCAATGTGTTTAATATCGATATCTTTAATCAGATTTTTAAGTACATTTAATTTTTCTAACAAGGCCGAAGAATTGATCGCAACAAGAGCAGTATTATTGACTTCAGTATTTTCAACACTATTCGTGGAAAGGCGAGCAGAAGTTTTATCCAATTGCGCATCAAGCAGAGCAACATTGTCTTCGAGTTTCGAGAAGACTTCACCAAGGTTATCTCTGACATTACCCAACCAATCCTTTATACGAGTATTATTGGAATCATTAATATCATCTATTTCAGAAGTTAAACTTTCAACACGGCGATCTGTAGGATCGACATCAACATCATCAAGGGATTCTTGAGCAGGCATAGATTTAATAGAACCAGTGTGAATATTACCAGGATTAATAATAGAGATAATAGATTTGTTCATACCACCGTGTCTGAGAACATTAGCGATATGACGAGATTCTTTCAATTCGCAGCTAATATGCTGCATATTCTCAAGGCCACTACGAACACCATTGATCGCATCCTTGAACTGAGACACAATCGAAATGACATTCGATAGTGAAATACGCTTTTTTGTATTTGCCATGATTTTTGACTCGTTCTTGTGTCTGTGAAAAATACTAGCCCCAAATAGCATTCGTAGTATATAACGGAGATTTTAACTTCTTATTAATGACTGAAACATTGTCTTCATTGAATCGTGTATACAAGCCTGCTAATCTAGAGAAATAATCTTCCATAGCAATAAGGTATTCACTACCATCATTCGAAATTTGATAATTTTCTTCTGGAATAGATTTGATAACAGGAAGAGAAATAGGAGCACACAATAGTGTGCTATTAGATATTTTAAAATCTAATCTTCTATGATGAACATGTTTAAAATTACATTCAATTTCATTTATACTTGTATTTGTCATTCTGCAAATGATATAGATAAAAATTCTTAAAATACTTACATGATCTTTAAACTCTAATACTTCAGATGTTGTGATAGTTCTTATCTTGTCAATAAAAGGGCTGATATAAGAAATGGATTTTGCAACACCATTTAAAGAGCCAATCATTGTACTATAAAGTGTTGTTTCCAAATTATAAAGAATATTGTTATCGCCACTTATAGTTTTCGTATTATTGAAATTAGTTAGCTTCAATATAGATTTAACATATTCTAAAGAAATGGGATCTAATGTATCAATATTTACTGATAATGATCTACCAGTTGTCATTCTATCAATACATTTAAATAGACCAGCATACATTGTCATAATATTTGTATTAATGGAAGATGAAATAAATTTCTGTAAAACCGTATTCTGAATATTTTTAGTTTTATTACCATAGACACCAAACTGCTCATCATAATCTAATTCAGTTGGCATTGGTGTCAATGAGAACTGTTTGAATTCATGTAGATAATGAATACCTTTTTCAAATACATAATTTTTATCATTAAACCGTCTTAGTAGATTGGTATACTTAAGAACCATAATCATAAAATAAGCAATATCAGAATCACTACTCAGTAACTTGAATTTCTTAATATCAGCCTGTCTATCGAGTCTTGAATTAGCCATGGCCTACCTCGAAATCATGGATAGCCTTATCGCATTTTGTAACTTCGTCATTCAATTTATTAACCAATTCTTCGAGTTTTCTATAATCGGCAGATTCAGTATCCAACTTCTGCATCATCTGGCGATATAATGAAATCTTAGCCAATAACCAATCTTTTCTATATTTACGTTCTTCATTAATACGACGCTTGACACTTTCAATAGAATCCATAACAAACAAAATAGGAGAGAATACAGCAAATCCAGTATTCAATAACCCTTTAATAGCAATGCTATAATCATTGAAATTAACAGTATCATCAATAACGACTTTATCCGTCTGAATAAAGAAGTCATTATTATTCTTACGCATCATTTCAATTTCAGTTAAAATAGTCTGACCAGATCTACGATTGAATAGAATATCAAAGAATGAAGCAACAGCATTCGTATTTGCAATAATTTCTTCAATACGATACCGAGGAACAGTATCGACTGTATTTGTAGCATCTGCCATCATGTAATCAAACATGTAAGTATAAAAGTTGATAACTTTAGGAATGAACTGAATATAACCGATACAAGAAGCATGAGACATCTTCATCTGTTCAATAGTAATCTCAGTAGGGTCTGTTCCCGCACTAAAAACAGTATTAAATTCATTTCTAATAATTGTCAAATCGTTTTCCATGATCTTAAATAGAGTAATAAAAGAACTCAACATAGCTTTAGATTCTAAACCAGCAACTGTAGTATTTGTCAACTTCAAGAAATTACTATAATGATTATAAAAATCAGAAATGTTATGGTTCTGTTTCTTATTTCTAATAATAACCGTTAAAGATTTTAAGACATCAATACTCTTAGAAGTGATATCGATCATATCGTCAACATTTTCAAGATTGATATCAATAATATCTAATAAATCAGACTTACGAATAGAATTCTTCTTAGACTTGAAGATGCGGGAGAAGAACCCACCTAACATAAATTTCATGGAAAGAACCTTTCTTAGAACTTAGGAGCCTTGCCCTGGTTTAAAGCATTAAGAACAGAGACAATATCTAAGTTCCCACCACCCTTAGCAGATGTTTTCATTTGATCAAATGTAAATGTAGAAACAGTATCTAAACCATTGTAATACATAGTGACAGTATTGTACATCGTATCAACAATGATAATCATCATGGTAAAAGACTTAGCAAAGAAGTCATCGCGCATTTCTTTATTTTCAAATGTAAAACCAGATTCTGCCTGAGCCAATTTAGCAGCATCGCCGCTAAATACCATGACAGCATTTGCTAAATTGCGAGAACGGTCTGCTTGCTTATAAGCAATATTAGCATATGCTTTACCACGATTTTTAGTCTGCTGTTTAGCCATCTCAGATAGAATACCAGTGCTATCCTGACGCATAGCTTTATTACGATCACGAATAACATCCATATTAAACACAAGATCGCCCCAGAAAGAAATCTCACCAGTCTTCCACTGTAAGTAGCGCTGCATAAATGTATGAACAACATTCAGTTTAATAGCTTCAATAGCAACACGGATCGGCATGATGTAGGGAGACATCTGAACTAATAAATTAATAGTGACATTGGCGTGATGATTATCAGGGTTCTGTAGAGTAACTTCAATAACTTTACCAGCAGGAATATGATTGTCACCAGCTAATGAGACAACCTGGCCTTTTGTACCATAAGGAGTCTGCTTATTCTTATTTTCAAGATCCATAATTTTAAGCATTGTATCTTGTTGTCTGCTCTTCTGAGCCAAACGATCTTTCTCATCTTGTGTCTTATCACGATTGTCCTGATGAGTACGATCTTGTTCATCTTTATTTCTTTTATAAGCATCTTTACTATGGTCGATGATGTAATCAACAGCATCTTTTTGCTGCTTATATTTAAATTCATCTTCCTTTAAATCTTCTAAACTAAAGACATTTCTGTTTAATTTAATTTTTGTTTTATATGTTGTATTCATAGCTTCGAAAGCGGCAATAGAAGAAACATGTTCTTTTGTCAGAGATTCAGTAGCGACAACCTTAATCATGCTTTCAATAGTCTTACCACCGGTAACATAATTGTTCATCTGGAGAGCATTAAGGACAAGAGCAGCAAATAAGTTGTGTGTTGTTTTAACGACATCTGTCATGATAGGTTCAGAAGCAACAGTTTCGTCGATGTAAATACGGCTTATGATCATGCTCTTTTTAGCAAATGAAAAAAGACTTACATTAGCACTATCTTTAATATCTTTAGTGGCATTAATAACATCACCAACAGTAACCTCACCTTCTGGAGTTTTAACACCTAATGACTTTACAGCATTAAGCATAGACGAAACGCCAGAGACGGCAGTAAGCACGGCAGGAATAGCCATTTTGGAAATCCTTATAATTCCACAATCTATAAAATATCTTTTTAAAATATACTATGATTTGTACACTTTATGGAGGCGAATTCCATATGGGCGACTATGAAATACAAAAAGCTAGTACTGGAAATATAAGTCTTTATGATGGCGAACACCAAGAAATAATGGATCTTCTTACAAAACAATCTTTTATGTATTCGGGTTTCGGCAGTTCTGAGTATCAATATGAAAACATTTTGGCATCGTATGATCGATTTAATAGAAATGTTATGTTGCCTGTTACTGATACACCAGGTCTTACTTTTATAACAAGACCTAGACTTAATTTATCTATGCCTTCTTTAAGACGAGATAACGTAATGGCTATGTTAGATACCATTGATACTACAAGTATTAATTTTGCAGTCAGAATGATGCTGGATACATATTTAGCAGATTCTGGAGTATTTAAACCATTAGCGGACCAGTGTCCATTTATTGATAATAATTCTCCTTTTCTTATCCCATTATCTAATACATTAATGAGTCAGACTGGTTGGCCAGATCCTACACTCGATACTGAAACAATTGCAGAAGGATTCTTCTGTGAAGATTTTACATTTGTTCGTGGTTCAGATATGTTGAATAGAACATATGATTTAAATTTAACATTCAGAGATATTCAAGGTAGTTTTATCAGTGCTTTGTTATATTACTGGTTGCATTATGTTGAACTATTACCAACTGGTTTAACTGTTGCTTATCAGGACGATATCTTCTTAAGAAGAATGAATTATACATGTTCTATTTATAGATTTATTTTAGATCCTTCAAGACAGTATATTACAAAATGGGCTAAAGCAACTGGATGTATGTTCAAATCACACCCTATTGGTCAGTCATTTAATCATAGTGAAAAACAAGCATTCTTACATGAGAATATTAATTTAAGCGTAAACTTCTTCTGTAATAAAATAGAATATATGAATCCTATGATATTTCAAGATTTTAATAGAGTTACTATGAAGTTCAGCGGAGATAAAACTATTTCTGATATACAAAGTTATACAAAAGTTCCAGTCTCTTCAAATTATAACTATATCGGATTTCCATATGTTGATACTTATGGTTTATTTAATAGTAAGAAAGTGGGTATGAATGAAATGGTGTTCTTAACAGATAAATCATTAGACAACCCATATAAAAGTAAAATAGAATCAATGTTTGAAGACATTACAGTAAATTCAACGTTACCATCAAAATCTGTTGAAGCTATGAAAGAGACTATGGGTGTCTAAAGGAGACAAGATCGATGTTTGATGATATTACATTAGGAAGTGAAATATTAGCAAATCCGGGAACTATGGTTTATAAAATTCTAGATGAAATTTCCAATAGACAAAATGGAATATATGATATCGCTGATCCTAATAATGCTTTTTGTAATTTATTAGAAGCTGGGTCTTCTATGTGTTCACAATCAGTTAATCTATTCAAAAGTGCTAATAATGTTTATTATGCTCAAAGAGCTACAACTATGAAAGAACTGCTCTATCATGTTAGTAACTTCGATTTCGTAAAAATTACAGCAGGACCTGCTAATACAACAGTACGTGTTACTCTAGATGCAAATTACCTCATTAGTAATGCTATTAAATATAATTCTCAGTACAATAGAGTTGTTATACCGAGAGGAACTATTTTTACAATTGGAAATTTAACATTTGGTATTTATTATCCTATCAATATAGATATCAATAGTGTTACAAACACATTTAATATTTATTGGGATACTTCAGTTATAAATCCTCTTTATACATTATCATCTAATGTTTTGACAACAATTGGACCATATTCATTTTCATTATTAAGTCTAATTAGTATAGACATCCCTGTTTTTCAATTTGATGTATCCGTCAGTCAAAAAACGATTACGGATACTGAAGGTTTTAATATGTCTATTCCTTATACTGATCAGTTTTATGCTGCTAGGATTTATACAAATACTGGAACAAATAATGCATGGGAAGAAATTGAATATACATTAACAAAAGATGTTTATGATGTTACTGTTCCTACAGCTAAGCTTGATATTTATTCAGACATATCGTCTTATGTTGTAACTATTCCATCAGTTTATTTTTCTAGTGGACTTATGGGAAACAAGATATTAATTGAAACATATACAACACAAGGATCATTAGACTATGTTATTACATCAGTAGAGTCTTCTACTGGTAATATCGATCTTAACTTAGATTTCTATGATGTGACTTCATATTCTTCTATTTTAAAGAATTTATCAACATTGAGTTTAACTCCATTAGATACTGTTATTACAGGAGGTTCTAGTGCATTAACATTTGATCAGTTAAAAGCAGCTATTAATGCAGATGCTCTGGATGATTCAGTCCCTGTGACAGAAGAAGAATTAGAAACATTCTTTGCTAAGAATGGATTTACATTAACACGATATGTTGATAATATCACATCTCGTATTCTTAATGGTAGTGCTACTATTTCTGGTGGTGCCAATTCATATGTTCCTTTAGTTAATGGTAATATTCAAATAGATACAACAAATACTTCAGACATTAAATCTATTCTTAACTTTAATAGTAATACAATAACTATACTACCAACAATGTATTATACATATTCTAAAATAAGTATGGTCGCAACCCCACTAACAGATACATATGTTTCTGGTTTAGATAAATTATCAAAAACTGACCTGGCAACATTATTAAACAACGAAACTATTTTAAAATGTCCTTTCCATATTGTAACATATTTATCAGAAGATTATCCCGTTTCAGTTTCTTATGATCTTACTTCTCCTAAATGTAATAATATCAATTTCATTGCTGAAAATTCAAATGTGAGTGCACAGATCTCTATTGTCGATGTGATCGTTAATCATTTAGATAATGGTACTGGTGGTTTTAATATTACATTAGGGTGTATTCCTACATCAGATATGACAGCTATTGATCAATCTAATGTTGTTGTTCTTTTAAAAACAGTTGCTTCTGATAGTAGTAGCATGTATGCTTATGCAACATATGGCGGAATACAGACTGCTACAAATGGTTCTTCCATGTATGTTTATGAAGTGTCTATTCCAACAACATACCTTATTAAAAATGACGATACTTTTGAAACAACATTGTATCAAACACAAACAGATACTACAGATTGTTATATAGATTTAGAAACTACATTTGAAGTTTATTTTTTAGTAGCTCCTGGTGTTATCACTGGAGCAGCTATTGACTCTACGATTACTGGATCATTAATAAGTCCTTATACTAAATATATTGGTATTAGTAAACAATCTATTGATATTATTTTTGGTACTAATTTATCAAATACAATCTTTAATATTACAGATGCTTCTTATAGTTCACAAACATATAAAAAATATATCAGTACTGTTTATCATACCTATCAGAATGATGTATATGCAACTGATAGTACTGGGGTTCCTACATATACAATTAATAATGGAGTTCCTGAATTAACAATTATTCATAATAGTGGAGACTTTGTTCTAGATGCTACAGGAAATAAAATAATTGAACACAATATCAATGATTTAGTATTAGATGAGTTTGGCAATCCTATTGTTATGGCCGATAGAACATTAGTATATTACATCACTTCAATGTTATTTGATATTAGACTGTTTTATAGTGATAATACAACAGATATATCCTTTGTATCGAATTTATCTTCTGTTGTCAATTCGTACCTTACTACTATTACAACTATGCAAAATAGTTTGTTAGAAAGAACAGAGTTGTACTTTGTTCCTAATAACTCAATTGGAAATATTACTTTATATATTGGAAATGGTAAAACAACAACTGTTGATATTGGCTTGATATTTGATATGACTCTCTATGTGACAATGTCTGTTATAGATAGTGAATCCAGTCAGAATGTTATTAAGAATAAAGTTATCGATATTATAAATGTTGTTCTTACAGAAGAAACTATATCAATGACATATATTGAATCATTAATTGAAAATGCATTCCCCGATCAGATTACATCTGCTGATGTTAATGGTATCAACGGCGATACTTCACTACAAACTTTGTTTAATCAGAATACAAATATGATTCCAGTTATCCCATTACAACTTGTTTGTGATCCTATTGCAAATACATTGTCGTTAGAGCCTAATATTAATATTACATTTAAATTATCAAATTGAGATGTACTTATCACGGGAAGGGCCTACGCCCTTCCCGTGATCAAGTCATAAATAGATTATTCGATAACAGTCAAGATAGTATCACCAGTTCCCAAATATAAAGTTGTTGCGATGTCTTCAGAAGAGATTTCTTTAACATCAACTAATTTGTTGATATAATAATTAATGGCAGTATATAACAATTTCATAAGTTTATTATCTTCCATTTCAATAACAAATTTGACCAAAATATCAACCAGAGAATTTGTATTCAAAAGACTGATCGATAAACCAATAGAATCATTCAATTTATCAATAAGAATATTAGCTCTAGGATCTTTTTCAATCAAGTCTTTATAATACATATTCATCTCATAAATTAACAATTCACGTTGTTTATTCTCATAGATGATTTTAAAATTATTATTGCGCTCATTCTGTGTAGCTTCAACAATATCTTTAAGATTCTCTTTAGAAGAATTAACATAATCTTTCGTGACACCAAAACGAACATCTCGTCCATTATACTTACTACTATTGATAAAGATAGAATATAAATCAACAGCATCGTGGTCAACATCATGTAAAGCATCAGAATTGATCGTGGTCTTATCAAAGAATAAAACATCTTTATTGATATTACGATAGTAATTGAGAACATAACGAGTTAACATAATAACAACTTTTAAGACTTCAATATTTTCATCGAGAGCGGGAGCAGATTCCCCAAATTCATTGTCGGCACCAAGATGAATAATTTTATCTTCATAGTAATCAATTTTTTCAATAATTGATTTTAGATTAGTTCTATAAAAGGCGTGTGCTAACTTATCTGCTAAGTCAATGACAAATCTAGCAAAAGAAATATTATCAGTAAGAATACTGGTAAATTCATTACACTCTGTCGATTTAAGAACTTTAGTAATATAATCAGTATGGATTGTTTTGATCTTAGAATTTTTAATTCTATTAATAGCAATTACAGAAGAACCGACAGTGGAGGCAATAGATTCCATATTGAATCTATTATTTAAAATCAATGAAACATTAGACATCAAATTTTCATCATTTAAGCGACCCCAATCAATAATATTCTTTTCATATATAATCGGGTCTTCAACATTTGGTAAATTGCTTTCAATTTTATTGGAAATATGAGTAGCAATATCAACAGCATCATTTCTGATGAAATGTAAATTAGTACTAATATATTTAGCAATATCTTTAGCAACCGTATCAACGATACCATAGCAATAATCATCCCAATTGCCGAAATCAACAAGTCTAGTAACACAAATACCAAGATCTGTATTTACAGCAATAGTAGCTTTCTTTTCAATAATTAGAGTATCGATGATCTTTTTAATATCTTCTTTTCCCAAAGTAGGAAGACTTGATAATTTACTAAAACAAACGTCTAATAGATATGACAAAACTGAATCTGTTGCCTCTTTGAAATCCATGATGGATATCCCTTAAAATGGGCCAAATCTATACTATAATTTTAAAACATGATTAACAACATAGAGGGACCTCGTGGTCCCTCTATGTCATTTAAACTTAGTTTGTATTAAGTCGAGATGGAATAAAACGAGATATCAATCTTCCTGGTAATGAATCACCAGCGACCATACCCCAATAGAAAGGAGATAACTTAGTAGCAGATTGTAACTTTAGTATATATTCAGCTTTCTTTCTAATATTAATAAAGAAAGACATGCGTTCTTTCAAACCAATACCAGATAACGTAGCCATATATTCTTGGAATGATGAGTTAGCACCAAAGATATCAGGGATACCATCTGCATCACCACCAATAGCAACATACAGAGCGGGAGATAGATCTTTTAAATCCATACTAATATCAAGACATGTTGGTAATCCACCATATGTCCATCCATATTGATCAGCACCGCGTTTTACATGCATAGAAGATATAATACCCAATGGAATAGAAAACATACCACGACAATAAACACGACATAAGAAAGGTGATGTATATGCAGCCTGACCAGCCGACCTAGGAACAGCAGCACAAAACAACATAGCATATGGAATATAAAGATTCTGCATCAGTGAGTAAGGATCTCCATAAGGAGATCTTAATGACAGATTTAAACTATAACTTCTGCTAAAATCACTATTCATCCAAACTTCAGGAAAGTCTATATAAGCAGTTCCGGCTACAACATTTTCAATACCCTGAAGACCAGCGCCTTCTACAACACCTTTAGCAACATCAATACCAGCTTTAACAAAACCATCTAAAGCGGTACCAGATAATTTTCCAGCCATGGTATTAAAAATATTTCCTCTATTTTGACTTATTCTACTGTTAACACTTTCTTCCATAGCTGATTTACCAGTTTGATTACCAAATGATTCAGATGTATCAGTGCCTTTTTCTACTCTAAACCCAACAAATAATGCGGCATCATAAAGAGTACCAACAACCTGTGATCCGAATTGTGTAATAAAATCGTCTGTAAATTCTTCAATAATAGAAGTAGTACTAGTACTTGTATCATCTGTGATAGTTCCGCTAGTATCTTCGGTTGTAACCGAACCACTCATTAAGTTCTGCAACGCTTGATCTGTAGACATGCTACCAATATTAAAATTAACATCTTCATACTTATGTTTTCTTAACATGATCTGAAAAATATCAAATCCATAATCTCTAAATAGATCTGGCATATCAGTAGCAGAACCTGGAGAAAGACTACTTGCAACAGAGTCTGCAATAGCTTCTTGTGCTGTACTTGTCGGTTCTGTTTGTGAACCATTTTGATCTAAATTTAATTTAGCATTTCCTTGTGTAAAATATCCATCATTACACAAACCCATATTAATTGCTAATGAAATAAGAAACGAATTGACACATCTGTAATACAGAGGCATAGTTGATTTAAAATCATAGTACTTTGTAATAGGTGTTTTTGTAGCGCCTTGGACAGCATTATAAATCCAGATAAGCGGAAGAGCAGGAAGTTTAATAATTGTACCAATAACTGTACCAACAAGATTACCAATAGTAACACTAGACTCGCCGTTATTCATTAAATTAAGTAATTTATCACTAACTGCTTTTGAATAGAAATCAGCAACGTTATTAAATTTAGGAACACCAAATGTAAAATATGCAATCCGTTTTGTATCATCATACATCTGACTATAAACTCTGCCCATTTGACCTATACCACTAGAATTATTTCCATCTAAATAACCACCAGTTGCATTACTCGATGTTAAATCATATGGAATATCATCGTTATTACAAAATTGTGGTAAACAGTTAATAGCATCATTTCCACCAATAGAAGTATCTCTACATTTTCTCTTTGTAAAATATACAGGAATAGCACCATCAGCACTTGGAGAATCTAACATAGACTGTACAGCAGTAGGTGTTGATGGATTATCAACCGTACCACTACCATCAGTTCCTAAATCAGACTGAAGTTCATAACCAAGAACTTCTATGTAGTTATTAAAATCACCAGTTTCTGAAAATGATACAATAAATGCATTTCTAACAAGTGTTTCATTATTATCGGCTATGCTTGTCATGAATTACCCCACCATCTGTTTTTGAATGTTTATACCAAAACCATCATAAGCATCTTTATTACCACTTTCTTCATTATGACTAACCTGAGTACGATTATCCTGATGTGTAGAAATGGGCATATTGACCATCGGAGGTTGTTTAGTATTAGTAGCTAATGTTTTATGCATATCATGCATTATGCTTGTACCATCTTGTTTAACGCCAAATGCAGTTTTCATAACGTTTGTCAATGAAGCAATACTTTTTGCAGTATCAGCAACAGTATTAGCAGTTGTTGTAATATCTCTGGCAGTAGAATTAGCAGACATCGTACTGTTTCTAGCAGCAGTTGAAGCAACTGCACCTCTTCTCTGTGCAACAGTATTTGATGTTGATACCGTATTATCCATACCATTAAAAGCATTCATAGCTAATGAATTACCACCACTTGAACTCGGCATTGATTGTTTTGCAATAGACTGACTAGCTTGTGTTTCGCCAACGCTAGGACCAGACCCTGCGATACCAGAAGAATCGCTAGAAGCAGATGCCGTCTGTACCGGTTGTGTACCACCAGAACTAGCGGGTGCCTGTTTTGTATCTGTCGTAGGAGCAGAAGGAGTCGATGCACTAGCAACTTGCATAGTACTATCACCCTCTCCACCAATCATACCAAGTGCTAGTTTAGATTCATCCTTAAATCTATTTACCATACTTGCTTGTACACCAGCAGTAGAACTACCATATTTAGTACTACGTTTTTCATAAACAGCTTTAATAAATTCTGAAACATTTTGTGCTTTTTCACCAACAGAATTAAATATATTTGCTGCGCCACCGGCACCACTACCAACAGCAGTTGACCACAATACTTGTTGTACTGCTTTAAATTTATCGACGTATTCTCTAGCTTTTCCTTTTATTTTATCAAGAGCTTTATCATATATAGTTTTCTTAATGAATGCATGCTCATAATCACTCATTAATCCTTCACTAACAATTTTTTTCCATTCGTCAGGAACAGTACCGGATTTAGATCCAGTATTAGCACGACCAGCAGATTCTAATCGCTGTGCAACAATAGGACCATTACCAGGTTGAGATTTTAAGAACTTAATAAACGCACTAAATGTACCAACCGCAGACGCTATCTGATACTTACCATATGACGTTCCACCAACTTTATCATAACCAACAGCAGAAGACCCTTTTGCAGAAGATTCAAATTTAGCACTTAATGAACCAAGACTGTCCGGACTTGACGGAGTAGAAGGAGCAGCAACTGCTGTTTTGGCTTTACTTATTAATGCAGTATTATCATTACCAACAACAGTTTTTGAATTGTCATTTGCAGGACCAGAAGGCATATGAGGACCATATTCATCATCTTTAGCTTTTACATATTTAGAAACCGTACTAGATTGATCAACAGAAGTTTCAACAACTTTCTTATTAAACTTAGCAATATCTCTAGGATTATTTTCTTTAACAGTTTTAGTTGCTCTATCGAATCCTCTTGGAGAATCTTCATGAAGTTTATTTGATCTATTTGCAATAACTTCGGCTGGTGTCATGACATGACTAGCTACGACTTTTTTAGTAGACTTATTACTATTACTATTACTATTACTATTTTTATCAGGAAAATGTTCTGGTGATATCTTATTTACTTGTGTTGTTTTAAGTTTACTAACTTCTAGAGCCGTTAATACTTTTAAATTACTATTATCTTTATTATCTGTTGTAGTATTTGGTACAGTTTTAGGATGTAATTTATCTTTATCTTTTTGTTGTTTATCTTTTTCACTTTTTTCATAGTCGGCTTTATATTTATCAAACGCAGATTTAGATAATACAAGTGATTTATGTTGATTAACAATATTAGCAGTTTGTTTTTGAAACTCAGGTATAACTTTATTCATAGTGTTTTTATCTACTTCGTCTTGTACTGAATACTGTAAACCAAATGATTTTAGAATAGCACAGTATCTTGAAAAGATATTAACAAATCTATTATTATACCACAGTAAGAAATATTTATATGCAATAGGATCTTTCGATAGATCAGGTAGTCCAAACAGTTTAGCAAAAGAACTTAATCTACTTTTAGTTACTTTAGCTCCTTTTTCAGACATAGCAACATGAACATCGTGTTCTAGTTGTAAAACATCCTCTTTATATCTCACATCAAAGCCATATGCAGTAACACGATCTTTTGTAATAAACTTCTGTGAATGATCAGCAACTTTATAAGAATTATTATAATCTCTATATGCTAAATAACCATCAATACCAACCGATATAGCAGTACCAACGAAAGGAACAGTTGAAACAAGACCGCTTGCAAATTCTAATACAGAACCAAGATAATCGCCTCGCCGTGCCCGCATGACAGCAGAAGCCGTCCCTAGTACAAGACCAACACCAGGAATAAGCTTAGCACCAGCTCTAGCAGCTAATTTTGCACCAATGTCAATACCGAGTTTGCCAGCAGCTTTAGAAATAAGTTTACTACCAACAGCAGCAGCACCATAAACCGCAGCATCTGTAGCAACAGCATTTCGTGCTGCACCGCCAGCAGATCCATAAAGACTACGCTGATCTTCTTTGGCTCTCGTATCAGCTCTATTCATACCTTTATAAGCAGCATAGCCAGCACCTGCCGTTAATGCAGCAGCTGATACCATCCTACCATACTTAGTTTTTCCTAATACATTAATAACACCTTTTACCACAGCAGATGTTCCTTTTGCAGCACCTTTACCAACAATCATAGCTCCTTTACCGGCAACTTTAGCAGAAGCACCAACTCCTTTTGCAGCAAGGCTTACGCCTTTACCAACTCCTTTTCCAATAAACTTTGCACCAGTAGCAGTTTTACCAAATACATATTTACCACCTTTTATAGCTTTATCTTTTAAATAATTTCCAATAGCCAATTCGATAAGTGTCTCTGCTGTACTATCGTGATGCTCATCATTATTATCATGATCAACATTATTAGCGGGAGTATGTTGCATATTAGCATAGTGATTAAGACTATTAGCACTAACAATATTCATAAGAGCTGGATGTCTATCAGCATTCTGTTCTATATGTGATTCTGCTCTAGGTCTTAATTGACTAGTTGTTCTCATAACTGCATTGAGTTTATTTCTAACTGTTTTATTTAAATTAGCAACATTATGCATTCCACCAACAACTCTATTAAATCTATTTCTTCCAGAATTTGGAGGAACTGGTATATGACTACCATGTAGAATACCAATAATAGTATCTAGTCTTCTACCAACTATTTCTTCAAGATCCTTCTTATTTCCACCACCTTTATTAAATCCTAACATATTTCCCAATAACCCAGTTCCAAATTTACCGGCACCACCCAATCCTTTTAAACCCATACCAAACATACCACCATACATCTTACCAAGAACACCAGCTAAACCAACACCGCCTTTTGTTAATGTCTTGACAGCATCTCCGTTTAATAAATCAACAGCTTTTCCACCTAAGAATTTAGCAGCACCAAAACCAGCCTTTCCTAAACCAAGTAAAGTATGACCATAAACTTTAGCTAAAGATCCAGTAATACCTAATGCTTTACTTCCTAGCATACCAGTAATATCCGCCATTTTACCAAATCGAGATATTGTAAATTTACGATTCGCTATATTCTTTCCTCTAATATCCACTAATCCAGCTTTAATATCTTCTTCACTAACAAGCATATTACCTTTCTTATCAAAAATAGGTTCTTTAATATAAGAGACATTTCTAACAGGATTACCATCTTTAAAATAGCATCCTTTTTCTAATTGTTTTTTGGTAACAAGAGGATGTCCTGCATCTCTCTGATCTTTCCTATAAACATCAACAAATGGATCATTTTCATGTTTTCCAAACAATACCTTTGTACCAAAGGCAGGAATATGTCCCATAAACTTTAAATATTTTCCATAGACAGAAGCAGACCCGCCAACAACCGTAGTAGCAGCTTTAAATAATTTATGAATATCTCCAATCTCTTCAGGTTTATTATTGGGTGTATTATCTTTTTTCCAGAATTTAAGTTTACCCATAATTTTTTGCATACGAGTTTTTTCTTGAACAGTATTTATGCTACCAGAACCATTCCCTGTGGCACCACTACCAGTCTGCATAGATTTAAAAACTTTTAACGATGCGGCACTGAATGTTCTAAATGATTGGTGAAAACTATCAATAGATTCTTTAAGCGGATTTAAATCTATATTGACTCCACCACCATATATTCCATTTCCTTCAGAACTACCACCCAAACCACCAGTACCATAAGCAAGTTGTCCTTTGAGAACTCTCTTTGTGACACCTTTAGCACTATGATGCAAGTATCCTTTATCAACTGCTTTATCAGCCAATCTAGCGACCGAAACAATTTTGCTTGGGAGAATACCAGCTTCTCCACAAATCTCTAAAACATCTAATGGAACACCGGCTATTTTCTTACCAGCAGCAAGCGCATTAATTTCAGGAAGATAACTTAAAATCTTATCTCGTGTTTCTTCAGATAATGGAATCTTATTTCCTATTCCAGATTTTAATTTACTAATCTTATTTAAAACACCATCTTCAGTAATAGAGTTGTATGTATCTCGTACTTTATCTTTTGCTGTGTTATAACTATTCGTAGTTGTAGATCTAACATTTTTAGTAATTCTTGTAAACTCTGATTTAGAAGCTGCTTTTGGAATATATCTACTTGAAAGATTTCTAACCTTATTCTTAACAGACTGTTTCTTTATGAGTCCTAATTCATTAGCTAGTTTCTTAACATCACTCGGAATCTTACCAGATCCTGTTCTATTGTAGTTATTAATTTCATTAATATATAACTTAAGAATTTCAATATCGTCATTGGCGATATGAGATTTATTAGAATGTGAAGAATTAACATAATCTTCAGTAATATCATCATGAATATCATTATCATCAAAAATACTATTTTTAATATTTGTTAATCTATTTCCAATTGATTTTTTACTATTTGTAATTTCTTTCTTGAAATCAGTTCTTTTTATCTTGCGCTTTAAAGCTTTATATCTAACTTGATTTTTATGTACAAATTCATTTGAATCTACATACTGTTCAAAACATGTAACTTTGTCTTTTAAAGATTTTTCAACTTCTCTATAATGAGCACCTAAATCAGTTTTATTCTTATTAATAAAATCTTGAATATGTTTCTTTTTAGCTCTAAAATATCTATCTCTTAATTTCTTATCATTCGCCAATCTCTTAATCATATCTGGAGTCATATCTGACATGAATTCTTCAATATGATCTTTAAGATGAAGATGGTCAAATTTGCGTTTATAATTTCTAGCATTTACACCAATACGTCTAGATGTCGTATCATATTTATTTATGATATCTTTCTTAAAATCACTTTCATTAAATTCATGTAATTTATCTAAAGTGAATGAGTATGCTGCCATCGATTTATTTTTAACATATGAACCAGAATCATCTAAGAAATCAAGGACGTTCTCTGTTCTTTTTCCACCATTTCTTCTAGCTACATCAAAGCTGTGTCTTTTAAGATCTATAGTTTTTTTAGAATAATGATCATATTGTTTTTTCATATGTGCAGATAATTCATCTTTAACTTGTTTTACAGATTTTCTACCAGAACTAATATCTTTAACTGCTGTTAGTGTAGGATCAAATAGATGCTTTTTTCCAAGGTCATATCCAGTATCTATAACAGTCCTTCCTATTTTATCATAAAAAGATTTCTTGATACTTCCTTTGATATGATCAATCATCGATTCTTTTTTAGGTATAGACAATGAAGTATTTATTTTGATGGCATCTAACTTACCTTCAATGATAGCCCCAACTGCTCTTGTAACATTTAATAAATCTTTGGTCAATGCGGTCTGTTTGTATTGTAATGATAAGCTCTGTGAGAGATAGTTTGTAAAGATAGATGTATTAAATTTATTTATGTTCTTCAAGACTTGTAATTGATTTATATTAATTCTGTTTAATGTTGTAAATCCATTTAGTAAAATCTTTTCATTTATGATTGTATTAATAGCAAGATCAAACTCACCTTTAACAGTAGCTCCAGTATTTTTAGTTTTTTCATTATCTCCAGAAACAGCTTTACTAACAGAACCTTTAAATGCTGTATTTAAATTAGTAGCGATCTTTTTACGATCTAGAATATATGAATGTAAATCTGATGTATTTTGTAAAGAAGCATTAGAATCTATAGAATGCAAATCTATACTTAATTCTTTCACTCTATTCTTTGTTTTAAAAGTATTATTGATCTTACTCATAACGTTATCTAATTTATCGCTTTCTAAATCTAATCCATCAATGATATTTGTTGTAGGAGATTTGACTGGAGTATTTATATCTTTAATTTGTTCTTTCTGAATACTAGGAGGAGATGAATTGTCTATAGATTTTAAATCTGATAATCCTAATCCATTAAAAATACTGTCTGTCATTTCTTATTGTCCTTTTCTACACCAGGAGAAAACTGTTCAGATCTAACATATGTAAAATCACATCCTAAATTCAACCATCCATTTACTTGACTTTCTTCAATTTTATAAGAATGTTCATCTTTAAATAATGCAGGAGCAAAAATACGTTTTCCTAAGAAAGTTAATTCTGAAAATTGTTTTTGAAATAAATCAATCTGACTTAGTTTATCAAGATTGAATAAGTATAATTCATCATAATCTTTTATTGTCTTAGCTATATCAGAAGGGGATTTATAAATTACATTACAATTACAATAATAGACACTATTGATAAAATCTCCAAGAAGACGTTTTGGTGTATTGCCCAAGTTAAGTGGATAAGTATTAACAGTAAATGTAATAACATCTCTTTTTCCTATAACAGCAGAATGATTAACATTAACTTGAGTCTGACATGATAATACATGAATAAATGCTGTAGCTGGAGATAACATAAATATTTCATCAGAATACTGAGGATCGTTTAGGTGATTATCAATATCATCATTAGTATATCCAATATCAAAATACTTAGAAAGATCGTCCGTTTTTCTTTCAGTATATTTTTGCATGTTTAATTTAATTTTATTAAACTTTTCAGAAACGTCGTTTATCTTTGACTCTTTATACAAAAGAGACATCAATGATCCTAATTTTAAATCTTTAAAATATTGTAAATCGATATAGATATTATCTGGAGTAATCAATCCGCCAGTAATCATCTTCTCTGAAAATTTATCTAATGCATCTTTATCTTGTTTAATAGCTTTTATTTTTTCAATATCTTCATCAGTAAATGATTTATTAAAAATCTTATCTCGCAATTCATCGGAATACCTAACTGTCTGGTCCATCGGATAGGTCCTTCTACCCAGTATGAATTAATCATAAGATGATTTTTTAATATAAATAATATTTAACTTATTACACGATATTATGAATCCTAATATATATAATGAAAGGAAAAATATGATAGTCGAAAATGCATTAAATATTTGGCTTATTAATCCAGAGCAATATATTAAAGAAAATGGTTGTTTACCAATAACGTCGCATGCCATTTATGAACCGTCGAGTACATCATTTCACTCAGAAGGTTTTTTCTCAGAACAGATTTTTGGAATGATCGGTGATACAAAAAGATTAGTTAGTTTTGGGTATATAGATATGCATACTTATATTTTACAACCTCTCATTTATAAAAATATTATAAAATTAGGATCTCTTTATGAGAATATTATTAATGGTACAGAATATGCAATCTTTGATAATACTATCAATGATTTTAAAAAGTGTCCAACTCCTGAAACAACAATAGATGCCGGTACTGGTTACTCTTTCTTTATGAAGTATCTTCCTAAAATAGAATTTAAATTAACTGAATCTAGAGCTAGAGAAGATCGCATTAAAGATATTGAAAAATATAAGAAAGAAGGTAATTTATTTACAAAATATTTATTAGTACTTCCTGCCGGTTTACGAGATATCGAAGAAGATCAACAGCGTATTTCTCAAGATGATATTAATAAGATTTATTCATCCGCTTTATCCTTAGGATTAGCATTATCTTCATTGGAAAATGCGCAATCTGCTGTGTTCGATACAGTAAGATTAAATTTACAAAAGAAGATGGTTGAAATTTATGAATATATTTACAATATCGTTGATGGTAAAAAAGGATTTATTAATGGTGTTTGGGCACAACGTAAGATTACATGGGGAACTCGTAATGTTATTACGGGTGCTTCATATCAATGTATGACACCAAATGATTTACAAGTTATAAAACCAGATGAAACGAAGATTGGTGTATTACAAGCAGCTAAAGGTTTACAACCGGCTGTTGTTCATTGGGTTAGAGTAGCATTCTTTGATTTTATATTTGGACAAAGAGGTAATAATAAAATTCTATTAACAAATAAATCGACATTAAATCTAGAATATACGGAAGTAACTGATCAGGAACTTGCTAAGTTTAATACAAATGAAGCTATTGGCGATCTTATTTCTAAATTTAAAAATCCTCACTTTGCTAAACGTCCTGTTAGTATTAGAGATAAAAATAATAAAGAATATTATCTGTTTATGGTATATGATACAGGAGATGAAATTACATTATTCCGTGGTATGAATGACTTTAAAAATGTTTTTAATAGACAGATCAAAAAAGAATATATTAGACCTTTAACCTGGTTAGAACTTTTCTATTTGTCAACATTCAGTGCTATTCATAACGGTATCGAAAAGACAATGTTTAATACTAGATATCCTGTTATTCAGAATGAATCCTGTTATCCCAGTAAAATACATTTGGTTTCAACGACACCTGGTCGTATCATAAAACTGAGATCAGCTATTTCTGGTAATTTAAGAAAGATATATAATCAATATCCTGTCCTAGATAATCCTATTAATAATTCTTGTACTATTGCGGCATTAAGAGCACCCGGTCTTGATGCTGATTATGATGGCGATATGACTTCTGGAAACATAATGATGTCAGATACAGCAAATATAGAAAACTTAAATTATTTAAATAGTATTGCTTCCGTTATTAATAGTCAGAAACAACTATTAATTGGTGCACAGACAAATGGTATTGATTATTTTGCATTAGCTGTCTCAAGACCTTTCTAATATAGGAGAGAAAAGGAATGCCCATTGCGTCCAGTTTTACAAATGATCAGATAACAACAGCTATTACTGCCTATAAAACTAAATTAGTTGCTGCTGATACAACAGGTAAAAGTACTATAGAAACTACTATATTAACAGAACAAGATATTTATGGATTTTTTAATGATACGTTAACGACTTATGCCACAGAACTTGCTACACAAATTAAATCTGATACAACAGGAGAAATCATAGATCTTATTAAATTAAGAATAGAAACTGGCAGTACAGACATAAATGATCTGTTACTTTATTTGACGAGTAATCAACAATGACAAATATTCCTACATCTGGTGCTATTAATTTTTCTGATATAGATGTATTAATGGGTAACGCTTCTAATGCTACATTGAGTATGGCAACTATTAAAGCAAATACTCCTTATGGAATGGCAAACGGGTTACAATCTTTAAGAGGATATAATTATTTTACTCCTGTTTCTTCTCAAAATAGTATTACAAGAACAGCGACTTCTACTACAACAAATTGTGCTTCTACTGGACAGTGTGTGCAAGAATCTGTGTGTAATTTTAGTAGTCCTAATTATTATAAACTTGATGGTTCTCAATGCGGAATTGTTATTACTTACGATGCTTGTTATGATGGTTTAAATTGGATTTATAATGAGGATATGGTACAATGTAATTGTGCTTGTACTCCAATGGGTACAAACCAGTGTGCTTATAGTCATACAACTGGTATACAAGCCGATTGTAATTGTAATTGTAATTGTCAATACAATTGTAACTGTAATTGTTCGATCGTAGACTTGTCTAATGGTGCCGGTTCCGGTGACTGATGAGGAGAAAAGTACAATGATTTATAAAATTCTTTGTGAAGATTGGGAAACTGAAGAACAAAAGTATTTTTATTTTGATAGTCTTACGAATAGAATTTCAGCTAAGGAAATTGAATCTACAGAAGTTATAGTTCCGTTTAGTGTATCTAAAGAAACTCCGTGTAAGAAATCAAGAACTCCTTATTTCATGAAAATTCAGCTCGGCATTTCTTGTAATTTCAATTGTAGTTATTGTTCTCAGAAATTCTTAGCGCACTCTGAAACAAAAGATAAGTACGATGTTGATGAATTTGTTAATAAATTAATAGATAATGTAGATTTAAGTGGTATTAGGAAATTACAGTTTTGGGGCGGAGAACCATTAGTTTATTGGAAAAAATTAAAACCTCTTATTGAAAAACTAAGACCGCTTATGCCAAAAACTAATTTTGGTATTATTACTAATGGTAGTCTTCTTACAAAAGAAATTGCTGACTTTCTATTTGATAATGGATTTACCATGTCTATGTCTCACGATGGCCCTGGACAACACGTCCGTGGTGATGATCCATTAGATACTAACTATGAAGTTATCGACTATATTTTGGAAAAATTCAAAGGTAGATTCTGTTTCGGATCTGTTCTTAATAAACAAAATTACTCTAGATCAAAAATTATTGAATTCTTTATGAATAAATTTCCTAAGAGAGATATCATCAATTTCTCGGAAATGGGATATGTTGTTGCTTATTCTGATGATAGTAAAGATTCGATTAATTTCACTCATGAAGAAATGCAAAGTTTACGTCTATATAACTGGTTAGAGTTTAAACAAAATCCTGGTTTATTTGATAGATTACCAAATCAAAAAAATGTTATGACTTCCCATTTTAATGTTGAAAGTCATGTTAATGATCCACAAGGTTGTGGTTTAGATGCAGAAAATGTTCTCGTTGTTAATATGAATGGGGATATATTGACATGTCAAAATACATCTGCTAATACCATAGCTCAGAATGGTGAATCTCATAAAATCGGTGATATTACAAAACTCGATGAAGTAAAATTAAATACTGGTACACATTGGTCTAGACGAGAGAATTGTAAAGATTGTCCTGTGTTATCTACATGTAGAGGAAGTTGTTTCTTTATTCAAGATGAGTTATTTGCTTCATCCTGCGAAATGTCTTATACAAATCTTATTCCTTTATTTGCTGTTGCATTTGAATCACAAACTGGTTATGTACCTCTTTATATATGTTCTGATACTTTGCCAGAAAGTAGAAAAAACATTTTTGGCCTTTCTGTAGATAAATTTAAACTCCCAGTCTAAAATAGGATGTCATTTGAAATGTCACAAATACAAACTTTTTCAAAGTCTTTGAAAATTGGTGACGTTACAATGTGTCAGATCAATGATCCTATTTTTAAAAATCACGTCCCTAATGCTATGGTGATTATTACAAATATTAAAAAATATTGTAATGATGAAATTATTATGTATGATGGACAAACTGTTATAAATAATAATTGTTGCGAACTTGTTAATATTAGAAGAAATGTTACTAATGAAAGTATTGGATATTGTACTCTATCAGAACATCTTGATTTATAGAAAAAATAAAAGGTGAGAGAGGGAGTGGCATATGCCACTCCCTCTCTTATTCACACGCCGAATATTGCAGCAATTTTCTCCATGGGCGAGCCACACCAGTCACAGACTTCGTTATCTTTAATACTGGTTAGTTCGTGCCCACATCCATGTTTCTTACAAAGAAATATTTTTGCCACGTGATTATTCTCCACATACTAGGGTGAGTTCATATGAACTCACCCTAGAGTTAATGATCATTGTGCCGGAGTATATGCGAGCACCATGATTACTATCATTCCGAACATAGCGAAGGCGAGATAAACAACACCTTCGAGATTTGCTTTATCGGCCTTCATTTCTCTCTCCTAATCATACATTAGATAGGGTTAAAACTTTCAAATAAGTAATATATATCTCAAATAAAAAAGAAAAGATATTAAGGGGGAGAGCATGATGCTCTCCCCCATAGTTTCCACTTATATAAACACAACAGAAACTAGTCCCATCTTTCTATATAGCTTGAACTGCGTGTTCTTGACGATGATATCAAGAATGAACTCGCGCTCGTTTTCCGAAATGATGTTCTCCTTGAAGACGATGCCATCACTGCTATTCGGAAAAGCAGTAGATTTCATGAGAATGTTCTGAAGTCCGATCATCCGTTCCTGATTTTCATGTATATCTTTATCTCTCATCAGGATCAGTAGATTGAACTCGAACCTCAGTTTTGGAACAAGATTGCTTTCGTCCATGTTCATATCCCTTTCAGATATGTTCCTCCTTATAAAGAAGCCCAAAAATGGGATTGCTCAGTTTCTGGATAATGCTGGTAAGAAGCACCACCAGATCGAAACTAAGCGCCACGGGGGCCGCCAGGAACAGCTTGGAGTTAAACCCATATTCGACTGATAAGCCGATCAGCGACAGGAAAGTCAGGGGAGCCCAACCTCCAAGATTTCTGATCAAGCAGTTAAACTGCGCGACGACTTTCCAGGTCGGAGTCAGGCCAGTCCACTTCACGATGAACTCGTATGTCTCTTTTTCATGTTCGTAAGTCTTGGTATGTTCGAGAACATCCTTGTCAAGAGTGATCGTAAAGAATCTAGCAACAACAAGAGGAAAATAAGTCATGGTAAACCTCAGCAAAAGAGAATGGATACTTAATGCATCCTTAAGTCAATATAGTAATATATATTTCAATAGATTTAAACTACAGTAGGGCATATGCCCTACTGTAGTTATGATCAGAAAAAGTATTTAACATTTTTAATTTGAGTATATTTTGTTGACAATGATTTTTCTTTTGGTAGTTTAAAGACAAAAGATAAAAAGATTATAAAACATATAATAAAACTAATTATAAATAGAATATCAAAAGTATCCATATCTAGATCCTTTCAGTAGAAAAGGCCTAAAGTAAACCATAAAATATATAATCTTTAAAGATTTTTAACTTATATTAAAGAAATTTTGATTTAATAAAATTTACCATAATTTAGAACTACAAAATAGGATGTTGTAATGGAGCCATATACATTTCAAACAGAGGATGGTGGTATTGTAACTTTCAATGAAGAAGCTGCTCTTGAAAAATTTGTTTTTCAACAGTTTAAAACTAAATATACAACATGGAAAAGATCTAATATTCCTAACTTATTAGTTAGAGTTGAAAACTTACAACTTCCTAATAATTCAGTTTATCATGTCGTTGACCAATTTTTACAGAATAAACACTTAACCATATCTCCAGATCTAAATGATACATTTATTAAAAATGAGAAATTTACTCTTTATTTATGGAATCAGTTAGCTTTACCAGAAAAAGAGTCTAGATTCTTTATTGATGATAACTTAAAGTATAGACCTCAATCTTTTACATCAGAGATTCAAAACTTCTTTAAGAAACATCATAATGTTAAAAGATCAAGTATGTTAGCATCTATGCTCAATAAAAGTAATGTTCTTCCTATTGTTAATTATAATGCTATTACAACAGCACAACCTATTGGTGGAAAACTACAAGGATATAGAACATTTGAAGCTATTTTAAAAACTATCTTAGATACAACTGTTAAGATTGATCACAAACTTCACTATATTCATATTCCGATTTCTTCTATCATTTATAAGAGATCTTCATTTACAACAACTATGAAAGAAATTAATTATCAAAATCTTAAATTCAAGAATTGTAAAGACTTTACCTATTACTTCTTAATCCACTTATTTAACTTTGTTTCTAGAGTAAAAGAAAAAGATGAATTTGTTAATGCTACTTCTTTATTTAATGAATTGACAGTACCAGAATTAGACAGAACAAATATTATTTTAACAGCTGGTGATAAAGCCATTATTTATAATCTTGGTGATATGAGACATATGTTTGATAAAGTTAAAGATACATCAATGATGCTAAGTGTTATGAAACATATTACAAATCTACAATTAGCCGGACATATGAATATAGATACTGATAACTTAGACGAACATGGCTACGATAAGATTGTTGAAACTCAAGGTAGAGAAGATGACGATACTGAAGATAATGATATTACAGAACATACAGAAATAACAGATGAAGATAAAAATGATATTCCTAAAGATCAAAATGTTAGTAGTTTAAAAGCAAATACTAACAAACTTATTAAATTGATAGATATTGATAACTTGACTGAATTAGAAACATTAAAAGAAGAAAATCAAGACGAACAACAAATAATTGATATTGAAGACGATGATGAATTAGATTTATTAACAAATAAACCTATGACAAGAGTAGATATTATTAAGAAGATGAAAATATTTAATAAAGATAGTTTAGAGAAGCTAGTAATATGCTCTAGTGGTGCTATGGTTATGCATAACCTTATCGATACTACAAACGATCTTGATATTCATTCCAGTGATGAAAGTGAAAAATTTATTAAGTTTATAGAACATTTATTAAAAGAGAAGAGATCAAATAATTCACTTTCTAAAGATACTTTTATTAAAGCAAATCGGTTTGAAATTTTCTTTGGTGAAAAGACTATAAAGAAGATTATTCTGAATAGCGAAGATGATGTCCTAACATCAGAAACTGGAATTAGATATTTAAACTTACATGCGCTAGAACGCTGGTATACCTGGCTTATACCTGTTTCAAAAGACAAAGAAAAAACTATTAAGTATAATCACTATCTTGTTATTATTCGTAATGCTATTAAAGTACAAGGTAAAGATATTGAAGTTCAAGAATTAAGTGATAATATTCCTTCTTCTATCATCGACAATCAAGCAGTTGATTATATTAATAATTATCCTAATCTTTCTGAAGCTCAGCAAAAGAGATTAAAAAGAGTTGCTCAGATTTATAAAGGTGTTAAACTAAATAATAAATCATTATCTGAACATATTGATGCAACTCCAGATGTTGCTATAAGTAAAAATAAATTAAATTTCTTAAAGGATCATGTACTTGATGAATCTATGTTATCTTCATCTGCTATTAAATTAGATGAACATTACATAAATGAAAATTTATATAAAGATATTGCTAATGTTGCATTACATTTTCATAGTGTTGGGTTGTTCTTAACTGATATCGAAGAGAGTGAAGAAATCTCTAGAATCAATAGAGTAAAGAGATTTAAGTTTACATATGAAGATATGGAAGGTAAGAAACACAAAGTTGTCTTTAAACTTCCAATAGTAAGTGATGATGGTATTATGTTAGCAAATGGTATTAAGTCGAGAATGATTAAACAAGAAGTTAATGTTCCTATATGTAAAGTGGCTCCTAATAGAGTTTCACTAGCTTCTAACTATAACAAAACTATTGTTGAAAGAAATAAACATAAGGTTCATAGTTTTAGAATATTTATTCAGAATTATATTGCCAATATTTATAAGAGTAAAATAGGACTAACTATTGTTTATGGTGCATTGAAATCACCTACTAAACTTCCGTATGAATATACATGTGTTGCTGATAAGTTTAGTCAACTCATCACAACAAATTATCAGTTATTCTTTGATCTTACAGAAAGATTTGATTTTGTTAAAAAGATTCTAGAGAAAGACAAAGTCATTCCATTAGAGAAAAAGTATGGTGTTTGTTGCGGCATGAAAAATAAGAATTTATTATTCTTTGGTTTTGATAATGTTATTCATGAAATAGATTTGAAGACAAATACAGAAGTAAACTCCTCTTGTATACTTGACATATTAGTATCAGAATTTAAAGGAAAAATGCCATTACCTAAAGTAGTACATGAGTGGACTGAATTAAAGATCCTAGATAAGAACTTTCCTATTATTTTTATTATGGGCTTTCAGTATGGACTTACACAAGTTCTTAAACAACTTAAAATAGACTATACTTTTTATACTGAAAAGAGAGATATTCCTAAAGATAAGTTATCATCTATTATTGTTCCCTTTAGTGATGGATATTTAGTGTTTGATCGATATCCTATTGAAAAGTCTTTAATTGTTTCAGGACTCTTAAAATACAATACTTCTAACTTTGAATTAAAAGACTTAAATGAGAAAGATGCCTATTACGTTATGTTGTTAGATAATGGAGAAAAGGTTAACTATCTAAAAGGTATTACTGATAACTTTGATTTCTTTATTGATACTATTACAAGAGATACTTTAAAGAAGATGAATATGCCTACAGACTTCTTTAATTTATTGGTTAAAGCAACTGAAATGTTATCTTACGATTATGCTATTCAGACATCTTCTATGAGAAATCTAAGAACTCGTGGATATGAGAGATTGGTAACTGTTCTTTATAACCATATGGCTCGTAGTTATGCTACTTATAGAAATCAACGAGTTAATAAAAAATCATTCTCTATTAATCCAGATGCTGTTTTTTATGAAATTCTTAATGATCAGTCTGTTCAGTTATTTGATGAAATTAATCCTATTCATGAAATTCAAGATAAGTTAACGGTTACTTATGCCGGGCAGGGTGGTAGAACTGCTCAATCATTTATGGTCGATGATAGAACATATCCAGAAGACGGCGTTGGTGTATTATCTGAATGTACTCCTGATTCTGGTAAGGTTGCTATTAAATCTTATTTATCAGTAGATCCTGTTATTAATGATATTCGTGGAACTTACGATCTTGATAGTGTTGATCTTAAAAAGATTAAAGCAACTCAGGTATTATCATTGACATCTATGCTGATGCCGTGTGCAATCAACGAAGATAGAAAACTGAATGAAACGGATACTATCCGTGTAAGATCATTCAGAACAGCTGTCCTACTCAAGTGAAATCTTGAGATAGAATTCTCTCTAATTGCTGGAAACCCCTAAAGCTGTCTCACCACAACGCAGTTGGTAACGACAATCGTGATGGTCTGAAAACGAGACGGATGACCCCAGAGTCATACTGGGATAGGAAATGGGCAACCGTAGGATCAAAGATCCTCATTAGCAGCGAAGCTCCTACAGAACATCGGATGATGTGCCATGGAGAACGTTCAACGACTAAGATCTTTTCAATCTGTACATCTTAAGTGAGATGGAAATGAGAGACATCCTCCCTCGTATGAGCAGGATGAAGATATAGTCTCGACATCTATGGAAACATAGAGCTGTCTCCTTCCAAAAGAGACGGGTAGGAAGTAACGACTCCTATTGAAGATATCGGCCAAACGCGCAAATTTTATTAACATTCAGTTGGTTCATCAACTCCCTTGTGAAAATGCTGAAATTTATAGAGTCAGAACTGGTTTTGAAAATACTATTGCTCACAGAACAAATGAGACATTTGCTTGTATAGCCAAAAGAGATGGTGTTGTTACCGATATTGATGAACAATTAAAACTCATTAAAGTAACTTACAATGAACCTGTTTTTAAAGTACTTGATTTAAATATTATTTCTAAAGACTATACCACAAAGGTTAATTTTAAAAACTATATGAAAGAAACAATTAAGATGGAAGAACCTCTTTTTATTTATCAAGATAAAAATACAGATCTAAAATTAAATGATATCTATCGTATTGATGATTATCTCTTTAGAGTAAGTGCTATTGGACCTATTAAAAGCTTATCGAATAATCTACCTGATTTCTATAATAATAAAACTACTGAAGACTATAGATCTAGTAAATCAAATCTGTATATTAGATTAGATGTCTTTAACTATAGTAAAAATAATGATATAGATATTTTTAGTTTTGAAACAAAGTATACAAGTGTTTCTGGTTCATTCATTAGTCAAAATATTAAATTGAATTTTAATAAAGGTGATAAGGTTAAAGAAGGTGATGTTATTGCTTATAATAGTGGATTCTTTGAAGCAGATCCTTATAGTAAACAAGTTGGTTGGAAACATGGTGTTACTGCTACAGTTGCTTTATTAGAACACGATCAAACCTGGGAAGATTCTAATCTTATTTCAAAAGATTTCTCTCAGACTATGCAAATTGAACCCGCTCATGTTCGTACTATTAGAATAAATAATAAAACAATTGTTCATGAAATGTTGGGTATTGGAGATACTGTTGAAATTACAGATAGATTATGTATTATTGAAGATAGTGATTTAGATTTCTTAGGTGGTGATAATAGTGACGATGTTTTACAAGAATTAAATAAGAAATCACCAAAAGCTAAATATCATGGAATTATTAGAAATATCGATGTTATGTATAGTTGTCCTATAGAAGATATGACTCCTACATTGGCTAATATTGTTAAGAAGATAGAACGTAAACATGTTAAATTACATGATGTTACTAAAGGTACTAGAAAAAATATAGATTATCCAGAACCAGGATTAGTTCCTATCGGTACTAAATATCTTGGAACTGAATTTGATGTTGATACTGTTTTATTATCATTTACTATTGTTGAAAAACTAAATCATGAATGTGGATCTAAATTGGTTGTTGGTAATCAGTTGAAGTCAACAACTGCATCAATCATGGAAGAACAATGTAAGACTGAATCTGGTGTTCATTTAGATATGCTATTCTCTGCTCGTGGTGTTAATAAACGTATCGTTACAAGCCCATTCAAAATGGGTACTATGGCTAGACTTATGAAAGCTTCTGAACAAGAGATGATAAATATCTATTTCGGTAAAAAATAAATAAAAAGTTTAGTTGGACTCGAACCAACGACATCGAATATAAATACTCGCGCTCTACCGACTGAGCTATAAACTCAATATAGTAATATATATTTGAAATAATATGAAATACATTTAAAAAGAGAGGGAAGGGGATTTCCCCTTCCCTCTCTATTAACAAGATATACGAATAGTAGACAAGTTGGTTTTGTCATAACTGATAACAATATTATTCCATCTATTCTGAATATACTCCATCAATGCTATAAGAATATCAGTAACATCTTCAGCATCTGGACGATCTTTATCAACACCAAGTCTGTGAAGAATTGTGGCAAGATCGATGTTAACTTCTTTGGCATTCTTATCAAAATTTGATAAATATTCAATAATAAGTTTAATGATAATATTTGAAAGATCATTAGAACAATACTTATAGTGCTTACTTGTCATTGTCATTATGAATATATGTTCTAATGCAATGCGCGAAGCTATTCTAGATTCATCCATAGCTTGTTTCCTTTCAGAGAGGTGTTTAAAAATTCTTTATTTTCCACAGCGTATCCAAGTTGAAATATCTTCTTTAAACCATCTAGGGCTATCGCCAACCATAATAGCTTTAGGAAATTTATATTTCTCAGATTTGCTTATCCACTGTTCAATAGTATTTTGAGGCACTCCAAATATTTCCATAAGATTAATAATACTAAATAATGTAACATCATCCAAAGTAATATTATCAGATTCAGAAAGATATATTGGTCTATCTGATGTCATTTTAACAGTCCTCCTATCTAGCTATAAATCTTTGAGAGTTTTTAATTTCAGATTTCTTAAATTCCCATACACATCCTTGAGTCGTACCAGTACCAATCCAGTCATTCGTGATACCTATATCGAAAATGCATTCCCATGATTGTATCTTCTTATGCTCTAATTCTGGAGTATTGCCATATAGTTTAAGTTGTGTATCATACTCAGTACTTTCTTCTTCAGATGAAGCAAGATACCAGTCACCAAGTACACAGTGCCATAATGAAAAATCTGACTGTAGTATATCTTTTTCCGGTATATCGAATTCAACACAATAATTAATAGACCCTTTAATACCAAGATGACTTTCTCGTAGATCGGGTTTTCCTGATTTCGTACCATGGTGTATCCACACCCATAAAGGAAATCTGTCACGATATGCTGTTTCTAATCTTTTATTCATTTGATTACGCATCCAGTGATAAGCTCGTCTAAATTCAATATCTGTATATTCTAAACGATCGCAAATAAGAATATCATTTTCCATAAGTTTCAAATATACTGATTCTGGTAAGATGCTCCATACTTTCATATCGTTATCCCCAAAAGAGTATAATCAAATGAATAATATATATTTAAATAAAATAGCAAAAATATATTTAATGTGATTTTAATAAGGATATATCTCTTTGGTGTTGGATACTATTAATATGAGATATTATAAGATAAACATACAAGTACTACTGTACGTATGTTAATATTATTAAAAAAATAGAGATAAGATGGAGGGTCATTTGACCCTCCATCTCTCAATTAATTTCTAGCCTTTTTTACTGTAATGTATGATTTCATAATTTTTATATTTGGTATAGATTTCTATGGGTAAAATCATATACCATCCAAGGAACCATAATAAATAATCAAATAGTGTAGGAGTGTGCAAAGCTCCCTTCCACTGTTTTTTCTGGACAATACAAATTGTTAATCCGATCCAAGTATAAATGAGTATACATACTAAGAGCGATTCCATGATTGCATCCCTTATTTGTTAGAGTTATATATAAATGTTTACATCGTTGATATTGTCTTTAACTGAAAATACAACAAGAGATGATTTGTCTCTATCGAATAGTGGTTCTGGTATTTGTAAAGTTTCTTCAAGCAGTTGTTTAACAATCTCAAGTTCTTCAATACTACACTTGAATTTTATAGGAGTCAACCAACATCCGACATTGACATTATCTCTTCCGAGAATATTGCAAATATGTAAAGCGCCACCCATAGAACTTAGAAGTCCCGTTGTACTGACGCCAACAAACTTTTTGGTATTAGATATATCACAATTATAAATTACATGAATAGGAAGTTTAAACTTATCCATTTTTTTAATGATATCGAAATTATTTTTAGCTGCATCATTCATAAGAGAACATCTCCTTTGTTTAGAGTTGTGAGACAGCTATCCATAGGGCTCCAAGAGCCCTATGGATAGTCAGAATGTATCAAAAAGAGAAACTAAGATCATGACCCATTTCATTCAGGGTATTACCAATTATTCGCAAAAGAAGGAAATTTGTATTAACACAATCAATTATATTAGCGAATGTTTTATTAGCAAAATCGATATTTATATTCTGAATATTTCTATTTTCATCAAAGATATCATTTATTGTTTCATTGTGAGATCCTTTAAATGAAAGACATTTATTATTATTTAATTTTATTCTATTTAGCAGTTCAGTAAGAAATTTACCATGAGTAGGATCTGTTACGTTTTTCTTAGCTAGGGTAATAACTTCGTCATAACCAACAATGACTTTCTTTTTCTTCTTGGATCTATTGTTATCATCCGACTGAGTACGATTACGCTTACCCATGTTTGAACTACCCCCCAGGTAGAATGTGAATATATGATCCTTAGTTCATTAATATTATTTAAATAAGCATAAGTTTCTTAAGAAGTTTTGGTTTATCTTTAAACTTTTCAATACAATGTATTCTATTCTTATAATACAATTTAAAATCATAGTTATTGATATTTGTTTCAATAGTTTCTGGCGTTAGGTCATTAAAGAGAGAACAGATAAATTCATCTGACTGTTGTTTAATATGTTTAAGATGATAACATATGAAACTACGAAGAGTATTTGTATTTTGTTTTTCAACTACCTTCTTAATTCTTGGCATCTTTTCTTTAATAACTTTTACCTTTACCACTTTAGGTCTAATAACTTTTGGTTTTGATTTAATTCTATCACCAGCAGTTAATGTGACAGTTTTTTCAACAGCGGGGATATCTTTATATGTTTTATTATGTAACATAGAGATTACAGAAGGTCTTGAAATACAAACACCCTCTTTTTGTAATTCATTTTTTATTTCATTTAAAGATTGTGTACCATTAGCATAGTTTGTTCTGCATCTGATAACTTGTTCTGTAGTCATAGATCTATTATCATTTATTTTATTCTGTCGTCCTTTAATCTTTTTCATAAAATCGACACGTGGAATATAAACAATATTATCATATTTATAATTAGAAGGATTCTTATCTGCAAAAGACATGATGTAATCACTATTAGGAAGCTTTAAGTTATTATGATGCATCCAGATAATGTAATGACACCCAATGTTATATGTAGTTCCTTCATATTTAATCTGAACTAATGGATATACCTTAGAACTACTTTTACCAACAATATTTCCAGTTTGTGTATTACGAATAACATCATTTTCATCAACGGTGAGATATTTACTAAATAACATCTTTTGAAATACTTTCATATTACTTATATTCCGTTTAGGCATTTGTAGACTTCCTCTTATTCTATCTTTTTAATTCCTTATTTTCATCTAGCATAGAATACAACATTAAAGCATTATCAAATTTAGTAGATCTTTCTAAGTTATTATCAGAAATATATTTATTAACATTCTCTAATTTTAACCATACGACTTCTGAAAAATTCTCAGGTTCATTATTAATGACTTCTTCATTTAAAAGTATATCTTCGTATTCATAAAAGGTAAAATCATATTTCTCATCATAAATATGAAATAAATATTTTAATTTATTCTTTTTAAGTTTCAATTTTAATTCTTCTTTTATTTCTCTAATTCCACAATCTGCTTCATCTTCATTAAACTTCTTACCACCACCAGGAAATAAGATTTTAAACTGTTGTCTTTCTCGCGATGGTTTTCTTATAATAAATAAGATTTCATTATTTTTATTCTTTAAAAAGACTCTAGTTCGGTTATTCATTTAACAAGGCCCCTATCAAGCCAAAAAGCATTAGTCATATTATTTTTAATATAAATTATTTTTTGTTTTTGAGAAGAAAAGAAGGGGGATTCCCCCTTCTTCGTGAAATTATTGTTTTAAGAAAATAATTTTTTCTTTGTTTAGAAATTAAAATACGAGATAATAAGAGCCCCGACTCTCTCTTGATCATCGTCCCATTTCCTTCGGCAACGCCCTATGCAGATCACTCCCCAGTGATCCAAGGCAGATGGATTTTTATTACCAACAAGAAGAAGTTTGACAAGGGAAGTTTAACACAACTGGAAAAACCAGAAAGGTTAAACTCTCTCCTTGGTAGCTTTTATTACATACTCATCTACCTAGCAAATGTATAATATATATTTATTTAAAAATCGAAGTATTAAATTACAATAAATAATACAATTACAATACAAATTAATGACATAGAAACTACATAAGCTGATAGAATAGATTGTTCATCAGTATCTCGTTTTGATTTAAGTGTAGTATCTTTCTCTTTCTGTAATTTAAATGAAGTAATGTAATCACTTACTTGTTTATCATTATGTTCAATAGCCAATTTATTAAATTTATTTTCAAAATCATCATTATCTTTAACAAATGATAAAGTTGGGTCTTGTTTAACAGCAGCTTTATAATACATATAAGCATATTCAGATTCATCTGATAACTCATATGTCATACCAAAGTAGTATGCAAACACAGGATTTTCTAAATCGTGTCGTTGGAGTTCTGTTAAGACAGGAATAGCACAATGCATGATTTTATTTTTGTTTATAAGATTTAAACAATTATTCCATTGATTTAAATAATATTCTTTTTCTACTTTAGTAGATTCGTGATTAATATTATTATATTCATCATAGTCGCGTCGATCATAAATATATTTAATACTGATACAACATCCAACGAACATAAATACAAGAATAATAAGTTTTTTCATATGCGACATTTCTTCTTGTTTCCTCTTTTAAAATATAGATATAACATTTTAGTAATATATACTTAATAACTGATTGGGAGTTAGATGAGGAGTGGCATATGCCACTCCTCATCTACTATTTTCTATTCATATGAATGAGCAATCTTTTTAGCGGCCATTAAAGAAAAAGTATGAATTGTAGAGAATGCACCAATCGTAGTATTTAATATTTTTACAATGAAGAACAATTGCCAACATATAATACAACAGGTTGTGACATTTGGTTTATTCTGTTTAATTTTATCAATAAGATTCTCGGATCTATGACTGAGAGATTCATAAATATTAAAAAGATCTCTAATAAATTTTTCATCTTCAGTAAATCTACGTATAGCAATATCAACAAAGTTACGAGGATATCCGAGCTCTTCATACGTTCTATCTTTATCTAACTGACGACATGCCCAATCTGATATGACAACAACAGGCTCTTTATATTTATCATTGACGATACTTAATGATTCGCAACGTCTAATATTAGTATTAATGATATTAAAGAAATCATTCATTGTATTATCATCTGTAGCCGTTTTAGCAGCAACAACAACTTTAATAAAATTATCGATATGCGGAAGGTCTTCTTCAAATTGTGTAAATACTTTATATGAAAAACAGTATTTCTCGGGTTTTAATTCTTTAAATTTAGAAACATTTATTTTCTTACCAGAAACCATTAGCTTAAGATCTTTACATTCATTTTCACGATTACTAATAACATCTTTCATATAGTCTCTAGAAGACATGATATCGGTCTTAAGTGCATTAAAATGTTTTATGTATTTTTCAATATGTGCATTAGGATCTGATTTAAAAATTCCAAAGAATTCTGTAGCAGCAACAAGTTTTTCTCTAGGAAGGATATTATCATAATTAATAAGATTATTTAATCTCTGAGAATTTGTTAGTATTTTAGATCTATTAAACATATCAATAAATCCCTCTGTTAAATAGCCAGTGCTATAAGATAATTTTTTACTTAAATTAGTCCTCTTTTATCTTAGCGTGCGTAATGCCTACTTGATCTTGATATTTACCATTTCTATCGTCATATGTCGTATTTGGTATATTACCACCTAAGAATATCAGCTGACATATTCCTTCATTGGCTTTAATACGAACAGGAAAATGAGTACTATTAAAAATCTCAATGACAAGATCACCACGCCATCCTGGCTCTAAAGGAGTAACAAGAACTTGAACACCGCATCTAGCCAATGTGCTTTTACCAACAGCAATTCCTAAAATATTTCTAGGCATATCAAACTTTTCAACCGTATGGCCGAGAACAAAACCGTGAGGAGGGATAATAACTTCATCTGCTTCAATTTCATAACACAACTTCATTTTATCTTCATTAGAAATAGTCTTAGGATCGATAATAACTTTCTTCTTAAAATCTAGATAAGTTAAGATATTATCTAAGAGAGAAGGTTTCTTGAAAACATGAAAAATAGGAGCTAATCGAATGTCATATCCAAATGATCCAACACCATAAGAAACAATAGAAGAAGATACCATCTTTTCACAAAATGGAACAATCATAGGTTTTTCATTATCTTTATTACATAATTCTTCAATTTGTTTATCGTTCAAAATACCTTTAAAGCATTTCATTGTGAACCCCTGTCTTATAGAGAGTAATTTCAAATTATGGTTCTAAAGTATAATATTTAATAAGTATGAAGAAACGATATTATAGTTTAACCATATTACTCTTATGGGAGCATACAAAATGATTTATATGTTTCTAGTCGATAACACCTTCTTAATATCAAAAGAAGGAAACTATGGTGTTGGTGGTGCTTGTCAGATTTCTCAGAAAAGCTTAACATATTTCAATACTGCTTATTATTTAAATGATACCAGAACATCAAGAAATGTACAACTAAATTCAGAGATATATACAACAAAACTACACCTTATTCTTGATTCTGCACAATCTTCTGATTTCATTACAACTATTGGAACATGGACCGCTACTGATTTCTCAAATTTCTTTAATGTCATAGATGCTGCTTGTTTCTTATATGCTAATAATTTAGAATCTAATTATATTGAGAGCTACATGTCTTCTAATGTTGGCTATGTTGGAAATTCTATTACATATAGTACAGAATATTCGTCTTCGGTTACAACAAGTAATGGGCAAGTAGTTGCTCTTCCTAAATCAGTAACATTCTCATTTATCGATTCATTTGAAAATGAAAATCAATTTACTATTTACTTGGATGATATTTTCTTCCAGAATACGTATCCTATATTTACTATTGATATTATCATTCCACAATTAGATTTAACAACCCTCTATAATGCTGATCTTATCACAACAACTGGAAATATTTTTACAACGTCTTATCAAACTGCTATTAATGATATCAATAGTTTAAATGGATCTTCTACACAACCATATACACAATCCGGTGTCGTGGGTTATAAAGCTACTTTTTATGACGATGCTAATAATAGTACAAGTGTATTATTTACATTAATATATAAAGGTAAAACCCCTCTTTTTTCTTCTCAGAGAGCAGCTATTAAAAACTACATTGTGGCATCTGGTATTGGTAGCTTGACTGTTTGGGAAACAAGATGTCCAGAACTTTTCGTTGATGAAACTTTCTATCTTATTCCTTTATACAACAACACATATAAATCATCTACTTCGACTATTTATCAAGGTATTATTCCTTTACAAAATATTACTTCATATCTTATTGAAAACCTTCCTGGTTTAACTTCTACGTTTATTGAATCAAATATGCAGTTATTACAGTCTTCGTATGATGATATTTATGTTGTTGGTATTCCAGATAGTGCTAATGATAGCAACTATATGAGTCTTGTTGAACAACATCCTACATATCAGTCTTATGCAACAACTGATACAAATTTTGCATTAATGAATACATATACTCAGAAATTTTCCAAAACATTAAGTACTATTCTTTCATTGATTATTAATAATCAAAGTAATGGACCATATCAGATGCAGACTGTTAACAATGTTGATTTCATCAGCTTTAGTGTTCTTAATATAGAATTTTATGTTATGGTGAATTCTTCATATTCTGCTGGATCTTAAAAATATGCAAACACCAGCTCTTAATTCAGTTTGTTATTATACATTCCAGTCTAGATTTTCTGCATTAACTGGTATTTATCAGTTAGTAGAAGTTATGACATTCGACGATGCTGTTTCAAATAGTATTGATTTAGTTAATAGTTGTTATATTCCTGCTGGTCTAACATCAAATGACTATGAAAATGATTGGGCTAATTACCAAGATGACATTATTATGGGTCTTATGAGTGTAACTGATAGTTCTACGACTTATTATATACCATCGACTCTTATGGATACTGTCCCAGATCCTACAGTATCTGCATATGACGATATCGCTATTGTTATTCAAGTTGGTACTTATAAAGATTCAGATATTCCATCTTGGATTTTAAATGAGATTAATGGAATTGTTACAAAAATAACAGGTACTGAAAATCCTGCTGTTATGGTATCCTTGGATACACAGTATCTTACTCAGAACCAATATGATACACTTAAAGAAGAACGTAAAGCAAATGCTATAGCTTATAATCCATTATACCAACAAATTGTTGACCAAAATAAAACTATACAATCTCAAAAAACACTTATCACTGAATTACAAAAAATTATAGTTGATTTAACAACTACTTCATCAACATCATAAAGGGATAAAGTCATATGGCATCGATTTATGGCCCAGACCTTACAGGTCAAAATCCTGATTATAAAGTAACAAATAAGAACTATGTTATTTTTACTGCAAATCAAAGAATAGAATTTTACAGACCTGTTTACTTAAGTTCATTATCTGTTACTAGAATAGGAACCATTAATGTTTCGATGAACCAGTCAATGGATTGGATTATTGAAGCAGATGATATTGATTATACTGCCATTTCGGAAGCCACTTTTGCTAGTAGTGAATTTGATGCTACTCTTGTAAAAAGTATTAAGATCAATGCTTCTTTTACAAATAATTATACTATCTCTATTGACTATCAAGCACTATATCCAGATACATTAAAAAGTAGTATTAGTCAAGTTGGAACAGTTGATTTTAGTCCAGAACTAATTGTTGAATTAGCACAACAAATTGCTAATATTCAAAATCTTATTTCTCCTGTTAATAATTCTTTTAGTGTTTCTTCTTTAACTCCAAAGTTATTGGAGATAGATCTTACTGGATTATCGAGTGAGAATTATATCATTGGCGAAACACAAACTATTAATACATTTAATGGATTAAATAAGATAAAACCATTACAGGGTTCATTCTATCAAAATGATCTTATTGTTAAGTTAGTAGATACGAATAAATCATTAACCATAGGGAATGGATTTACATTAGGTGATTGTAATTTAACAAAAACTAAGTTGTCTTCTAATATTGGTGGTGTGTTTGATTTCTTAGTTATAACAGAACCATATGCCGGTCCTGTTACTATTGAATATCAAGCCTTTGGTGGTCGTGTTACTCAAAGTGATGTTTCTGCTATTTATAAAGTTGCTGAGAATATGGAAGCATTTTTAGGAAGTATGTCTTTCTTAACAACATTTAATCTTCCTACGACTCCTATCATGAATGACCTCACAACACGTCTAAGAGATCTGGAGACAAGAATGCGGTGTCTTTTAACGAACGGTGTCCCGACATATGGTGATTTTACATCCGGTATGAGTCGGGTTTATAAGCTTGCTTTAATTGATACAAATTTTCATTGGTTTAATATCGGTAGTTTGTATAAGGCTACTGGTGCTTCTGATATTGTTATTTCTGATAGACTTCATTATCGTTTACAGATGTTGAATGCTGCTGTTTCTACAGATATATTTGTTAATGTTAATCTTTCTTCAACAAATCCTATGGTTATTGAATCTATTGCTACAAACATGAATAATGATATTTCTAAATCACCTATTTCCAATGTTCCTCAGTTTAGAATTGTTTATGATAATGAAGAAGAAAGTGGTATCTATTTACAGATTGGCTTTAAATCTACTTCATTAATAGAAACTCTTGCTATTCAGGATTTAAGTGGTAGTGAATCTTGTTGGATTCTACCTCCTACTTCTGTCTCTAGTCTTTCTGCCAATGATGATAATTTCTTGCTTCCTGATAATTCAACATTGTGGTCATCATCAAATTCGTCATCTGAGTCTATTAAACACACACTCCCCAATAAAGCTGGTTATGTTATTTCTACAACATCGATTGCTGCCTCTGCTATTCCTTTAGGAACTTCTTATTCTGTTCCTTTGACAAATATAGATCCTTCTTTAAATATTGCTGATATTAAAGAGATTGAAATTAATATGATCGCTGTAAATAACAATATTCCCACAATTGTTTCGATTCCAATGTCTGGCAATTCTTCAGTAACCAACGGATCTGCCGTTTATATGAATAGTTCTACAAATACTATTGAAGGATTTTCAGTTAATATGGTATCTGCTAATTCTGGTATTGGTCTTAATATTACCGCCGATAGTTCTACTTTCTATATGTCTCAGATGATTATTAATTCTATTAAAATTAAAGTTTAAATAATGAATATGAAGGGATGGGCATATGCCCATCCCTTCATACTTTATATATTATTCATCATGTGCATTTCTATTATTTTCATCAGGTTCTTTTGCCAGTCTTCGTTTAATACCATTTGGTAATAATTCAGATAATTCTTCTTCAACATAGTTTTCTATATCTTCCAAAGCAATATCAAAAATAGAAGTTTTATCTTGATCGCTTTGATTATTAGTCTGACTGGAAACGGCAGCTTGGCCAATATTCGCCGTTGTCGCTGACGCCGCCGCAATGGTCGATGTTGAATTTGATTGGGCATTTGAGTTCACCACATTCATTAGATTATTCGATTGAGCACTCATAAGTTTAGCCAATGCATCAGCACTATCGGCTTCAGTAGATGTATTACTAGAGAATTGTTTCATTGCATGATCGCCACTCGCAGAACCACCAAAGAAATAAGTAACTACAACACCAGCTAGTGATCCGATAGATCCTAGTGTTACTGATAATACGTGCGACATAGCAACAGACATGTTAGTATCAAAAACCATAATAGTAATAACAACAGCAAAATAACCTATAACGATACTAAATCCCAATCTTATCATATTCTTAGGAGAGACACCTCTACTATCATGCTTTAATCGTTCAAGATGATTCGTACGTTTGATTTCTTCATCTTCTTTCTTACGATCTTCTTTCTCTTTTTTCTTTAAATAAGCATTTCTTTGTTTTACCAATTTCTTAATATTGGCACCAGTGGCTTTTAGATCTGTTTCGAATTCTTTATCCTGTTCTCTTAGCCCTTTTAATTCATTAGTATCTAAAACATCTAATGCTTCATAGACATTATCCAATGAAGCGTCGCCTTCTAAATTTAATCCTTTCTTAACATAAGCTAATGCAGTATTTCTAAAAGAACAATGTAAAGCATCATAAATATGCGGAGATACTATCTCCAGCATATGTAATGGATTGTCTGGGTTATCAATATCAATATTTGTAATCATTTATTCATCTCCCATTGAATCAGGATCAATATTAAAATATTTAAATAATTCCATAGTTCGTTTAGTGCGCTCGTCGATACCGATTTGTCCACCATTAATAATTTGAGTTACTTTTCCAATATTACAAGTATCGGCAACTTCATTTAATTTGTGTTTTTCCCACCAGCTACCAGTAGCCAAAATACCATATTTAGGATCACCTAACAAATCAGGATCTTCAACAAAATCGACACCTATGTCTTTACCAAAATCTTTGGTTAATTGTTCATAATTATCTTTACCAGTACATTGAATAGGACATCTTCCTCTATATTTAAAACCATCGCCAGATGATTCTGGACCATTTCCCATTCTACTAGCATAAGCTCTATTGGCAATAGCAGATGCTTTATGTTCATATGATTTGGCAATTGATGCAGGAAATCGTTTAGGCCATAATTTTGTTAATGTAGCGGCTCTATAATTTAGATTCTCTTCTAACTCATTCATATCGCCAGATTCGACTGCAATCTGCCCTAGAAACATACACAATCTAACTGGTGTATTAATTTCAAACTTTTCACACGTTTCAATAAAACTTGGAACTAAATCATTTGTATCATCTTCATGTTCTGGAAATGCAACATCTAATAATCTTTGAGTTATGATCGATTCTAACACTATTTTACTCCTTTGAAGTATATATTCATATCATAGTAAAAAATTAAAATATACAAGACGAGGAGCATATGCTCCTCGTCTTGTATCGAAAAGATGGGATATTACGTTGTTTTCTTAGTTCGCTGTCGACCCCGTGTATGGTTGGCTACAGGGGCAGGTGATTCAGTTTTAATATCTACTTTCTCAAGTTTCTTAATCTGATCAGCAATATCAACAAATCGTTGAGTTATGATCTCATTATCAATTGCTATGGATTTAGTAAGTTCATTAAAAGCAATTGAAATATCAGAAACGCCTTTATTAAAACTATCAACAACCTTTGACATTTCATCAATAATAGCAGTTTGTTCGGCTAATTTACTTCCTTGGATTTGAACAACTTCTTCTAACCGAGTTTCAATACCATAACTGATTGTTTTAACAGCTTCATCAAAATCTGTCTTATTGGGTTTGTTCTTTTCAATAGTTTCAATAGATTTAATAATTTCAGTATGATTTTCTTTAACTACTTCTAAACATTCAACTAGACTTTTGATTTGTTCTTCGGTCCTTTTAATTTTATCAATAGTAACGGCCCAATCTTTATTTATAAAATTAGTAATACGTCCAACCATTTCATTATGTTCATTAAGTTTATTATTTATCATCAGTTCATATTGTTCGAACTTATCATTAATATTAAAAATAGATTTTACAGTAGCAATAAAAGATAAGAAAGGATCTTTAATATTCATGATATTACGTAGATTCAGGTTTTGAAGATGCTTCTTCTCGCATCTTATTGATCATGTCTGTCAGAGACTTGATCTGCTGATTCAGCATATCGTTGGAAGCCAAGAGCTGAGCATTTTCAACTGAAAGTTCAGCAATACGCTTCCCAAGAATACCATTGACATGGTCCATGTTGCGCTGCATGAGCATGTTCAGAATTGATGCAGGGTCTGCAACAGTCGGTTGTTGATCTTTTTCAGACACTTTCGATCTCCGTTCTGGAGGGTTATAGACATAAAATAAATATAGTATTTTATTTTAAATCATCAGTATCTTTAAGAACATGATCATCTAGTTCTTTCTTAAGCTCTTTAATAGCTTCAATCAATAATCCAACAAGATTTCCATAAGCAACACTAAGAGTACCGTCATTATCTTTAACTGCTTCTGGTAATATAGTTAATATCTCTTGTGCTATAACACCTGTTTGTTTTTCGTCTGTATCTATACGAGTATATGTATATCCATTTACACTCATAACTTTAGATAATGCATTATCGATATATTTTATATCCTTCTTTAATTTAATATCAGAATATCCAGTAATATTACTTAATGCTGTTAAATTACCACTAGAATCTAGAGTAAGATTCTGAACCCATGTATTATTTAAATATGTCATCCAGACAAATGATCCGGCATTATTTATACCAAATAAATTATCACCATTTGTATTGTTACCATACATAGAACTCCATTTTACATAACTACTATTTTGATTTAAATTTATAGCTGAGTTTTGATGCAGTCCATTATTAACTTCAGTAAAATAATTAACCAGCGGACCAGTCATAACACCGCCGGTTTTATTAATATAACTATTTGTTGTAAATGCTTTTGTAGCATACTGTGAAAGATCAATATTTGATAAAGCAGTATTCAACGCTGTTGTTGTAACATAGTTAGAAAGATTAATGTTCTCTAATGCAGTCGTTAATGCACTATTAGTTACATAAGCGGATAACGTATTAGATAGTGCACTACTGGTAACATAGTTAGCTAATGCAGATGACAATGTAGTAGATAGTGCACTGTTAGTAGCATAACTAGACAACGTATTAGATAGTGCACTAC